ATGGCTGTAACATCGTTGGTCGATTTGTCATAAATTACAGAACCATTCTTTTTTACAACAAGACGACAGGATGAATAATATTCACTGTTTGTGGATGCCTGCCGGTGCTTCGCCCCACGAAACGCAATAGCTGGAATCATGACTTGTCTATCGAATTGCTGATCGTCATCTATCACCACTGTAATTGTCCCTGACGGCCACGGTTTAAATTCTGATTCGCGCGGATCATGTGGAAAAGCCTTTCCCACCGCTTTGACGATATCACCGAGGATCTTGTTAGCCTTAACGGTGCCATTAAAGTAGCCATCAGTGCCGTATATAACGCCTCGGAAGGTTGCATTGTGAAACTCTGCATTACCTGCCTTATCGATACGCCAACCGTTTGAGCCGCTCACAAAGTTATTGGACTGGATGTAATTGCCGATTTTGGTGTTATCTATCGTGCCGTTTTTGATATAAGCACCGTTCATATAGGCAATACTATTTTCAATAACAAAGGGAGTAGTGATTTTCCCATTGACCGAGTTCACCAGACCAAAGCGATCTGCTTGCACCAAAAACTGAGAAAGACCAGTGGTGTCGATACCAAGCGCAATACCGGCAACATACTTCTGCCCCCCGCTTGTTGAAGTCTCCATTTTCAAGGTCCACGCGGTTGAGACTTTTTTGTTGGTATCAGCAATAGCTGTGGCCTGTTGTTGAATTGTTGCTGTATTTCCGTCTACTGACGCTTTAAGCGTATCAATTCGCCCACTCAATGCTTTATCAGCTTCTGTTCTTGCCGATGTTTCTGTTGATACAGCTGCGGCAATATCTTTACTGGTTTGCGCTGTCAGATTAGTAATCTGAGTAGCCAAAGCCGCATCCTGATCGGTTCGCGCTTTGGACTCGGTAGCTATTGCCGACTTAATATCCTCCGCTGTTTGAGCTTTCAGCGTGCTTATCTGGGAAGCCAATGCACTATCTTGATCTGTACGTGCTTTTGTTTCCTCAGCGACAGCAGCCTTAATATCTTCACCAGTCTGAGCTTTCAGGCTTAGAATTTGACGTGACAATGACTCGTCGGCGGTTGCCCTTGCTTCCTGCTCGGCAATAATCGACGCAGAGATATCACCTTCAACCTTTGCCTGTAACTCTGTAATTTGAGTAGCGATTGCTTTGTCTGCCTCAACACGAGCTGTAGTTTCAGCGGTGATTGATGCTTTAATGTTTTCCCCTATTTCAGCCCGGATCTCCTCCACTTTTGTCGCCATTGCTGACATATCATCAGCAAAGGTCTTTTGGGTAGTGGCAATCTTTGCATTGTTAACTAACTGTTTGTGCTGGTCTTCATCTTGCCTCAATGCGAGGTCGATGTTGGTTTTTGCCAACGCCTCGATATTTGTCGAAACCTCTGCGCTTGCACGCTCAACCTCAGCAACTGTTTTCTTCATTTCTTCAACAGCGGCAACGCTATCGTCGACAGAAGACTTCATCGCTTCAATCTGTTTGGCGTTTGCAAGATCGCCTTCAACTCTTGCTTCACGTTCTTCTGCAATCAACGCAGAGGCGTTATCAAGAGCAGCATTTGCCGCGTCTACAGCACTGGCAACCGCTTTACCCTGTTCAGAAACGGTCTTTTCCAACTCCACAAAAGCTGCGTTAGAGTCTGCAACCTGCTTAAGTGCATCGTTAACCTTGTCTACAGTTCCTGAAACTTCATTCTGCAGGTCACTTTGTGCTTCCTCCAGACGCTTATCTGCCTCAGTAAGTCTTTCATCAAGACTTTGCAGACTGTCATCCATTTGTTTATAAATTTCTTCGACAGCCTCCTGAGAGACTTTATCGTTAATTTCTTCAAGCAGCTCCTGCCCAAGTTCTGACGAGGTAATCTTTCCCGTCAGGAACGATAAAACATCGCGTGTTATCGCCTCAGTGCCTAAATTGGAGTTAGGTTGGCTCAACATTCCGCGTTTGTTTGCCGCACGTACCCAATAGAACCACGTCTCGCTATCTCCAAGACCCGCATGGGTGAAAGTGGTGCTCGCAGACTCGGCAATGAGTTTCGCTGTATCTAAATTGTTGGTCTGAGAGGCGTACACATTAATGTGGTCGAGATCGATTGAATCAGGGTTTACCCAATTCAGAATAACGTTGCGATAGTCGCCAACAGCCGTTAAAGCAGTAGGTGCATCAGGTGGAGTCATTGTTCCCTGAACCTGATACACGGTGCTTACGATCTCTGTTTTCTTCCCACTAAACGAGACAGCATAAAGCTGAAAGTCATATCGCCCATTCTCTGCAACATTAACGATTTCAAACTGCTCTTCGGTAACACGCGCCGATTGCCAGTTCGATACGTTATTTTCGTCAGAGCGCCGCCAGCTAATCCAGTACTCTGGAGACTTACCTTCCCATGTGGCGGTTAGTTTCACAGACAGGTTGCCAGGACTAGAGATGTATGTTCCCTCAGTAATTTGCAGATTCGATGGCTTAGAGTACGTCGGGTCCAATACCGTCGTATTCTGCGGTATAAGCGTTGCCCCGTTATCAATAGCTTCATACTTGGTTGGGTTGTTCTCAACCGCAGTAATATTGAAACTTCCCGCTGTATCGCCCTGAGCTATTCCAACAATGCGAACGCGCATTGGCTCAAGATCTGGCTCCGTAATTGACCAGACACCATTCAAAACCGGGTATTCATCAGATCTCAGTGATGTTGAAAATGTGACTTTGGTAATACCTTCTCCAGTCTCCAGAATGTCGCGCTCGACAATCTTACCTTCCTGATTGAGCACACGAATAAAGCTGCCGCCCTTGGCCAATGACACAGGCGCATCAAGCGTGATGCTATTTTTGGTAAAAGCAACAATACGACCAGAGTTTCGTTTACCTGCTCGATATTTGTCCTGAATAAGAACGGTCTCACCAGGCATCAGAAACGAGGCGTCCAAGCCTGCTGTAAAGGTGATTACGTCAGACTCCATACGAGCGGTATACAGTAGCCATAGACCAACACGATGAGCCTGTCCGCGACTGGTGCAACCAAACGCAACTACTTCTGTTTTACGCTCACCATAGCGACGCATTGCCTCCTGATCTTCAACGTACTCGATGTTTTGCTTATAGCCGTCTTCCTTGTTGTTGTAGGTCACAAGCGCAACAGACGGACGGTCTTTACGTGCGGAACCTTTTCGGCTAAAAAGACCATCCTTGACGTTTGAATTGGTAAACATCATTACCGGATCAGACGGACTGTCCTGCATCACGTTTACCATGCCACCGGCCCAGAAAACCATGCCGCGAAATGCACCAGCGATATCCTGAACCAGACGATAGGCATCCTGACGACTTGTTATCTGGGTATTAATTGCAAATCGCTTCTCTTTACCGCCGAAACCATCATCAACTTCTTCGTCGCAATACCGTCCGATTTGATACAACTGGCCAAGGTCAATCATGGACTCTGAGACGTACTGCCCAAGGCCATATCGCTTGTTTGTCAGCAAATCGAATAAAATCCAAGCAGGGTTTGAAGATGAGAGAAGTTTAAAAGTGCCATCCCAGACCCCAGCGTAAGTATTTGAAGTTTCTTCGTAGTTAGAAGGTACTCGTATTTTCAGACCGCGAACCAAATAAGATCGCGAAGGCATTGTGCTGCCGAACTGTTCTGAATTAACCTTCAACCCCACCAGTACGGAGTTCGGGTAGTTCATAGGCGTATCAACAATTTCGCCGATTGAATCCACCCATGTGTCGTTATAGATGTACTGCGTATTACTATCTTCGGTAATACGGATTACTCGTACTTTATAGGCACGACCCGGCTTAGGCAGCTTGAGTTCATAGCTGCGGTAATACACCCCCGTCTTTTTCGCTGTAAGCGTGATCTCTTCGCTCTTCTCACCCTCAGCAATAACATCAACAAATGAGTTATCTCCATTTGCGATCTGGAACTTGTATTTAACAGTCGTGCCGTTTGTATCGCCTGATTTTTTATCGACACTACGCAGCGACGGGAACTTCATGATGACGCGGACTCGATCGGCCTCGTCGTTGTCAATTGAAACGGTAACATCGTGAGACCGTTTCAATTGAATGTTTACTGACTTAGGCGTTTCTACAAAATCAAAACCAGCCATTGGAGTCTGGTCTTGCGAGCCATCACGAAAATCCCAGGTAATGCCGCTAAAATTTGAAGAGTTGTCTTCATTCAGAATCGGCAGATCGTCGATGAAAATTGACTTTGCACCGTCCACCAACCCGCCAATTACCCCTTCCCCAAGCAGATCGAGGATAGAGGCCATCGCACGAGAATTAACGGTATCATCAGCTTCAACTGGCGTGCGGCTGGAGCTACTTTTCTTACCCCCTGCACCAGCAATAAAAAGTGGGAGTTTTTTTTTCTTGAACTGTTCCATGTCCAAAAAATCCTTGTTTACATCAGCTGGTCAATCGTGATTGAAGAACTCACTACCTGTGAGCCAACCAAAATTTCCTCTCCATAGATGAGCTGTACAGGGTTACCCTGGTTTGTGGTGTTTTGAGGCCCATCGAAGTAAAACGAATTTGAGTTATCAGCCTGTCTCACACTTTCATTGGTTGCCTGTGGTGAAATAATCTGCGAAATCCCACCCATCATTAATGTCAGGCCAAGTGGGGCCAGTGCTGGCATCCATGCGGATGCAACCAACAGTGCCGCCCCAACGACAGTCTGAAACCAACCAAAAGCAGAGCCGCCACTACCGCGAGGAACAGGCGTAATGCGAATCTTCGCGATGTTGTCCGACTGCCCCATCATCTGATACTCACCCTCGTCAACTGACCATTTGTGGCCCTGCTTGTTGGTTATCTGGATGTGGTAGCTGTCATAGGTTTTGATGTTGCGCTTCATCCATGCTTTGAGGCCGGGGCGATTCGCTTCGATTAAATCAATCGCCTGCTTTGTATTGCGCACCTTAAGATGCCAGTGGCGACCAAAATGTTTAGCCATTGGGCCGCCAAGCTGAACATGAACTAACTCAGACACGTCTCATCTCCCTTGAGTAAGTCTCTGTGACGCAAGTGATGCGTCGTATGTTTCTGATACATCCCGCCGTAATAAGCACGACAACTAAGCCGGTCGATCTGGTGATGCAGAATCATTCCGTCGCCGATATACACAGCACAGTGATCAGGCATTTTTCCGTACTGGATAAAGAAAATGTCGCCACGCTTGGGTTCCGTCCCAGGAGCAAGACGCACCAATCCCTCGTTGCGGTAGTTCTGATCGAGGATGTCGTTGTCACCCGTGTACCATGATGGGATGTGCAGATGTGCATTCGGGTTTAGTTCGACGTTAAACTCGCGCTTTAAGTAGTCACGGCACAGCATCCAGCAGTCGAAAACGCCAAACACATATGGTCGCCCCAGGTATGGCATTTCGAAGCCGTTTGGAGTGATCACATTCATCTCGCTGAAATGAAAAGGCGCTTCTCCCTCCACATTCTTACGAACTGCCAGAATCATCCACGGTACTTCTGTCGCCTCACACCCAGCTCGATCAGCATCTGAGGCTTCTGCGGACTCGTCAGTGTGCGAATGCCATATGGCTACGACTTCCCCCTCGTCCTCCGCTGCTATAATGTCGTCCACATGCATCACGAAGGTGTTTTGCGGGTTTTCCGATACGTTCCGCGCTTCCATAAAGCGATATTTGTCGCCATTCGTTCGCACGAGAAAGCCACATGCTTCGTTAGGGTAACGATTGATTGCGCAAAGATAGATTTGCTGCATAACGTCCGAGCCAAGCTCAGGGATAACTGTATTACCCATAGCGCGTTGCCCCGATGAAACCGCCAAAGTGGATAACCCCATTAGCAAAGTAATTACGACGGGCATTGCAGGCGTCATAGCGTTTCGTGCAGTAATCCGCTCCTGATATTGTCGTTTGCTGGTTGTTTTTGTCGAAATATGGACCTGTGTATCCACACTCAGGACTACGATATTTCCAGGGGCAAGTGTTTTTAATGATCTGGCGATACGGCAGTTGCACACCCATTAAGTCGAACACACTCGACAGTTCAAACTCGACGACTTCGTGCGTTTCGAGAGTCTTCTGTTCGATAAACCACATCTCATCAGGGAAATGTTGGTTTGGATCTGCTGTTGGGTTACCGTCTTTGAAGTTTGCGGCATCAAGAAAACGAGCCAGAGTCATTTTGCGAATAATTCGGCAACCAACCAGATCGTCGTTCGCCTGCAATTCCGCAGAGACCGTTCCAGCAAAGTTTGAAACCTGAATTTTTGGACGAGGCAAAGTCCCCTGACCAGTCTTATCAAAGCCTGATGCCTTGATAGGCCACGGTTCGTAAGTAATACCCTGCCAAACGACTGGTTCCATCAGTTCGTTTGTGCCAGCGTGAAAATACAGCTTACCCCCAGAGTTTGTGTTCGACATATCAAGTACGAACAATTCAATGAGCGCAGAGGGTGATAAGCTTTGAATATCAGCTTTAATACCCATTATTTCATCCTTGAAAAACAAACGGCGCTAACTTCCTGTCAGCGCCGTTAATAATAGTAAATAAGTACTTACTTATCCAGTGGGTAGATTAAACTTCAAAAACTTGTCGGAATGTTGCGGTCAGAAGGAAATAGCCTCTGTAACGTTTCACTGTATGAGTGTCACACACAACGACTATCTGCTTGCCTCTTGGATTCGTCCAATAAAATGACTCTACACCTGCACGCTCAGTCAAAAAGTCATCAATAGCGTTGATCTCAGCGCACGTTCGAGTAAAGGTCAGTGACCATTCTTCTTTGATGCGATTTAGTCCATTAGACTGACGCTGCTCATAATCGTCACCAAAATTCAGAACGGTAACATTAGGTTTAACCGTCTTTTCAGACTCGTAATCTGGATACCAGTTAAATGTTTTCCTTTCCATTTCACATCCTTGTGAGACTGCCCAATGCTGGGCAGCCGTTTGTTAGTTGCGTTTAGTGTTAGGGTTGAGTGACCCGCCAGGCCGTTTTTCCTGAGCGATGGTCTCCAGAGCTATAGCCTTCATGCGTTGAGCCGCATTACTCCAGATACTTTCTGTGTTACCCGACTCCTTAGTGCTGCCATCACTATGCACATTGATTTCAATAGACACAGGCGAAACGACATTCCCGCCTCCGCTGACACCATCGGTATTCAATGTAACAGGGATAGTTCGACCATCAGGCAAGGGAACATACGCCTCGTTCATTGAGCCTTCACCAAACAGAGCCAACTGTGGCGAATTAGCAATTCCACCTTTCTGATACGCACGAAGTGGAATTACACCGTCCTTCCCAAAAATCCCTCCATTAGCAAACTTTGGAATATCAGGGATACCTTTAGTGCCATCAGCAACCCCACCAGCCGAAGCTGTGTTTGTGCTGTCGAACGCACCGCCAGCCCATGCAGACACCAAACCAGATGCCACTGTTGCGCCGAAACTCAACCACTTATTACCCGAGCCAGAAGCATTCGCCCCAAGCATCGCAAAAGCAGCAGACAAAGCACCGGTAACAGAGCTGAGGTTCTGCATCGAGAAGATGGAGTCCTTCACGGCTTTTGTCTCGGCATCTTTGGCTTCGGTGCTATCAAATAGCCCAGATACCCAGCTACCTATCGCATTTGTTGCTGTGCCAATTGCGCTGGTGGTCTGCTGTGTAGTTTGCCCCAATCCTGTTACCGAGCTGGATGCCTCCTTCGTCGCTTCGCCTACTGACTTGTCGCCATTGACAGTGTTGCCCATTCGCACACCTTGATTGGCAACGGCGGAAGCGACCCCGGTGAGCAAATTACCACTCTGTGAACTACCAACTGCGGTGGTCCCCATCCCCAACATGTTCATTAGAGGCAGCGTGATCTGCGACTTCACGACCATATTGGTGATATCTTTCAAAATAGACTGAGACAGGCTGGAGAAGCTCATCTTCCCGTTAATAACGAAATCTGTTAGCACATCAGTCAAGCCGCCAAATAAATCAGTCCAGGTGCTTTCGATCTGCTCGGCCAGATTTTCGTATTCCAATGCTAACTTCTGCGTTGCAGTCCCCGTCTCTTTAATGAGAGCGGTATTGCCAGCGGCAATAAGCTGATTGATTTTCTTTGTATAAAGCGCCACGACTTTAGGATCTGACGCCTTATCACGAAGTTCTATCAACGCCTTAAGATTGCGGTTATAGGTATCTTCAAAATCAGCAACTTTCTCTTCACGAGACGGCGTATAACCAGCACTGATAATGGAGTCCGAATCCGGTGCCCAAGTGGAGATCATCTGCTCAACATTGCGGCGATTGAACATCTCGCGATATTCAGGTGTCGCATTTTTGAGGTCCTCAAGACGTTTTTTCGCCTTGTCGATCATCTCTTGAGTGATGAACTCGGTAGGAACTGCATTAGCCAAATCTGTCAGCGATTTCGTTGTATCGCGTAGAGACTGATCAAACGATACCGTAGCCTTAGAGCTTTCACCCATTTGCCCCATCAGCTGATCGGCTTTATCCAGAGCCTTCTGGTATCCGGCCGCCAGTTTTTGTTGCGCTGCCTGTTCTTTCTTGGCCGCACGCTGTGAGGCATTAGCTGATCGTTGGGCTGCTTTCTCGGCGGCTGCGGCATCCTGTTCACGAGCTTTAGTCAGTGCGGCAATGGCTGCGGCACGCTCTTCATCGCTCATTTTCTCCAGAGAGCTGGCACTGGATGCTTTCTGCAAATTAAGCTGCGTCTTGAGTTGTTTAGGCCCAATAATCGGCTTACCTTCGAAGTCCATCATCGGAGTGCCGTCAGGCAAAGTACGCTGATAAGTCGCAGAATCCATCTGGTTTCGCATATATTGCGCCAGCGCCTTCTTAGCCGCTTTATCAGTTGTACCTAACCCAAGAACAGTCCCCTGGTTTGACATTACGCCCTTACCAGTTTTGGCCGCGTTATCTCTCTCGAACTCTGCCTGAGTCAGTTCCTGAGCAACGGCTTCCAAATGCTCCTGATAACCACGAATACTGCCTTGCAGTTTCTGGATCTGCTCGGTATTTCCATCTTTTTTGGCTTTTTCAAGCTGATCATTAAGAGTCGCTATTTGCTTCTCAGTCGCATTCTTACGAGAAGAAAGTGAATCAACCAGTTTTTGCGCTGGCTCCAGATAGCTTTTGTTTACCGTTTCACGTAACGGCGCCAATAGCTTGTTCTTTTCGTCATCTGAAAGCGAACCGTCATCATTGATTTTCTGGATCTTCTCCAGAGCCTCCTGACGGGCTTTAACGAAGGTTGCAGCGAAAATCTGATTGTCAGCTCGAATTTTCTCAATCTGAGATTCGGCAGCCTCTTTAGCCAAACGCTTTGCTACAGCGCCATCACCAAGAGCTATCGTGCCGGTTATCTTTTGATACTCTTCCTGATTTTTTTTCAGGCGTGCTTCGATATCAGCCTTCGACTCTTTATGAGTAATAACACCAGCAGAGTTGGATACGTAATTAACACCCTCACCAGTTTTTAACGCTCGTTGATCAGCAATAATCTGCTTTTCGAGTTTTTCTGCTCGATCGGCCATCTGCGCTCGTTTCGCCGCAGTCATCGCCTCTGGGATTTTCCTAATCTCGTCAACGACCTTTGACGTTTCGCTACGAAGCATGGTCATGTACGTGATTAGGCCAGAAACAGCTACAGTAGCAACTGTAAATGCTGCCCCTATAGGGTTTGCCGCAATGAACGCCGTTAATCCAGCAAAAGCGCCTTTAAGCCCCGTAATCGCCCCACGGATGGCGAAAATAAGAGAGGGGATCGGAGCCAACCCCATACGTGCTGCACGATTGAATCGAGTTACTGCTGTAGCGCCCAGGTTAAATGGCGTCTGGATAGCGGTAGCCATTGTAGTAAAGGTGCTAACCATCTGGCTGCCAGCACCAACTACCCCCATGATCCCCGCGCGCATCAGTTTGAACGCAACCATCGCGGCCACGACCTTACCGAGATTAATTACCAATTCCTGATTCTTTGCCAACCACTGAGCAAGCTGACGCAACCCATCGATTGCCGTCGTTAATCCCGAACCTAAAGAATTGGCAAACGAAATCCCTTCGGCGCTATTCATGATTGAAGCCAGTTCTTTCATCCCCTTTGACAGAGAGTCCAGATATCCAGCCTGGCCAACGCGATCAGCAAATAACGTGAAGGAGGTTTGCAGCTGCGCCAGCGCACCGGTATACGTCTGCATCATGTCCTTCGCGGCATTTTCATTTTCTGCACGCAGACCAACAAACATCAGAGACAACGCCTGTTTTGCTTCAACCGTACCACTGGCAACAGCTTTAGTCAGTTCACCCATAGTGATGCCAGCTGCGTCTGCCATTGCCTGCATCGCGTTAGGAACTGCTTCGCCTAATTGCTGACGTAGCTCTTCCATAGACACTACGCCCTTACCTGACATCTGCTGAACGGCCACAGCCGCACGTTTCAACAGCTCACTATCACCACCAAAACGAGCAACGGAGTCCACCAGCGCCTTTAGAGAACCATCGGTTGGATCTAAGCCAGCAGAACGAAACTTCACGAAGGAATCTGTTAACGCCTGCATCGCAAACGGCGCATTTTGAGCCATGTCTACGATGTACTTCATATCATCGGCGGCAGCCTGGCCAGGGTTTGACTTCTCCTTATTCAACCCACGAAGCATCACCCGCATACGTTCCATTTCGGCCGCAGCTTCAACAATAGGCTTCTGCCACCCAAACATGATGTCAGTAACCGTTCTGGCTGCATCTCCGATCTCGCCAAGCAGGAAAATGTTGCCACGAAGACCAGAGAACATACTTCCTTCGTTATTTTTACCGCTGTGACCAGAAGCGCCGCTACGCCGCCCGCTACCACCATCGCCACTTCCAGATGTACGAACACGTACCGGCTTGCTAATCAGTTGCTGACGTCCGATAACTTCGTCCATCTGCTCACGAACCTTTTTCAGTCCCTCGGCAGCCTGGCTTGTTGTCACCCCCCAATTGCTAAGTCGTTTTGCAGTGCTATTTAGACGCGTGTTCATTCCGCTGACTGATGCAGAGGCTTCTTTGACCTCCGTACCAAAACGGCTTGCGCTTTTGCTCGCATACGTCGCCCAATCAGAGAAGTCATTCAGCTCTAATTGCACTTTACGTAATGAAGCGGTGAGTTTATCTACTGAAGAAGTTGTCGTATCGACGCGCTCAATCAGGGCTTTAAGACCAGAATTGAGGCTTGTGATGTTGCCACGCATTTTACGCGTAGCATCTGAAGCAAGCTCAAAACCAGCAGCTACATCCTGTAGTTTATCTGCCGTAGAATCGAGCTTGCTTTCCAGAACGCCAATGATACGGGCGACCGAACCCAAAGAGCGTTCAAAGGTTTGGATTTTTTGAGCAGGCTTTGTTACCTGCTCACCAAATCGAGTAAGCAGTTTCCCCGCACGATCGATTGACGCTGTAAACTGTTTGTCTTCCAGCGACAGGATAAACTCTACGTTTTGTGACATTCCCTTGTCATCCTCTGCCAAATATTTGCATCAGTTGCTCTTTGGCGTCAGGGTCTGCCTTATCCTGGCTTGGATCGTAGACTTTATCTGTTACGACTGGTCTTCCAATCCTGAGTTGCAAACCCTCCATGAACGCCTTCACAGCCTCGCCATCCGCCTGGGACGCACGAGCGACTTGTAAGTTGCGGACATCCTCTTCCGCACGCAGACGGTCTATATTGCGACTGAGCATCCAGAACATCGTGAGAGGAACGTTCAGTAGCTCTAATGGCGACACGGCGTAGTGAGCAACTACACGACTGAAATAGAATCCGAGATCTATTGAGACGGTCCTTATCCCGGATTCATCACGGGAAATTACTTTGCCCCTTCGCCAGCCGCTTTTTCGTTTTCTTCATCAATCACTTCCATAGCGAAGGTGAAGATCTGCTGGAGTTGCGGAACAGTCAGTTTTTCAAGAACTTCGTCAGGCACTGAAGGGATAACCTTACGAACCAGATCTGCATAAGCTGTCACTTGCTCAACAGGAGACATGTTCATGAGATCTTTACCTTCCATCTGCTTGATGGAAACGAACAGACCTACCGTCATTTCAACGATGGGATATTCCTGACCGCCAAATTTGATGCTTTTCTTCGGAGGCAGAATGGAATCGAGGTCGAGTAATTTGGTCATTGGTTAAATCCTTTTAAAAGAGAGGCCCATCCTGAGCCTCTGCTTAGTCACTGATTAATCTGCGGGATTAATCGTTACTGATTTAGTAGCCTTCTTACCACCGCTATTGCTGGTGAAGGAGATGTTTGTGGAACCCTGCCCCGCGCCACGCACAAGACCTGTTTGGTCTACCGTGGCCTTTTCAAGATCTTCGGATTCCCAAACACCGGTTTTGTCTGCGGCGTCAGCTGGCGTGATTTCAGCTGTCAGTTGCACAGTCTCTCCAACCTTTACAATGGGGGAATCCGGTGAGATCGACACGGTTTTTACCGGTTTAGGACCGCTCATTCTACCCAGAACGCCTTCGTCATCAGGGTACGCACTGAACTGAACAGAGAACACACGAACATCATCAGACTGGTAGGTCATGGTGAAGTTACCAGCGGTCGCAGCTTTCGGGATGGTCAGAACGTAGTCGGTAGTGTCCTGCGGAGTCAGAACCAGCTCTTTGGCTACGTCGATCAGGTTGACACCCTGTGCGGAAGTGATGGTCACAGCGTTGTCGTCTTCGTTCAGAGTAGACCCCGGCATCAGATCGACCATATTCTTCAATACAGACTCGGCCAGCGGCGCAGTAATGGTAATGTTACGACCCTGCACCAGCTCGGACATAACTGTCTGGCCGTGCTGGTCGACGGTGACTTTCAGCGTTTCAGTTGCCACTTCAACCTGAACACCACCTTTGGTGTACCCCAGATCCACACCACCAAATGACACCCTGCAGGCACCGAGTTTGATGTTTTTTACATGGGTATTAGACATTGATGGAAAACTCCTTTTTCCGTTAAATCGGCACAATCATTGCGCGTGTAGTAAGTATATACTTACCTATTAATTTAATTCAATAAATAGCCAGCAAATTCAATTGGTATACCTGCTTCAATTAATGCACCGTCGTTTTTTGGATAAGTGATCGGCATTGACAGAGGACGCACAAGACGAAAAAAGACGCCATTGGATTCTGTTTCCTGAATAGGAAACATATCAATTATCTTGTTTGCCTTTTCGATTGTTTTGGTAATCGTTGCGCCACGGACAATGATAGTAAACGACTCGTGATAAAAGCCCTGTAACTCGTGATCAATACTGATACCGGTATTCGGATTGATCAGTAGTACGCCAGATTTAACATCGGCTGGCATGTAATGGCAGAAAATATCTGTACCTACAGTACCAATCTTTGCCTTCTGCATTAAGTTGGCAAATGCTTCAATAAACACGTTAACCTCTCGTAAATCCGGCTTTCCTGGCAGCCTCAAGAATCGATTCGGAGAACTGCTTCTCGCTAATCTGCACCGCTCTTTCCAGAAAGTGTGGTCCAACACGAGGTTTAACACCGGCAATTGGTGGGTTTGTCACGTTCTTCATTCGAGAAAGATAACCGAGTCGATATTTACCCAGTTCCATATACCTGGCATAGTCACCGACTTCTACACCCGGATGCCCCTGACGTGGTTTTGCGCCAGACACAGAAAGCTCAATGCGCAGCCCTGAATACCCTTCTTTAATCACTCTGGCAAAGATGGCTGTCTCCAGAGAGCCTGTTTCCAGCGGGGCCATTGCTCGACTTAGCCGTTCAACCAAACGAGCCAGTCTTTCCATATCTCTGATGAGATAGCGCTTAAAGGCTTTCTGACTGTTGTTAAGTCTCTCTCCTGCACGTTTGAATTGGTGCGCATCATATTTCAGACCCATATATTTGCACCAACCTCAAGATGCCCAGGTCGACCACGCAATCCCCATCTACGATGCACACTTGAGACTTTTAATTTCTGCCCTTCAAGTATCAGTACATCGTCGAGCTGCACCGCCGCTTCAAGTGGTATTACTAATACCGCGTCAAACAACTCCAGATTGGCTTTACCACGGCTACCAGAGCTATCTGCACGAACAGAAGACTTTTCATTGCTCTGCTCGAACTTAACAACACCAACATTTGTCTTCCTGACAAATTGCAGCTGAGCCTCACCGTAAACGTTTTTTACGCCAAAACGGTATATTGAAATTTCTGTTTGCCATGAAACGTTCATCCACTCTCCCTCGTGAAGATCGCCGCACGCATTACCAGGCGAAGGCGCGTGTTCACGTCTTAAGCCATTCGACCAGAAGTAAATGGTGCGACGAGAGTTACGCACGACGGATAATCATCCGATTGTTGATATAACTAACTAGCAGCCTCCAGGTGCTACGAGCAACATGGGTATTTGCCGCTTTACCTGTTCGGTACATGTTGGTTGTTTCACCAATTGATTCAGACAAAATACCGTCTTCGCGAGCTGCTGCTACATCATTACCATTAGCGATTTCGCACGCTTCGTTGATAACGGCCAGCATTAACGCTTCTTTGAAGTATTCAGGAAATTCTTCAAACTTCTCATGCGTCATTTGCTCCCAATCGACCAAATCATGTCGATATGCCCCATCAGCACCCCACGGGATGTCGTACACGTTTAACATGTTCTGAGGACGGTCATATCTGTCGAAGTCGATTCGAAGAATTTTACGAACTGAGAATGGCAATGTTTTTATTCGTCTGGTGGCTTCTATGAGACGTTTACGCATCAAACCTTCACCATCTGCCAGCAAAGTGTCACCATTCAACATATCAATGGCCTGCATCTGTGCATCAGCGATGGTTGCAAATGATTGTTCTGGTATTGCCAGCTCAAAGCTGTTTAGCAGAACATACATTCTACGCTCTTCATGCGTGAGTCCTGATGCCACCGCTTTGACGATGACGTAACGCAGATCGCGCTCTTTATCCGCAAGTTGGTTATGTTCAGCCGACACGACGACCGGAATTGCCATCTGACCTTCTGTAATATCAATCGGCTCGTCTTCAACGAGTGCAGTCCCGGCTCCATCTCGAACTGTATATGTGGCCGACTGGATATCCAGCACATTAAATGCAAATGACAGGGAAACCGTCTCCCCGCCTCGGTAGGTGTCGATCTGCGCCATTACTCACCGCCTTGCGCTTTCAGGATTCCTTCGATCATTTCAACAATACCTTTCGCTTTCACGCCAAACTGATTGCCAATGATACGAAGACCTGCAATTCCTTCACTGTCAGCAATTGACTCCAATTCTTCACGAGAAAAATGCTGAACTTTCTTTTCTTCCTCTGACTTACCGCGCTTCAACGGCACAATTTCTGGGGCTTCTTTTTCAACGACTTTATCGGCAGATAATGTGTGACGAGCACCATAAGCAGCAGAGGGAGATGCGTTCTCACCTTCAAGGGTCATGGCACGCATTGAAGCGCAAATTCGTTGCTGATCAATAAAAGGCAGATCTTTTACAGAAATACCGTCTTTGAACTGCACTCCACATAAGACACCTGTATAGCCGATGAAGGATGGTTCAATTAGGCGTATTTTCGCTGGTTTCATCGTTCGCTCTCTCCGTTTCCACCTTGAAAAAAGGTGGGCGCAAAGCCCACCCCTTGAAAGCATAGGTAAGTGCTTACCTATTATTTAGGTTAAATTTTTACATTGGTCAGCGCAGCGATAGCCTTGTCGTGCTTGTTCGCCAGAGAGCAGTACCATTTCACACGAGTACGCGTAGCGTCTTTGTTCTGAACAGTACCAATATTCTCTACGACAATACCTGCGTTGTCGCCGCCATACAGACCAGTTACACCATTTTCTTCCGACAGGTGCAGGCAGTAGATGTCTGCTGCATCCTTCTCGGTGGTCAGCGGAATAAAGTCGTTTACGATGAACGGCACACCGTTATGGCACAGCATCGGACGACCGAAATTCTCCATCATAATTTCAGACGGACCAACGTTAACGGTACGCAGCAGTGCACGATATGCACGCAGATGTTCTGAGCGCATCATGATGCAGTCAGCACCAAGATCTTTAACCGCATCGACCAGTTCGTCGAACATTGAGAAGGTCATAGCGGCTTTTGCGATATCGATCTTCTGATCGGCGTGCATCAGGCGAGGAATGCCATCAAACGCCTTATTGTTGGAACTGGAGTCCCCCAGAATCAGATTACGACGGAATGCGCGAGCCAGACCTTTTACTTTCTGACGAACCTGGATAGCCAGCTGGTTGTTGGTATCTGCCATCGTGGTTGCCAGGAATTTGTCGACGTCTACATCACCCGCCAGAATACGCAGCTTCGCTACATGTTCAGTGAAGGTTGCTGCACCTTCGGTGATGGTGTCGTTCACGTCGATGAACTCTGCTTCGCTCAGGGTAGCCTCACGATTGTACAGGTACGCCTTGGAATTAATCTTCATGAACGGCAGGATTGCGAACAAGTCATCGCGATCGATGATGGTTTCAATCACGCCCTGTTCAAGTTCGTTATTAGACAGCTTTTCAGCTTCTTCACGCAGTAATGGCATCTATCAATTCCCTTTGATTAAGATGTTACTTAAGTCCGATTTTCCCCAGACCTGACGCCAACTTATCCATAGTTGACTTATTCTTCGGCTGGGTAACTTTATGGGTTGGTTTAGTATTAGAACCAGCACCCTGCTTGGCTTCGCTGCGCATCAATGCGTCAGCTTCCGGATCTGCCCGCACAATGCGTTCAATCGCGGATTCAAACGGCAACGGTTTACCTTCACCGTCAACCAGAACAGTTCGTTCCTTATGACCTGCCGGTTTGTCATAGCCCACAACACTACCGTCTTCACCAACTTCGAAATGAGAACCGTAGACAACGCGAGCTTTTGCCGGAGTCATCAGAACTTTGTCACGTAGGAATGTTGAGTTGCTGAAAGAAGCGCCTATTGTCATCTCAACTAATTGAGATTTCAGTGCGGTGTTCTCACTCTCCAGTGCGGCATAGCGTTCGTCACGTTGTGCCAGCTCTGCCTGATGTGCTTCGATCATCTGCTTCTTAACAGCATCGAACTCACCACGACGCTCAAGCTCAGCCTGCTCCGCCTCACGACGTGCGTTTTCTGCGGCCTGTTCAGCTTCTAAAAGCTGACGAGCACGCGCCGGATCAATATCGCCGTACTGAGCAAGCTGATCGGCCAATGTGCGCTCTTTCTCTTTGCGCTTCATGTTCTCTTTCAGTAGTTCAGCACCAGCTTTTTTGGACTTACGAAGCTCGGCCACCAACTCTTCCTGAGTCATGCCAGCAAACTCGTCATCGCCCTTCGGCTGCTCTTTTTGCTCATTCTGATTGTCAAGGACTTGTGCACCCTGATCATTCTCAGCAGGAGCAACGCCTGCACCTCCACGCTCATGCGCTTCGGCCACATTCATAAGCCCACGTTGGGCCATAAGCATTTGCCACAGATACATAAAAATTCCTTTCAGTTACTTATCACTCGGTTTCTTGAGTAGATGAGTCCCCACTCCCTCGGGGTTGATCTTGCTCGGTTTCTTGAGCTGTATCTCGATGATAAGTAAGTACTGACTTATTTTCAAGGGTATTTAGATCATTTTTTGGCGGAAAATTCAAGAGATCTTTATCAAATTCCTTTTTCATCGCCTCAGTGATATTCGGGAAAATCTTCTCGATGAGCATTTCCATCTGACGACGACGTACAGAATCAGGCGCTTGAAGCATTGACAGCTTCTCAGCAACAGCAAATTCGTCAGTAAGACCGCGAATATCAAAACTCTCAGGGTAAGCAATTAGAGAATGGTCTTCATCCAGCTCGACTCCCATCCATTTAGCGACAAGTTGCATAATTTGTCGCTCTGCCCTTTCAAGACGCTCTGCTTTTGTGACCAGCAGACTGTTAACTCGCTGGAAGTCATACATCTTAGCGGCACCAGAAGAGTTATCGATTCCCTGTGCGTTATCCTGCTTCGTTCGTTCGCCAGCAACACCAACTGAATGGTAGATTTCATTAATCACCGTCTTAATCGTAGTGATGATCATCTGAGCTTGTTTTGGATCTGGAGAAAGATAAAACGGCTGGTTTCCACCTTCAGAATCGTAGGTGAAAACTCGTTTTGTGCCCATTTCCAGCACCTTGCTATGGCTTTCATCACCAGGCATCATCGACTGCACGGGGATAGCCAACTGACTGAAAGTTTGATCCTGAATAATGGCATCAAGGTTAGACAAATAGTTGGCTACAGCACGATCAAGATATGCGATGTCATCGATTAACGATGGACTGAAATACGGTGATTCGCTTTCTCCAATACAATCAACAGGAAACACGGGAACTACGCCGAGATTATGTTCACCGCTATCCTCTAAAATAACTTTTGCCTGACGGCGACCGGCTCCGCCAGCGCTCTTCTTAACTTCTTCACGGAACAGATACCACTCGTTTTGTGTCCACAGACGATAACGTTGGTATTCCTGACCGGTTGAAGTAAATGGATCTGCATCATCACGAGCAACTTCCACAATTAACGCCCATAACATATTGCCGTCATCATCCCATGCCACATCCAGCATTTGTTGAGGGGAAATCCAGTAGGCATAGGCACGTGCATTCTTCCTCTTCTCATCAGCGACTGACTCCACATCACCATTCATTGTGCTATCTACAACAACCCAAATACGGCCATAGATTGACGATTGCAAATCGATAGCAGCCATAAATGAGTCGATAGATGCATTCTGGCGTGTCGCTCTTTTCCAGAAGTTACGGATCTGCTCAGGCGCTTCCTCTGTGTTTCGATGGATATCTTCTTTAAACAGGTATTTATTAATGAGGTTTACTACTTCACGGGTGTGATTGAAGCGGTAAGCACGCTCAAGACGTTCCTTAAACTCCTGATCGCCTTCTTTGAAATAACGAAAGATGTTGTCAGCGAACCAACCACGCCCACCAGCGTAAGTGCTGGCGAGGAAGTCCCAATGTGTCTTTTTCTTTTCGTATTCAGGGTGGCGTCTTGCCACTAAATCTTTAATTTGTTTGTCATCCAATTCCATTTGAATTTCTCCATATTCATAGGTAAGTACTTACCTATCTAGATCCACCAAGAATAACACGATTTTTCACCGGATACCTACGATGAACTGGGTAGCCCAATGCGTCTGCGCTGTGCTCAACCCCACCTGACTTATCCATGTCACGAGATCCGGGCTTGTAGATAACCTTTTCAAGAGAATCTATGAGGTGCTTGCACTTAGGATCGACATAGAGACGAACTTCACCTGATGCGCTCATCAGCATACGGTTTACAGCATTCACACGATCTGCAATCGGCGGGTGCTTCTTCGAATAGTCAACACGTAAGAATCCCTTTTCTTTAAAGATATCGACATCTGATTCACCTCGCGCGTGCTGACGATATGCCCCAGCGGGGTCAGGAAAAATCGTCACCTGCGATTTCCATCGCCAATAGCGTCGTTCCAGTTCGTCACACACTTCTGCCGTGTTTGATGAGAAGAGTACCAACTCATCAACTGCCCATAGTTCACCGTTTGGCTGTGGTTGCAAAATTACAGAAGACATCGGGTCTATGTTGAAATCCTGCCCAACCCAAATAGGTAGTTTCGGATTGAACTGGAGTGGCTTCACATGCACGTTACGATCAAACGGGTAATAAACACGACCTGACATGTTTTCGAAGCTGGCCAGGTATTCCTGCGCAAAGGACTTCGGGTCCATATCGTTCTTTGCCGCTTCGATTTCGGCAGTAGGCACAAACGGAGAATCAGCGGTAACAAACTGCCAACTCTTCCACTGTCCTTTTCTTTGCAGCTCAATGTTCTGGCCGATGGTCCACAGTTTGTGAAATTCCGAGAATCCTTTTGGCGTACCAATGATCAGTGCACCGCCTCGTGTCGATGAAAGAGTAGGTCGTAATACCTTGTACCAGGTATCAGCCTTCATATCCTGAAATTCATCAAGCACTACAAAATGCAACGCTACGCCGCGCAGAGTGTCAGGTTTATCAGCACCTTTGAGGGCGATCTCAGAACCGTTCTTCAACACGATTGTCATCGTGGTGTCGTTCTTTTTACGAACCCACTTGCGAGGCAGAACTTCCTGTAGGTCATCCCACAGAATCTGGCGTGCCATTTGATAGGTCGGCGCTACGTACCAGACTCTTTGCTTTTTGCTCTTTGCTGCCGCACGAATTATGGTTGAGATCGACAACCTGGACTTACCCCAGCGACGACCTGCGCATACCACCTTAAATCGATGTGGCGACTGGAACACCTTCATCTGCCCAGAATGCAGCTGCACAAGACTCAGAGAAGACGGGATCGACATTACTTATCTCCCCCTTCGCTCTCCTCCTCACTGGCGTCCAGTTCGCTAAGAGCTTCTTCCTCTAGTGCCTCAAGCAATTCGTCATCGATGATTTCAGGCTCATCGTCTTCCTGACGTAATTTCGCCACCTGAGAAGGCGTAAGTTCGCCAAATACCAGGTTAGGAATTTCTTCCTCGTCATTTTCCGCATGATCCATGCCCAACGCTTTGGACGAAATTTCAAAGCATTTTGCAAGGGTATTACTTGCTCTCTGTAAGCTCTTAAGAGAATCCTCAATCCCCCCTAAAGGTTTTCCCTCACGTTTAGCAGTAGTGACTTCGACCATCACCATCTGCCCCAAGGCATATGCCCAGCCGTCATAACGTGTACGACGTTCTTCTATCTTTTCTGCACGGGCTTTAGCACGAAGCTCTGCGTCAGATTTGAGAGACTCGCGAACCATCTTCCCAACAGAGTCTGCGCCTTTCTCCAATCCTCGCTTTTTGAAATGTCTGGAGAGTGTTTCACGGCGAATGCCGTACTCTTCCTCCAGCTTTGAGAGTGTATATTCGCCTGACGTCCATTTGGCTTCTGCTTCGGCCCACTCCGCTGGTGTCAGGCGAGTTTTTCCCTCGTCTTTTTCGACAGTCATAGATCCCTCTAAAACACACAGAGCGCGTCCATGCGCTCTAAAACAACTTGTTTATTGCATTCACTAACCAACTTGTTTTCTGGGGTGTCAAATTAGGTCTGGGCGTGTCTTATTGAACCTGCTTCCGTATATATTTAATAAGTTATTTATTATTTATATATACAGACGCAGGCTTTAAATAAGCACCCCAGACCTATTACATCACCAGTAATTTGGCTCGTGCTCGACCTAAAGTAGTTAACCCAAGAGTACGACGGTGATATCGAGTATCACTGCGCTGGCGAGTGTTTCCTTTCTCCACCAGCCCTTTTTTGATCAGTGCGCGAATAGAGAACTGGATACTTTGCTTAGATGTTTTGTAGGGCAAAACTTCAAGCAATTCGTCCAGATCAAGTAGATGTCCTCGTTCATAACCGAGATTGAGCGTTTTGATAATGTCCTTTTGTTTATCGGTTAACGTCATGGCAAATCCTTATGCCGGTAAAGCAATTTCTAACGGTTTATCCAAAGGTTGTTTGTCGAATGCCAGCAGTGGCAGCGAATCAGGCAGTCGACGGCCAAAGTCAGGGTTTCGGTACACACCATACAACGGAGACGTAAAGCTCAGGTTGTGAATGTCCTTGAGCAGCTTCACTATGCTGGCCTCGTCCACGAGACTGTCGGCAATGTCCTGAATCGTCGTGCCACGATTCCGCCCAGCTTTTGCCAGGGAACTGTTCTTGTGGTAGTCCGCCACCAGATCACGCAGTGCACGGCGACGACGGGACTCGCTCATTGCGAACAACTCTTTGACGATCGCCTCGTTATCTCCCGGGTCGGAGCGGAAATGGCGCTGGAACACACGCAGTGCACTTTCATAGCTCTTCGGTCGCTCAGGGCGGATGAACTTGAACCCTGCTTTCATGGCGAAGGGATTGTATTTGCTCATTGAGGACTGGATCTCAATTATTGGCCGATCATGCATCCTGCTAACCAGGTTAATCATTCGATAAGAGACGCCAACGCCACGGTACTGAGTATCCACAACTGAGCGACTGATCACCGCAAAGTTGTTATTCACGTATCGCCCCCAGTACTGGTTCGCCACGGTGGTGTTAGTGGTTGGTTTCAACTTAGGAAACATGCGATGGCGAGGTGCCAGCAAAAGTTTCGGGTAAGCCATTACCACGACGCCCACCAGACGGCCATCCAGTTCGCAGCGATAATAAGTTGGTGCGAAAGGTTTGCCGTCAGTTTTGTAGTGAAGCGACTTAAGAGCGTGCCAGTCCTCTACAGTCCCCTTTGTGACAGTCATTCGCTCCAGAAAGTCCAGATGACGCGGAAACTCTTCAAGGCGGTAGCGTTTGATGATGATGTCTGTCATGTCGATCACCTGCGCTCTATATTGGCATTGATGAAGTCCAGGCGAAGCGATTCCATCGCCCCAACCATGACGTAAGGACGCCCACCGTTATGCCAGCAATCCATGACACTGCCGTCGTTATTGATCATCAGCAGCGCCAGACTCTGGGATTTGCCTTCTCTGGCGTACTGGAGTGCTTCTTCCAGCAAGCGGATGACCTCAACATTGTTATTGTCATCCTCTTTCGATGGCTTCAGCTCTACAATCTTCAAATCAGGCATATTCCACCTTCACTCGCTCTTTATAGTGCTTAGTGATCTGCATATCAGGACGAAGAGCGTTTTTAAGGTCCTCATGAGTTGTCGCAACCATCACCGTCGCCCCAACTTTACGGGCTGCACGCTGTAGATTGGACGCCACGACCTGCGCCGTTACACGATCAAGAACAGCACCGAACTCGTCCGCAGCCCACACTTTTGCGCCTGACTCAATTAGCTTGGCGATCTTGAGACGATATTTCTGACCGTCAGACATTTCGGAAGGTTTGCGCACAAAGAGATAGGCGTCATTCAATCCGGCCATAGACAGCAGCCCCAGCGCTTCGCTGGTTGTTTTCCCTAGCTGGTCGATGACGTTAACATCATTGTCGAATGTAAAATCATCGATGGAGGCCACAGAAAGCCCTTCATCTTTCATCTGGCGTTGCAGTTCGCGCAGCACAACTGATTTGCCTGAACCGGATTGGCCGGTGATGTACACTACATCGCCCTGCTTAACTTCCAGCTCCAGATTGTCGTAAAGCGTCCACTCTTTTTCGTCAAGGCCAAGCCCGAACGACTCGGCGATTTCCAACGTGCGCGTGGTTTTATTTACGCGAGTCTGAAACGATACGTTGATGATGTATTTGCTCATGCAGTCATCTCCCCGGAAGAGATCTTCTCCGCATATGCCACAAATGCGTCTACCCCGCTTTCTCCAGTCATTTCTTCCATGTGGGCAAGCAAATCACCAACAACAATGGCAGAGCCAGCAGGGAGCGTTTTAAAGCCCAATACGTCGACAACGCGCACTTCTTCCGCTGCAACTTCACGACTGATTTCGGTGTGCTCATCCTTCTGTCGTTTGGTTTCTTCGCCCAGATCGATAACTAACGAGTCGGTATCCATTTCCTCAGTCATGCTGCCAACGAGAACATTCAACTCTCGCTCTTCAAAGCCGAAAACCTCGATATCGTCCAGAACAAGCGACTCAAGCTCTTTCTGTAGCTTAATTGCATCGTAATCAATGCTGGCGAGTCGGTTATCTTCAAGGCGCTTCGCACGAACCTCGTCATCACTCAGATCATCGCGAACAATAACTGGTACGCGCTCAAGCCCAGCAAAAATTGCAGCCTCACGGCGGCCGTGGCCAGTAATAATTACGTCGTTCTTATCGACCGTAATTGGCTGGTCAAATCCGCGCTTTTTAATGGCTGCGGCCAGATCTCGGATCTGCTGTTCATCATGCTTTTTGGCATTCATCTCGTAAGGAATGAGATCTGCCGGATTGCGATATACGATTTCAAACTTTTTGGTCATTACATACGCTCCTTGTAGTAGTCGACCAGCCACACCAAAGCCTCACCAGCGTTCTCCATTTCATTGCCAGTGTTAATTGCTTGTTCTTTGATGATGTTTTTTATTGTGTCGGCAACACGATCTGACGCATCAAAGGTAACTTTGAAACGCATGGTCTGATGATCTGTTCCGGCGCGTTCGATTTTTTCACGCTTGTCAGTATCTACAGGCTCATCCTCCCCACGCGACAGTGCCTCAAGAGCTTCGAGGTCAATTGCAGCCTCTTTTGCAAGAACCATAGAAATTTCATCGTCATAAGGGGCAATTTCTGACAACTGGTAATCGAGTTCAGACTGAATTTCTTCAATAAAGCGCTGCAAAGCAATCTGATCGTCTTCGCCGTAGCGTTCGTTGTCCACGAGTGACATCTGTTTCGCTACTAAGTCGCTAATTTTGCCAACCGATAGCACTGGAACCGTTGAAATTCCTTGTTCAATGGCCGCACGCCAGCGATGTTCGCCGCCGAGGATTTCATAAATGCCGTCATTAAGCTCACGCGCCAAAATAGGCTTAAAAAAGCCCAATTTTTCGATAGATCCTTTCAGTTTTTCGAAGTTTTGAGCACCTACTGAGTTGGTGTTCCATGAATTTGGACGCAGGTTGGCCACTTCAACCTGCAAAATCGTGATTTTCACATCCATTTTGCTGATACAATCCATTAGATAAGCACTTACTTATTATGATAGCCAAATAACACACAAAAGGCACGAAGGAAAGAGATTTATGACAGTTCGGATTGTATCTAATGCTGTAAACGCACTGATTTCTGGCGCTGATGACAATGTAAAACGACTCGTGCAAGAGATGCTGAGCTATGAAGTTGAAGCTGGTGATTGGAAAGGCACAAGCACCATGTTCAACTGGAGCAAAAACTCGTTCCCCGCTGGATTCGCGAAGCCTGTAGCCTCGAATCTGAATAAAGCAGGCATCAAATGCTTACATATTCGAAAGGACAAAGCCCCTGCACTTGGGAAACCAAACCCAGTTGTTAACCCTTTCCCATATAACCCAGATTATGCATATCAGGATCAGACGGTAGAAACTCTAGTACGAGAAGGGATGATGATTGCGCAGATCGCAACTGGTGGCGGGAAATCTAACGTTGCATGTAAAGCAGCTGCAAGAATTGGCCGCATGACGCTATTTTTAACCACTCGTTCTGTTCTGATGTATCAAATGGCAGAAAACTTTCAGAAATCTATCGATTACCGTGCAGAAAATGGCGAATCATGGCTAAAAGGTCAGAAAGTTGGAGTAATTGGATCTGGTGAGTTTCAGGTTTCACGTCATATCAACGTCGCCACGGTACAGACATTGGCAAGCTTCCTTGAAGAGCCGCCACGAGACGCATCGGCAGATAAGAAAAACTACCATCTAAAACGCCGAGATTTGGTAAAGCGCTTTCTTTCTAGCGTTTCTCTTCTCATTCTTGAAGAAGCCCATGAGTCTTCCGGCTCCAACTTCTATGATATCGCCCGTCTTTGTGTGAACGCAGATTATCGTCTTGCGCTGACTGCAACCCCTTTCATGAAGGACTCTACCGAAGCCAACATGCGCCTGATGGCCGTGGCTGGTCGCATAGAAATCAAGGTCACAGAAAAATATCTAATTGATAAAGGTATTTTGGCCAAACCATACTTCCTCTATCATAAAATTGCCTACATTCCAGACGAGGCACGAATCAAGGCTGAACTCGCTAATAAGCATCTAAATTTTAGGGTTGGCATGAGTACCGCCTACCAAAAGGCTTATCAGTTGGGGATCGTATATAATCTAAGTCGTAACGAGGCCATAGTTCGAGAAGCGTTAATGTATAAAAAGCATTCTCTGAACTGTATGACTCTAGTTCGCCTTAAGCGCCACGGGCAGATCTTAATGGAAATGATGAAGGAGTCCGGTCTGAAAGTTGACTTCATTTATGGCGAGTCCAACCAATCGACAAGGCAAGCAAAATTGAATAGTTTAGCGTCCGGCGAAATAGATGTTTTAATAGGGTCGACTATTCTGGATGTTGGTGTTGATGTACCGAGTGTTGGGGCAGTGATTCTGGCTGGTGGTGGAAAGGCCGAAGTTGAGATGAGGCAACGTGTTGGTCGCGGCCTTCGAGCCAAGAAAAATCAAGCCAATGTGTGCTTTATCAGTGATTTTATTGACGTTAGTAATAAATACTTACTGTCTCATTCTTACGAACGGAAGCATATTATCGATACAACACCAGGTTTTGCGGAAGGCGTTTTGCCAGTAGGTGGTACTTTTGATTTTGGGATTTTGAAACGAGATTGACTATGAGCGAGAAAAAAACAACGTATTGTCAGGTCGCATTAACTGAACAGGCGAACAACAAACTAACAAAATTTAAAGCCAAACTGAAAGACAAAAACCTAAAACTGTCAAAGTCTGAAATCATCAATGTTGTACTTGAAAAGATGCCGATGGCCGAGTTTGACAAAATTGCTTCTTCTTTGGGCGCAACTGCAAAAGCTTCTGCTAAAGCTCGCGAAAGGATTATGCAGATTTATGAAAACTCAAATTTGACTAAGGAAGATCTGGACGAAATCCTTAGCAGGCTACCGTAACGTTCTATCTTCTTCCTCTAATTACTAAGATTATGATGTGCTTACTTGTCAAAAGAGGCACATCAATGATGTTGTTGAAGTAATTATCCTCTGATATTAAATAAAATTCACAATTTGCTCTTGTTTTCACCAAAAAGGCTATAAATCAATCAGGCGTAACTAGAAGATTGTGAGAGTTCACGTGTATGTAGTGAGCGACAATGCGTGATATTGATCACATTTTTATAAGCGCAAGCCTCCGGCTGAGAAAAAAACTTGATTGGCTGAACGAGGTTTGTAGGCTATTAACAAGCGTTTTGGTTTCAGTTTATAGAGCTATATGGGAAAGCTAAATATTGACAATAACTATTTGAGTGCAAGGCAGATTAAAGAATGCATTCATACATATTATAAGTCAAAAAAATCTTGTTTAGCAAAACAGGCATATCTATCTCCAATACAAAATGGCGAACATAAACTAATCAGATATAAGCTTAAGGCTTCATATAAAGACGATTATGAACACTATATATATGTTAAAGATATTGAGGGGGTAAAAACCAATTGCGGTATTGTATTTTACCCATACAATTTATCGTGTTTGTTCTCGATTATGAATTCATGTGATGGTGTGTCGCCTGGTAAATTAGAATTACATTCAAATTTATACGGTTATCCTAAAGCCAAAAGATACATAGATGATAGCGATTCATCATATGGTTTTTCATTCATTTTCAAGGACCACCTGGCGCTAAAATGTTTCATAGAAAAGTACAATGCAAGCATATTATCGAAAACATTGACATTCGATGATATCTGCACCGATATTAAAAGAGACGATCTTCTGGTAGATATTTACAAGAGAACACTAATCAATAAATAACGATGAATTAATATGTTAGGTACTATGAAAGCTACAAAATTCATTATTTTAATGTTTGGGGCCTCTCTAATTGGGTGTTCATCCTCCTCTATCTCAGTTTCAAAAGCGAAAGTTGCGCCTCAAGAAAGAATCTTCAAATACCAGACGCCAAATGTATCAACATTAACGATTGTTCGAGACAAAGGTCTTGTAGGCTCAGGCTGTTATGCCTCCATTTTTATCAATGGTGAGACATCCGCCAAGTTGAAACCAGGAGAAAAAGTCACCTTCTTTCTTAATGAAGGTGAGTGGATAGTTGGCACATCAATTGAAAGCTCAGGGCTTTGCGCATTTAACCCTTCTCGGATGGAGCGAGAAATAAGGCTAAAACAAAACGATGCTAAAACATATCGGGTCTTCACAACCTGGGATGGTACAATGGATATATTGCCAACAACTTTATAATGACATGACGACTAAAGACATCACCTACGGCGTGCCAGCGGAGGTCTGGCCGCGAGATTATAAGAATATTGAAAACCTCCTGATGTTCTGGCGCAGAGAACAAATTCCTGTAAGGGCCACTCTCGAAGATGGCCAGGCGTTTTGCATGTACGTTTATGGTCTCATGCCATCTCGTAACAAAGTTGATCTTTGCCCAGCCCCTTTTGACAAAGAAAATCGTATAAGGCTTCCACTTGAACGCATTAGTACAATTGAATCAGGTGTGGTTGACGGTATCGCTCACGATTTCAAAGGTCGATTAACAGTTCACCCTGATTATGTTGACAATCGGCCATCACGCCGTGATTTTTTTGCAATTTGCAACCAGGCCCATAAAGCAAACAAATCTATAAGGGTGTACATGGCGGATGGCCGTGAAATTGAGGGGGTGTCAGCAGGCGCAGATGCTTGTCAGGTTACACTACGTGTCGAGAACGGTAGAAAAATAGTTGTTTTGTTCGATTGGGTTGAACGAATTTTGCCTTTTTGAGTTATGAAATCGATATTGTTACCACCATTATTTTTACTTTGCTCAGTTGCGGCAAATGCAATGGACTATAAGCCTGTCATTCAGTCGCTGATGAATGACGTGTGCTCAACGTCTCAGAATGTATCAGTTTGCATGTATCAATTTTCGGCAGCCGTAAAAGCAGGAAAAGCGATAGGTGAGAATGTGGAACTGTGTAAGAAAGTGGCAAATGAAGAACGGGCAATGTTGGATTGCGAATCTAGCGAGTCATCGGCACAGTTCGTTGATGCGCTATTTGACACCAATCGTAAGGCTGTAGAGTCTGTCCAATAAATCTATAAGGTTAATAACCGGCTAAGTCCGGTTATTATTTTTCATGTCACTTCTTTATATTCTATAAATTAAATAACCTAAATATATATAAGGTCAAAAGCCGGAATCGATTATTTATTTAGGGAACACCTTCGACGATCTCGCTTTTATTTCTAGGACTTTCGTCCCTGCAAAAAAATTTAAAAAAACACTTGAAATCTTTTTTCGCGTATCGATAATTGAACTCGTCGAAAGCGAAGACGCTAACGACAATAAATTTTAAATTTACATAAGGAAAATTATCATGGCTAACATTATCATTTCTAAAAAATCCATCATTGAAGCTGCTTCCATTGTATCCGATGAGCTGCGCGAAAAAGCAGATCTGGCAACTCAAACATATAACGAACATTATAAAAATGGTACGCACACTAAAGCAGACAAAGCAAATATGCAAGCTGCGACCACTAAGCTTGCTTACTTCATCAACAACGTGGTTAACGCAGTAGAAGACGATAAATTATGTTCTGTTTTCTACTATGCGATTAAAGCAAGTAAACAAGCCCCAGAAGTATTTTTCCGTGACGCTATGACTAATAGTTATTCACTGGAAAAGCTGGTTTATCTTGTTAAATCTATTAAAGCTGGAACATGTGTATATTCCGTCGCTGATATGTCAGGATCTCGTGTATTCGCTTTAATCGATATGATTAACGACGAGATCGAGACGTTCACAAATGGCGCTGTTTTCGATTTAATGAATGAAGCTAAAAAAGCGTGTGAGATTAAACTTGACGCTGGCTATACTCAAGCTAATCAGCTAATTAATCTTTGTGAACGTCTTGGACTTGTTGAGAAAGTCAAAGGAATGGGAAGCGCAAAAGCTGGTACGCAGCAATATCGCTTTATTAAAAATGATTTCTATAACTATCTGGCTGATGCTTTCAAAGCGTAATTAATGGAATCTGGCGCCCACTATGGGCGCTTTTAAGGAGCTTAATCATGTTTATTCTTATCGCTGGCGTTAACGTCCACAATGAATATTATGTAAATCGGATCGCTGGGATCGCTGGTTACGCTGGGCGCGCAGTCGAGCTTATAGATGAAACGACGCGCAAAATTGACTTATTGAGCGACCAGGAGCGCAAAAAAGCTGAGGTGAACGACGCTGATATATTTTTAATGCTGAAAGCGTTTGTAGAAATGGGATTTGAAATCAGTTTACATAAATAAATCGAGCGCCCACTATGGGCGCTTTTTTCGTTTCCAATACTTCCACAATAACGCGCCATCAATGGCGCGTTTTTTTATTGTCTTTGACTCACTCCAACAACATAAAAATAAGCGCCAAAATAACACCATAGACGCGCTTTTACATCCTTACCAGTACATACCCATTACTTAACACATTAACGCGCTTAAATCGCGTTATATTGCGTTATAATGTATGGCTAATCATTGGTTATTAGTCTTGCTATGTGATCCGCGTTTATTTGTCGGCGCGGATCGGCATTTTGTGTTGTTCTTTATCCGCTCGCGTATTATGTGCGCGTGATTTTTCACATAATCACACTACTTAATCACGTATGTGATTACGCTATGAAAGAAATCTGTATGTCTCAGGCGACGAAAGTCATCATTATTTTCCGCGCTCACCTGTCCGACAACCGCTGGTTGGATTCCACCAGCTTCCCGATGTTTTTCTACATAAAGGCGAATGCAGCCGTTTCCCGAAAAAATCTTGGCCGTTTCCCGTCGGTTCATGAATGCGTTCCTCGCCGTTTCTGAAAATTTCCCTGCGGCAGCTGGTGGCTATAGAGAAAGGGCCGTTTCTGGCCCTCTTCTCAGTTACACGCCATCAAGGATGTGGATGCGGTTGCTTGCGTATACATTCAGCATAAAGTTAGCGCAAAACAGTTTCCATGTGTCAACGCCAGCGGCATACGTAATGTTTTTGCATTTTATCGCATTGTTGGCGATCCGCATCCCCTGCGATACTGCTTCATCGTCGGAAAATTTGAACGACGATTGAGTTTTAATCCAGACAGAAATCTGCGTAGCGAACTCAATCAGCTTGGACTGGCAGAATCGCCCGGAGCGCACCGGAAAGACGAACGTTCCGAATCCAGAATTTACCACATACGCTTTCTCAAATACCCGCGAGTAACGACGATTACCAATGATGTCGCGTGCAATAATGCATTTTTCTTGTGCTGACAGTTCTACCGTCTCATTGTCGCGCCATGCACCAAGTACTCGTTTTTCAATGTCAGAGAACGTTACAGCGATATTGCCATGTGCGGGTGCGTTTACAGTAACGATAAAATTCATGATTAATTCCTTATCGTAAATAACAAATTGTTTTCTTGTTGGTGTTAATTATCGTTGTACGAATAAGGCGTCAAAGTGGAAAGTTGCGGTAGCCGGACGGGAACAGGTGGGTTAATCGGTAGCCTGGAGGTAAGAGGTTGGTGTTTTTAGCCTGCGGGTGTAATCATATTACCCACAATCGAAAAATATCGTTATATAATAAAAACTTGGCTTATTTGAGGAGATAATCATATGTCCCAACTTGATGTGAAAAAATTTCTTGATGCCATTTATGACGATTACGGTATTGGGGTTGAATTATTGGCTCGCAGCATGGCGGTTAGTATCGACTATGCTGAAGCTATACTAGAACAAAGAAAGCCGATTACCGATGAAGACGCTTATCGGCTTTCGTATGTAGTGGGCAGATCTCCAAACTTCTGGGCACAAAAAGACTATTTGATACCTTTGGCCGAATTGCCAATTGACTTCACCAAAATGAATAAGCTCGCAAAAATGATATAAGAGCCACCAATGCTGGTGGTCCCTTATTATTTAGTGGAGCAAACCGACATCGATGGTATCCCCTGAGTCATCCACACGGATCATCAGCATGGCGAAGGCGTTAAGTGGATAGCTTGCGTGCCATTCAGGGAAGCGGTCATCTCGCATGAAGTCGGCAATATCGTAAACGCAGCCCTCAAAGTGGAAGAATCGCGTGCTTACCTGCTCGTCATATTCCACATGATCCATTTCTTGCTGTTCTGTTTCCGGCAAGTCCAGCCATGATTCAAGGAATACATTTTGTGCTTTGGTAGTAATGGTGAAATCAGTCATGTGCATATCCTCACTGCGTAAACATGTTGTTTTCTTGTTGGTGTAATTATCGCAGTGTAGATAAGGCAGAAAAGAAGTTAATGCAGGCTGAATTATCAAGACAGGTACTGGAAGTCATTAGCCAGGTTTCAAAACTAACCTTCGGTTATAAGAAAAGTCAGTGAGGCTATCCATGCTGGTAGCCTCAATAATTATCGTCCTATTACGCTGAGGATCTTTTCCTCAACTGACTTGTTGTTCCGACTGAATTGTTTCGCGTACCGGATAACAGAAAACGCGTTTTGCCTCCTGGCCTGCTCAGTTCTTTCCTTAAGACGCTTTCTAAAATCCCCCATATTTACCACCAGGCGCAAAATGTCAGTCTGTTATTGTGGAAGTCGTGGTTCCTAATCAGGTCTTCCACCAGTTTTTTCAGCTTATCCACGTCATGCCAGTAACCTTCATCGTACTCCTGACTGCCGAAGAAAAACCCTTCCTGTGTAGGTAAGTACTCTTCGCAATTACTTTCGTTTATGTGCATCAAATGAGCTTTCAGAAAACAAATGTCATTCATCGTTAATTCTAAAAGCTCACAATTTTCGACTTCACCTACGTTGCGCTCCATCCACCCAACGAGCGCATTGAACTTGCGGAAGTAAGCAACCTGTCTTCTGGATTCCTCGTTATTCAGATCGTTTTTAGGCTGCGTCTCGATATAGATATCAAGTTCCATGATGGTTTCCTTATTAAGTTGCTTCAGTGAAATCATTTTCACAAATCAGATAAGGCAGAAAACAAATTGTTATCGGGCATAAGAAAATGGCGCGGTTTACGCGCCATTCAAAGAGGATTAAGCGAATACGCTTTCGGGGATGACGGTTTCTACTTGAGCGCCGGTGGTAATTCGCAGGCCATACTGTCCCATCCAGGTAGTATTGCTGTTGAGGTTTGAGGTATACACCTCATCCACGGCTTCCATCAGCTTCTCAAAAAGCACCTTATCGACACTGCGGAAGTGGTTTTCCAGTTTAAGTAACAGCGGGTCCGTGGCATCGTTGATATTCTGATAGCCGACGGCATAAGTCGCCTCTTCGCCTGTTCCTGTGCGTACAAGAGTGCTTGTTTGTACCTCTGCACCAGATTCATTGTCACGAATCATCACGGTAATTTTTGCAACCGCTTCGTCTTCTGCTTTTTCAGAGGCATAGTACATATCGATTGTCAGGTTTTCGCGTTTTACGCTCATCATACTCTCCCTGTATGTAAGTTAACGAACGAGGTAATTCTATTATTGTAAGTAGTTACTTACAATACAAAAAAGCCCTGTAAGGAATCAGGGCTGTCGTACACTCGACTAACTACTGCTTGCACATGCTTAAGCCACTGCCTGAACAGAAGCTCGTTGGATTTCTTGCTGGGCTACGCGGTTCACTTCCATCAGTGCCAGTTCAAGCTGGTCCTCTGGCCACATTTTCTGAACTGACATCCACCCTCTTCCTCGCTGGCGACGAACAACCATCACATAGCGCGTTAAATTCACTTTGTCGAAGGTAATAGCTTTTTCACGAAACAGTCGAATAGAAGTTCCGTTCGCTACGATATCCAACAATGTGAGGTGTCCCATCAAAGTTGGCTTTTCTTTTCTGTCCTGACCTTCTGCAAGACCAAGAACCAATGAGGTATTCATTACCACTCCGTAAACAACTTGTTTTCTCGTTGGTGTTATTATCGCAATAACACATAGGTGAAAAAGAGTTTTATTCCGGTAAATGCAGTTTTAGTAGTGACTTTTCAGGTTCAGTACCGTGGGCACTTTTTACATTATTCTGATTTACTGGCCGCAGGGAGCTGGTGGGCAGAATAATCCTCTCCCCGAAAACCTACTGAAATCGATTGTGACCCGCGGACTGTCTGGCACAATTACGCTGTAGCTGGGCATTCAGAGGGAATCCAGCGGGAAGTAGGTTCGCCTATACGTGAGAGTCTCCCTTCTTCCCGCACATTACAGGTGGGTAGCCGCAACTCTCCCTCTCGCTATACCGGTACGCCACCGTTCCTGAACCGGCATCGAGCCTTTTCCCGAAACCCACACAGGCAACTCGACCGTTTCCCTGAAAACCTCCAGCCGTTCCCCGAAGGCAACCCAGCCGTTTCTGTAGCGGGATGCAACCTTTTCCCTGTATGGACCGAAGGCTGACCGTAGGGGTTTTACGGGGGGATAAAATCAGGAGTTGAATAAATACGAAAAAGGAGGCGACACCCCTCCTCCACTCCCCACTTATACATACCTGGCTTCTCCGTTATACATGTTGTGTTTTCTTCGTGTTTTATCTGTCTCAAGCTCTCTATAGGCGTTAATACTCACTCCTCCCTGAACGTTCTATACGGCGACTATTTCTGTTGGTGAATTGGGTGTGTAGTTCTCTCTGTCGGTTTATATGGTTTCGTTCGTTTTGCGGTGGTTCTTCTCTGGGTTGTTCTCGACGTTTTGGTGATTGTTCTTCTCCGTGTATGGAGTAATGGCAGGTGGGCGATTCCTTTCGTTATTGTGTTTGAGTTGCTTGTATGGAGTGCGTGAAAGGCTTTTGTAGTTATTCGTGTATTGGGTAATGGCGTTTCCCTCGAATGTTCTGTTTCGTGTCTTTTGGGATTGAGGAAATCCTTGCGGTTACAAGCTTCGTTGGGGTTTCGGTGGTTCTTCGCTATTTGGGGAATGGCGTGTCGTGGGTATCGCGCGTATGGAGGTTTCGAATTGCCTGTGAAAGTTAGGTTGGTTGTCCGGTAGCCTGGGAAGAAGAGGTGGGTCTTTTCGGTAGCCTGCCATAAAGAGGTTGGTTGTTTTGGGGAATGGCATATGTGTTATTTAGTTGTTTTGTTATGCCTGAAAACAAGTTGTTTATATGGTTGTGTAACGCAACGGGAGCGATTTTGAGCGTGTGTTTTTATTGGTAGTTGTTGGGTCATCTGTGGTGAAAATTGGACGCTGTGGCGCTGTCTGCTGCGTAGGATTGCGGGTATAAGAAGTGATGTGTGAAAACGTCAATTTTATAGACCAAATCGGGCGAAAGCATTGACATTTCGTTGATCTGTTATTTAGTTGTTTTCTTATTGGTATAAACAACTATAACTAATTGATATTTAAGGATGTGGTTGCAGGTATGGAAGGGGAGTAGTGGCGATCAACGGATTCTTATAGAAAAGAATCAAATTGTGACCGCCATTATCAATAAGTTGCAACCGTTAGTTGTTCAGATAAACATTTGGAACACGGACGTAGAAGTTCCTGTCGCCGGTAAGTTCCAGAGTAATGTTAATGTCATTACCATTGTCTAGTGTAGCCGTTGCTCTATAGAACTTATCCGTCACCTTGTCCTCTATTGTCACCTTCATACATTTTGGTGCAGTCGAACCGTTATTCTCTTTCAGAATAGTTGTCACGAGAGGGCAGGCTGCTTCTTCAAGAGCAACCTCGTCCTTGTGTGGGATGCCGATGAAGATAACCCAAGCCAGCGACGCAACGATTATGATAAATGGCACTCTGCTGCCTTTTGTAATAGTCGCGCGCTTCCAGAGATAGACAGGCAGGAGGAATACCCCCCATAGAATTGAAGGTGGTTCACAGCCAGACTCCGATAGAGCCATTCTGTCAGCTACTAACAAACCGATGGTAGTTACACCCCCAATTATAATAGCGTAATTGGTATACTCTTCCGGCGATACTGCAAAGAAGAAAGGCATGAACGCTAGAATCCACGCATAAATGTTATTCAGAGGTTTTGTTTGTTGGTTCTGGGTTTCCATTACATCCATTCCATCACATAAAAATCGCGTTTATATATTATCAATTTTCTCACTTGTATAACCTAAATACGCATCCGTTTATCAATCCACCTTCCACAAACATCAGCTTTGGCTATGAAAAATAACAATCTCAAAGTGAAAACCATTATCATAGGAAACGATTAGATGAGATGGTCTAATTCATCATCTATCATTGCTTTAACACTTGAGTCATTAACCCCGTATTGATTTATGAGCCGTTTCAGCTCCGGTGAAAACTGAAGGTAGATATCGTGAGCGTTTTTCACTGTAGGTTCAACGCCACGCATTTCAAGCGCCTTTAGTAGATATGAGTCCTCTTTAAGCATAAATTCTCCGTTACATAGTATGGAACGTTTGCCGGATTACCAGTTCCAGCACTCAAGCCCTTCAACGACCGGTGCGCCACAATCGAAATGTACAGAGTCAAAGCCTACATCAAGTACTTTCTGAATGTTAGCAATTGCGCCTTCGGATATACCATATCGACGCAAGTTGTCTTTCCAGACATCATCCTGTAACCAGGCGTGGACAATACAACCGCCGTCAATTTGTGAAACCCAATCCAGCTCATTGCTTGCGATCATGAATCGGCGAGCATCTTCCTCTGATGTATGAGATGCACTAATCAATGCCACCTGGTAGGCTTGGGTAATGTTCAGCATTTTTGCCACTCCTAAACAATTTGTTTTCTTGTGTGGTTTATTATCACAATTAAGAAAAGGTAGAAAACAATTTATTTACGGGTATTTGTAACCAGTATCTTTTGTTCCTTCTGTTGGTAGCCATGCTTTGTATTTAATCCACAGTGTCTTAAAGTAACGCATCTATTATTCATATTGGTATCGTTTGAACTCATTTCGGCCAATATGCATGGAGCGAAATAAATGGCTATTCATAAAATTTCCCATCGATTTTACAGCGATAAACATGTGGACTGGCCTTGTCCGGTCTGCGGACAAAAGACTCTGGAAATCATGCAAGATAGTTTTGTTGAAGAGGAGTCTTTAGGTACCAGGAAAGCACAAAATGAAGATTGGTTTGATTACGATATGTCTGAGTCCTATTTCAGCTGTATGGCCAAATGTTCACGAGCAAAATGTGGCGAAGCGGTTGCCTGCGTAGGAAAGGCAGGATGGGATAGAGATTACCAACCAGAGGAAATGGCAGACGAATATTATCAATGGTACAAACCTCTTTGCTTTGTTCCTTCCTTGAATGTTTTTCAAATTCCAGAGAACTGCCCGGATGAAGTAAGTGGCCCCCTGAAAGCTGCTTTTTCCATTTTTTTAATGCAGCAAGGTGCCGCAGCAAACCTAATCAGAATCGCTGTAGAAAATATCCTTACCTCTATGGGGATACCTACGCAAAATGATAAAGGTAAGACAATCCGATTGCACCATCGTATCGAAAAAATCCCGGAAGAGGGCAGCAAACTTGCTCAAAATCTTTTGGCGATAAAGTTCTTGGGGAATGCAGGCAGTCATACGTTTGATGAAGTTCGGATCAAAGATATCGAAGGTGCTTTTGAGATTATGGACTATGTAGTTAGCGAACTATATTCAGATAGGGAGAAAACCATAGAGACAATACGAAAAAGCCTTAACAAAAAATTCGGCAACATGCAGTGATTTGTGTTTACCTAGAAGCCCTCATACAAACGAGGGCTTTCTATCTACATCACAGGACAATCATCAAATTCGCCACTTCTTGCGTCGTTGATAATGTGAGTGATGACACCAAACACGGCAGTACTGCCAGTGCATCCATCGTCATCCTTTGGCAATGCTTCCTTCTTGCCAGTTCTTAAATCCTCCAGGTACTGACGCGGATACTTACGGTATTTTTTTACACGAAATTCCCCATCAATAGCACATACAAGCAGTGAACCATCAACCGGAGTTAGTGAAGAATCGACCACCAGCAGCGCCCCCTGCAATATTCCTTCGCGGTGATGGCTATCAGCCGCTCGCAGGAAGTAGGTCGCTGAAGGATGTCTAATTATCTGCCGATCAAGAGAAATACGGCTTTCAACATAATCCGCTGCAGGAGATGGGAATCCCATAATACTCGCCTCTTAATACTGTATGTACATACAGTATATGTTGGAGCGACATGTTTTTAAACTCTGTCTCTTAAAAAAGATGTTAATAAGATGCTAACTATTGACAGGTATAAAATATACAATTCAAACAAACGTTATTTTTAACAAATTTTTTCTTCCCATTGACTTTTTCGAAGGCCTTGTCCGGCCTAAAGTGCGCGGAAGTCACTTTTTCCTTCCTGAGTTATCCACAGACTTATGCACTTGCATGAAAAATCTATACACACTATCTTGATTCGCAAGACACTGATGTTGCAGTATTGAGGGTATGTTTGGTTAAAAAGCAGACATTAAAAAGCCCAGTTGACTAGACCGGGCTTTTTAAAAGGAAACGGAGTTTGCGTCTCTGTTCCTGAGCCATAAGTATCTGGCGACTGAGTTAAGATTAACCGAATGTACTGGATTCATCAAGAAACGTAGAGTGGTCATACCTAGTAACAATGACCATTTACTAAACATCATTGTTCTCAAAGAAGATTTAAGTCCAGGTTTTTGGTGACTCTCAAACCTTACCTTAACTCGAAATCGTGCCGTAAGTATCTGGCGACTACAGATATTGCAACTGCAAAGGCAAGCTCAAAGGTATTTGCAGCTAGGCGCGATAAAACTAAGTGAGGCCTGTTATGCTTAACTTACTTTTCAAAATCGTGCCGCCGATGTTCGCGATTATCAAAGCGATCATTGAGTACGTAAACCAACGTCCATAACGCTTGTTGCTACAGGCCCCATCAAGAGCATGGGGCCTCTTTATCGTACTATTACTTATTTTTCTGGACGGATTGAGTTGTTCACTGCTCTGGCAATCTTCTCCCGCAATTGCTGCGTTCCGTGATACGTAACCGCAATATCCCGCAATTCATTCACTAGTTCTCGAATCTGGTGATCTTTAAGCACATTATTTGGGTGATGGGTAACAACTCTGGTCAATTCGCCGTTGTCTTTTGCTCTTACGTATGCAGCTCTTGTGCATTCGACCCATGTATTACCGCCTACATTAACTTCGTAGATTAGGGTGGACTTATCTGTTAATTCGGAACAAATACGAGCCGTGATCTGACAACTAGAGCACTCGCAGTTATCGCGAAAACCGTGATCTACTGGTCGCGAAAGAGGTTTCACTTTTTCATCCAACTTCAACACAGCATCGTGATAAGCGTTCCAGCCATCATCTTTACCAAGTTGATAAACATCTAAAGGTTCCATGTAGTCTATATCGCTACCTTCTTCATCTGATCTATCTGGTCGCTTCCCTGGTAATCGCTCATAAAAATGCTTTCTGTCTCGACGTTCGGCTCTTAGCGCCAACGCAAGATATTGTTCAAGCGAGGTATTCGCGCCAGCAATAATTTCATTGAGAATATCTTCTGTGAGATCTTTCGCTACCGTGCTCATTTATCTCTCTCAGTATGTTGCGATTGCGTAAATTTGATGGCATCAAGCATTTTCGATGGCATCAACTTAACCCGCGACTTTAATTCGGCTCTTCTCTGTAATGCGGTCAATAATGTTTTCGTTCTGACACCTTCGTGTATCCTCATCCCTGGCACAAGGACTACATCGCAAGGGAGGTTCTCAGGTGACAAATAATTTTGGGCATCGCTAATCAGCCGTGTAATCTCTCTTTCAAGCCGACCGCCTAGCTCTGTTTTGGTGCAATGTTCTGACCATTCTCCAGCCTCAAGCAGCGCGAGAATGCTTAAAATATCGTCCAATAGAACAGTGGTATTATCGACTTCCTTCTGAAACTCACCGGCTACTGATTTATTCATCATTCGTCATCCTCATCCGGGTCATCCTCATCACATGATGTGAGTAGTGGATTAGTCACTCGCCCTACCTGAATGGCGTAGCCACGCCGAGAGAGATTGCGCAGTACACTGTATATTTCGAACATCTCGGTTCGTTCGTCGCCAACATCAAGCTCAGATGCTATAGCGTGGCATTCAGCCGCGAGAGCCGATATTTTCTGAAATAACTCTGCTTTATTCACTCTTCGACTCCTGCGGCGGTTCTGGTAGCTGCATCCAGTGTGTGACGTTGCGGCTCTGCGTTTCGAAAAATTCATCACCATCACGGACGACATCAAAAAACTCACCGTCTCGATATTGCGCATAAAGAACAAATGCGCCATCACATAAAATAATTACGTGCTGACCATCATCTGGCATTCGCTCACTACAGCTTATCCATGCATCCTTAATGCCCCTATCTTGACTCTGAAGTATGGCTGCGCGGCAGGCGTTCCATCCTCTCACCTCTGCAATAGCGGCAACAGCATCAACCGCGTACATGCTAAGAGGATTAGGCATTGGTTTTTCTTCCGGTACTACTGGAACGGGTGGAGCGGCGTAGACCTCAATAATTCCATTATCAATAGGCCATTCTCCATCCTTGAGATAGTCACTTGTGCCTTCAACTTGCTGTTCTGCAATGTGGAATGCACCTATTGGTTTTGCTTCCAGCGACGCCAGGGCAATCCGATCGGTGGCAAGCTCTCTTTCAAGATATTCTCTGAATCCAGAAGAAATCGTCGCAGTTTCCAACATTCTCTGACGGACATCTTTGCGATCATTAATATGATCAATTAGTTGTTCTTTAGTAAAGGTGGTCATTTGCTATGCTTCAATACACAAAATCTGTTTTAAATTCATGGTTGCATTCTGGACAGCATGTTTCGTAACCTGTTATTTCTTCACATGCCTGTTTTGCTCCAGAAAACTCCCAGAAATCAGCATCACAAAGTAGATCGAAATTGATACCGCATTTCGGGCATTCGGTATCAAGTGATAGACTCCAGTAAGCAGGGGTATTTTTATCCATATCACTCACTCTCCTTTGATGCGAAGGCCACTGCGTGATCATGATGTTCAAGTGTGTATGCGCACTCAGCAAACACCTCTACGCCCTGCGCTCGTACTTCAACTAGGAAAGCGTCGGTAGCTGGAGTTTCTATGCACTGCATTTCATGCAGTGTCTGCATGTCTATAAAATCCCCGTCAGGCTCTGTGATAGTGGCGTTGTATGCCGAGTAAATTTTTGACGCTTCATTTGCCAGTTCCTCAGCCTTAGACCTCAATGCCACATTCTCCGCCGCCAATGCGTCTCTCTGCGCCCGTAACTTCTCAATTTCGGCAGCCATGTAGTAACCAACCATAGCGAAGGTGGCGAAGGGATAGTCCGACTCATCAGGAGACACTGAGGCCATTAGCAGGCCATCGTGCATGTTCTGGCTTCCATCAGTGATGGATACCGCATAAGAATCGCTGTTTTCCCGTTTATACAATACGACGACCGGGTTCTTGATTTTCTCTCTCATTACGATGCCTCTAACTTGTCTAACTCTTTCAACCCTTCACGTACCGCGTTCACAATGCGTTCAAGATACTGGTATTTCGGGTTTGGTATCGTTGGCCAGGAGGCATACCACGGATCATCGCCAAAGAGATTCAGCAGTTTGTTACCGACGCCGAAACAACAGCAGCTTTCTTTTACGTCATCGGCGTTTTCCGCCTCGTCCCACATTTCACGAGCCAGTACGGCGTCGATTTCTCTCTCTCTTCGTAACTTTATTATTTCTGACTTCACGAAAAGCAGATTTGCATCGTTGTCATCGTCGACCGTTCTTGGCAGTTGAGGGTCGAAATTGTCGATTAGATAGTCGTTGCTGACTCGCTTGATGAACGTCTGCACATCATCACCGCCCATAGCAAACCAAGCCGCAGTCCACGCTTTTCCGTAGCAGGTGATGGTGATTCTTCCCTTACCAGATTCGTAGTTTTCAATCATCACTCGAACCGGATCGAGACGTTCCAGATCTGTCAACACAAAGGAAAGAACATCTATTTTTTCGACCTTCATGCAGCCTCCCACGCGCTCCAGATCAGCGATTTGTGTTTTTCATAACGTTTGATGAGTACCGGTTTCAGAAGCGCAATACCTTCAGTGACTTTCGCCATTGCGCTTAATAGCAACGGGTGTTCTATACCTATCCTCTCCATGTACTCGACAACATCAGCGTTGGTACCAATCTCCTTCCCGTTAAAAAGTACGTCCAGCATCAGCTCTTTCTCTGCAAGGTAGATAGCTGAAAACTCAGGATCGCGACTCACGATAGAAGAGGTATTGTCGAGCAGGTCAGCCAGCTTGATCATGCGCGTCTGCATGTCGAGATTTTGCTCCAGCTCCCGGACATTGATGATGAAACGCTGTATTCGATTGCCGTCTTCTGGCCTTGCAATATTGGTCAGAGCCTGAACCATTTCAGCTACGCGCTCACCGAAGTGATCACGTACCATCTCTGTGGTTACATTGGTGTCTTCGACCACATCATGCAGAAGCGCCGCGATCTGCATCTCCACGGTTCCGTCATGCAATGCAACAATCTCTCGGACAGCAACCGGGTGATTGATATAATCTTCACCGGTATATTTTCTTTTCTGGCCAACGCCACCATGAGCGCCAGCGGCGAACATGTGTGCTTCGGAAATGCGAGACATTCTTAACTCCATTGTTTTCTAGTTGTGGTTATTTTCACAAATAAGAAAAGGTAGAAAACAATTTATTTAAGGCCATAACTTATGGCCTTTATTTATTTACGATGGGTTGTGCTCGGCATTAAGCTGCTGGATGAGATATGAGGGAATTAATCCAACCGGAGGCTTCCAGTAGACACCCCCTTCCCACGTAAACCCCATGCGATCAAGCGTATCTATTGCAGCTTTAGCGGACACAGCTTCACCTGTTTTGAATGCGGAGGCTACTCGACGCATTTCCTGCGAGGCTGCCTTCCAAATCTCCCAACGAGCCTGCATTGTTGGCGAAATGTACTCACCATTTGATCCGCCAATTTTTAAAAGATTGCACTTCCTTAAATTCTTACAACACCATGCCTCAAATCGTTTTCGATCAGTCATTTTTACTACCTCGTAATTCCTTTACTTCTTTTGCAAGTTCATAAGTGATTTTGCAGGGAACAATCGTCGCCCAACCCTTTTCGTGGCTATCAATGACCATCTGAACATGAACGTCAGAAATAGGCCGTTCTGGAAGACTGTTGAAGGAATCCATCTGTTCCTTGATATGCAGAAACAGCCTTGCAAGTTCCATTTGCTCACTGCGAGACAGTGGGTTTTCAAGTGGCTTTTGTACAAAAGCAGCAATACGACCTGCATCAACGCCAAACATTAGCGTCCCTCACTATCTTTATCTTTGGAATCCACTTGCTCCATTAAATGTCTGACGTAATCGACAAGAGATCCGCCTGGTGGAATCTGGCATTCCTCGACTAACTGGAAGTAGATATCCGCAGCATTGCGTGTATTGCTACCCGTTCCAATTTTTTCTTCCCGGAGAGCATTAAGTTCGTTGACCAAACGATCACATTCTCCGTTACGCTGGTCCACCACAGCCTCAAGTTCAGCGATACGTTCGCCTGGAGTCTTACCTTCTTTGCGTTGAATAGTGACGGTAAAATCACCCATTTCAGGAACGTTGTACAACAGCTCCAGATAGTTTCTGGCACCGCTACGGACGAACTCACCCGCGAACATAGTGGCGAACATGGCTGAGGCCATTTCACCTTTGAAAAGTGATTCAAGATCTAATGGATTTCCGGCAGCCAGAGCCTTTTTTGCTGTATCAATGCCAGCCATAAATACATCAAATCCAAGAGCGCGTTTTTCAAGGCTTTTCCACTGCTTACTCCAGCGTTTGGCAACATGTTCAACGAAAAGCTTTGCTGATGTATCAAAGTCACCCTCAAACTTAACAACATCTTTATCGATGATGATTGCTCCAGCAGGCTGATCAAGTTCTCCTCTCATACAGAATTTGAAGGGGGGCCGTGAATCATCCCATGCCGTAAATCTGTAATTTGTCATGTGCTTTTCTCTCGTCTTCAACTAACTACATTCTTACATATTTTAAGTAAGTATTTACCTATTATTTTACGCGTTTGAAGACATACACGCTGACAGTAACCCCCGTATCAGCGAACTCACCAGTGAAAGATTTCCCCTTTGCATAAACGTAATTATCCAAAGTCATCCAATTAAGCGAAGGCGAGTTTCCCGGCAACACGGCCACCAGCCTGCCTCCAACTTTCAGATGCCCAAGAGCAGATAGCGTGTGCTCTTTATAGCGATTAAAAGAGTAGGGGGGATTCATAACGATTTTGTCGAATTGATAGCCTGCATTACTCTCTGACCATTTCAAGAAGTCGCAACAAATCGTATTCGCGTACCCCTTTGAACGGAGGATATCCGCAAAAAGGGGAGCTAATTCTATGCAGGTAATATCTTCCCGGTTAGCGTCAATACAGGACAACAAATCACCACGCCCGGCTTCCGGTTCCAAAAGAGTTTCTCCAGGCTTATGATCGATCGCTCTCGCCACATACTCAGCGATTACATGCGGTGTTGGATAGAACTGGTGTGATTTCGCTTCTGGAACTAGCCCCGTATCAACGATACTGTTTATTGTTTGTGTCGCATCATAGGGGAACGTCCACTGACTGTTCTCCCGTACTCCTCCAATAAAACTTAATGTACGCTCCAACTCTTCCACCTGATTTTTCTGCAAACATGAATCAGAAAAGTACCAGGCTTCTTGATTACGGGTACGTCGTCCGTCTCGCAAAGCGATTCGTACAGGGTCTGAAATAATCTTATGAATAGTGCCAAACTCTTTTGGCGCTCGCGTTTTTGGCGCGGTACGACATGGTGCAGGTATGGCTGATGGCATACTGTGCGCCAGAACTTCATTCAACTTCCAGGCCACGTCAGGGTGGATTTCGAAGTGAACGTTACCGTTCTTGAACATCTTCACACGCATTAAATTGCCGTCGACGCTCACCCACTCACCGGTGTTGCAGCCATTAGCTCTGTATGCCAGGGATAGCATCTGCGAACTGCGATTAATAGTAATGAACTCTTTGTGCGCGAAGAAATGCAGCAATACCCGCAGATCGTCAATGTAGTCCTCAAGCTTATAATTAACACTTACGCTATCCCGCCAAAAATCAGTAATGCAATTGGCAATGATCAAACGTTCGCTAAAGCCGTTCGTTTTGTTGGTCTTATGTGCAGGACTCAGCACCTTAAACAAACCGTACACGCGCTCAGAAAGATATTTATGTCTGTCATTTAGAAGGCTAATCATCGTTGGTATGACAGTTTCTACCTTGAACTCGGGTACTCCAACGAACTCCTTAACCTTCATCTGGTAGCCAGTTCTGTCAGTTTTGGTGATTTCCTGCTTGCCCTCGATAAATTGCTCACGCCACTCCTCGCGACGGGAAGCTGGCATGATCAGCAGAACGTTAGTCATATCAGTGACCTTTTTCCAGTATTCAGCCCAGATGTTCTGCTTCACCCATTCGAGATCAGCCTTGTCCAGTACAATGTTATTAAAACGAGCGTTCTCATCATCTGGACGGTAGTTAAGTCGTAACAAACGATTAATCATCTTATGGCGTTCATCGCCATATACGTAATCATGTACCTGGCGCATGAAAGCGATCTCGCGTTCGCACTCTGCAACGATTTTATGGATGAGGTTAAGCTCTTTTCGATAGTCAACTTCTGAACTTGTTTTGAAGGTGTCAGTGATTGAAAGGGCAGTTGTCATAATCAAACCAGTAAACAAATTATTTTCTAATTGGTTTAATTATGAATAAGTTAAAAAGGGGATAAAGATGTTATTAAGGCGATGGACGTCAAAATTACATGTTGTTTTATTGTTACAACAACAACGTATTATGCTACATTGATTAGCGCTTATCGCTTAGCGCCTTCAATTTTTTCTACACTTCAATTGAATGCCTGTGACTGCACCTTAACCATTAAATTAATAGCCTTTCTTTAAAGAGGTAAAACGATGCATAAATTTATCGCCGCAATGCTTCTGACATTCGGCTCAATATCTGTGGCAAACGCCGAAGGATGGTATATAGCCAAGAACAGTCTTCCGGCAGTACTGTCAGATGACGGCAATTGGTATATTTTTATTGCCAGATCAAAGGGTAATGAACCTGGTTTATACTTAACACCATACAGATCACAAAAATGCACTACAACAGGCGAGTCAGTCCCCATGCAAATAAACGGTGTAAAGGTTCGCATGCATCAGGACTGCGACAGTGATATGGGAATATATTGGTATCCCTCAACAAGAGCAGGCACAAATCATATTTTTAATGAATTTATGAATAAAAAGAGCGTAACTTTTGATGAAAACGGCTTCATTATGCGCTTTTCTGGGTCTGGATTTGTCAATACCACCCGCACATTCATAGACAATTTATCTAATCCTGGTATTTAAAATAATATAAAAAGAATAATATTTTTAAAATTTCACTTAGGTAAGGAAAAAGGGGACGAATCCCCTTTTATTAATGTGATACTTGAAAAGCTTTATGTGGCTGAGTTGTCAGATTATGACGATGACTAAGTTCCCGCATCATATCTTCAATACGATTTTTCGTGTCGTCAAGCTGATCAGCCATTGCACCAAGCAGCTGGCGCACTGCCATCGGATCATAGCTATTTAGTGATGGCATTTTTAAGCCAGCCTGAGATGACACCAGGTTCATTGCGGACATCAACATTGTTAGAGAGGATTTGAGTCCGGCAATTTCACGATCTTTGTCAGCAATAATCGTCTCACTCTTGTTATCGTCATGAGTTCGTTGAGGCTCGCTCACCATATCCAAAGTCGCCTGCAACTTTTTAGCTCGCTCTTTTTCAGCAAGATAATGAACACCAAAATGGTGCGCCAAAGCGACAACCTGAATTGGCTCTTCAAAGGTAGACTTAAAACTATGTGCTGTTAGCACTCTCTCAAATATGGAAACGTCTTCTATTCCCCGAAGAATGGCTAACATTTTTACCAGCTCATTAGCACCCATTTCTTCAAATAGGGCATTTTGTTCATCAGCTATCGCTTTGCATTTCTCGCACATGTGTTTTTCCTTGATGATTAAACAAGTTGTTTTCTTATTGGCTTTATTGTGTCTGATTAGGAGAGGGGAACAATCGCAATGAAAAGGTGAGTGTCCACGTTGAAAATCAATGAAGACTTTTTGCGCCCTTCAATTCACGCTCAACATGTTCCCGGCACGGTTCATATTCGATGGAGTTGACGGTTATTTTTCCTGCGGCAATCAGCTTCACAGCCGCAAAGCAAAGCCCCTTAAAGGTGAATTTTGCCTGGTTACGTCCAGTTCCGATCACGACATTTTTCCCATAGCCACGGTCAATGAAAGCCTTCAAGAACTGACGATTGATAGTTGTGTATTTGCGCTTTACATAAACGTCGCCAAGAGAATCCAGAAATTCCCCCATAACAACACCAGATGTACCGAGAATGCGCCCAGCTTCATTAAGCCCGTAAAGTTCATTTGCGGTTCCGCAAATCGTATCCATCAGAATGGCTTTTGGCTTTGCATTTGACAGCGCTACTTCCAAAGCCTCATTTTTCTTTTCAAGGCGCTCGTTTTCTTCAACCTGATGAAGCAAATGAACAAGAGCTTCTTTGTAGGTACGAGGTATCGCTGGAGTCACAGCTGCGCCATATATGGACTCCAACTCTCTCCAGCGATCAACTAAACGTGCCGTAAATTCCGGCGACAGCTGCGCAACTACGACAATGCTGTCTCGTTTGCCCTGATCGCCTTCAAACAGGTACATCGTCGAAGGGCGACCTGCGGTGGGCTTTTCCACCATTGGTGGAAAAGTAATGACGCCAGTTTTTACCAGCCGTTCTATGGTGCGTTTAACGCTGTCGTGACGACTGCCAACCAACTCGGCAATCTCCTGACTGGTCATTGAAGGCTTATCGTGAAAACCTTTGGTAGTAGAAGTGAGTGTTGAAATCTCAAACATACGCGCTCCATGAAACAAAAGGGCCATAGTCGGCCCTTGTTATTAACACTTTGCATTACGGATTAGAGGGCGAGCGAAGTAGATCGCCAGACCAACAAGAACGCCATCAGAAATGACAGACATGATCTTTCCCGTAAAATCCACCAGCACCGCCATCACCAAAAGAGCAATGACGATCACAAGCCGGAATCTCTCAAGCATTAGAGATAAGCATCCAGTGAAAGCTGGAGCGCCTGAGCGATTTTTTTCAACACCAACTCTTCCTCCTCGCCAATACCGTCCTGATCGGCAATATCAATACACAGACACAGAACATCTACTGCATCATTAGTCCCGGCCACATCAGCCAGTTCACGTAAAGCTTGAGCATTAGCTCGGCGTGGTGAGGCTTCGTATTGAGCGCGGATATTGGCACTCATCTGGGCTATCTCAGCAGCAAACGGAGAAAACGCAGGCAGAGCTGCAATTGTTTTCTCAAGAATGGAAATTTCTTTTGCATCGCATGTGCCATCGGAATAGGAGATCATATACGCGCCCCACACAGTGGCTTCAACCGCATCACGGTTCTCCATTTTTTTGACTTCGATAACAGCTTTACGAGTTTTCTTTTTAAAGAAACCTAACATGTGTTTTTCCTATATGTTATTTGTCAAAACAAGTTGTTTTCTAAGTGAAGTAAACAGAATTACATGAACTATGGCTTCTAAAGCCTCAACTCCGACACGCATTAGAAATAGCCAAGCACCGAACCGACTGGAAACATAAAAATCCCAACTACACGAGCCAGAGTCATTCCAGCCTGAAACTGGAGATCCCCAGAGCAAACGAGTTTTACAATGTTTGACACCCAACCTGCGGCCATGAGAGCCACAATAACCAGCCAAATTTTTCCAAAGTGATTTGAAAGCCAGTTCATGCAACAGCCTTAATCGCAGCATGATCCAGAGTAACTGGATGAACTTGAGGTATCGCATCCACCGACATCCCATCCAGAGAGACAGGACGCTCCACTGGAGCGGTGGAAATTGTCGTCGGCTGACGTGTGGTGGAAGAATCCTGCATCAAAAGGCTCTGGCCTGCTGGGACGGCTACCGTCGCCAGTGAAAGCAAAATGAGAGCGTAGGCCATTGGTTTCAGCCTCTTTCTTTGAAAATTTTCCATTCGAACTGTCCTTGTTATTTTTCTCCTTCACTAAAGGACGTACTTTTTTCGCCTCGCGTGAAGAACGAGAGGTAACAATCGCCCCCATATTCGCAACGACTGATGCTTGATCATCTAAACGTTTCGTCAGCAACTGAACGGTAGACTCCAGTTCATCAAGGCGTGACAAAGCGCGACCGCTAAATAGCTCGGCCAAAATTTGACGTAAAGAGCGTGGGCGTTTGCTTTTAGTTGCAGAAGTGAAATAGGTTTGACGTGCCATTAGGACTCCATCCAGTGTCAGAAAGAGTTGCGGCTGGCATTAACCAGCCGCCTTTCCCGTTCCATCCTGGAACTGTGTCTCACCGACACATTGTCATCCTGACGGTGATCAGAATACCTTAATCTAAATAATAGGTAAATACTTACTTACTATTTTGATTCAAAAAACCTAAATCTTTTTTAAATGGAGTATCAGCGGCAGTGAATGCTGCAATCTTAGCAAGACGATCACAGATCTCGTTTTCACGATGTCCCGCATGGCCTTTAACCCACTTCCAGCGAACATTATGTCGACTTGCGGCCTCATCCAGACGCTTCCACAGATCAACATTCTTTACCGGTTTTTTATCAGAAGTCATCCATCCATTTCGTTTCCACCATTTCATCCACTGTGTCATGCCGTTTTTCAGATACTGGCTATCAGAGTACAAAATAACGTTGCATGGATATTTCAAACGCTCCAGCCCGATGAGTGCGCCCATCATCTCCATGCGGTTATTAGTGGTGCTATGAAAACCATCTGAGAACTCGCGTTCCTCACCACGATACTGGAGAACGATACCGTAACCGCCAGGACCACCCGGATTTTTAAGGCAAGAGCCATCACTAAAGATTTTCACGGTTTTAAGCTGGGGATTGAACTCTACGACAGGCGTTGTGTGATTGGTGCGGGGAGAATTTTTGTTTTTGGCTTTTTTGAGAGTTTTTGCTTGCGATCGGGCTGGTGTCTTCGTCGTCATATAAACTCCTGAATCAAGCGCCGCGCCGATTTTTTCCTCGCGCGTGCGCACACGCGTGCGTGTTATAACTTATTAATAATAAATTTATTTTTTAAAACCTTACTTCCCAGAAGAGGTTTTTAATTAATCTGAACTGAACGAACGAAGTGAGTGAAGTTCACCTCGAACGAAGTGAGAGGTTGTCTTTTCAGGTAATATCCTCCCAGGGAGGTGAGTACAAAAGTTCCTCACCAACCTGGTCGTTTCATAACCTGAAAAGTTATGGCTTAAGTCTACTGCCAGCTTAAGCTTGGGAAGTTATGGATGACAGCATCCCAGAACCGAGATCTTCCCACACTTTATGAAGGGGAGTACTGGATTCAACCTCTCGAACTTCCCAGACTCGACAATCATAAAGTGACCCTTGTCTCTGCTCACTCTGGTTCCCCCTTCCCCAGCGCCTAAACGGCACCGGTTCTACGCTGGTAGTGAGCTTTTTTTTAAACCTGACGCCAGTGACGCTACCCTCCACCCATCAGGTCGAGTCTCCAGTACATGGACTGAAAACTATAGTATCCTATCACTTAAGATAAATAATATGAATAGTAGGTACTTATCTATTATTGGGGTTGGTTACTTTCTCGCCCATGTAGCTGGACGTTTAAGGCAAACACCTCATTAATCAACTCACCTAACAGCTGTTCAACAAGTTCTTTATGCTCGCCAAGATGTAGGCATTTGAGTGCCCATTCATACAAATTAAACGCCCGCTCGCGATCTTTAAGCATTTCACGCGCCTGGGCTAGAAAATCGCTCTCAACGAGCGCTACAACGTTTGTTTGATAGACCATGTGTGTTTCCTTACTTTGCTACTCAAAATTGATTCTAGAGCGTCTGGGGAGGGTTTCTAGTGGGTTCTGGGATGTTGTCAAGGTCTGGCACGTTTGCTACAAAAAACCTGCATCTGTATATTAATATATTAGTATGTATTTATTTATACAGAAGCAGGTCCAAGAACACTCCCAGACAGAACTTAAGCTGCCTTCTTGTATGTTCTTTTCTTTCTGGAAACATTGGCAGGATCATAACCCCCCAGCTGTTTCAACACCGCCAGAGGAATTTTTCTAATCGTGTGTCCAGCTCCCTGACAAAAGCCTCTAAAAATCAGAAGCATACTTCCACCAGGGTTAATGTTTACCTCCACAAATCCCAAATTAACGTCTGGTTCCACGAAAGCCACACGACCTCCAGACAGAATAACCGTTTCGTTTGCGTGCTCAGTGGCCCGCTCATACCATTTTGTATCAAGGGATTGTGGTATAAGCATAACTGTAGTGACACCTCGTGCTTGTTCGCGTATTGCGGCCTCGATCCACGGGGAAATTTTCGAGTAGGGCGGGTTTAGGAATGCTATAGTGCCCGGTTCTCCCCAGTTGCTTTTCAAAGCATCACGCTCCACGCCTATGTAATTTGCAAGAAGAGCGTTGTCTTTGTTGCAGGCAACGTCCACATCGAATTGAACACCTAAGTATTTCTGGATAGCGTTAAACAACCATTGAGGTGTGCGCCATAGATCTCTAAGAGAAGGGTCACGCTCTCGTTTTTTAATTTTCTCAGCCGCTATCATTGAATCACTCCGTATAGGTAACTACTTACCTATTTTTTCATTTCCTCAAATGCATATCAACCAATAAAAAACGCGTCAGAACGTGCACGAGAAGCTTTCTGACGCGTTTTTTTAGTGCTGGGTATGCGATTGGCTTACCCAGCAACAAAATGCTCTCTATGGGCTTTATTTTGAGTAGGGGAACTTCATCCAATAGTGTACTCCGCTTTAAACTTCTTAATGATCGGCGACTCCACATTCAGTGTAAGATTTCCACCTTCTCGTAAAGCGACTCCAGTAGCAGGAAAAACAGCCATCATCTGACCGGCCTGCGTTGATGCTGTGTTGAGTGGATAAGGTTTTTCAGGATTGCTCATCAAAGCAATTTTAATACTGTTACTTGTAGCCACATTAGCCTCAATAATGTGACGCAATGATATTACTGTATAAACACTAATATCTGGACCACCACTAAACCAGTTTAATAAATTCAAAACCTTATCCTTTGCCTTAACTGGTGCTTTTTCATAAGCTGCAAGGAATGATTCTTTATCGAGGCCTGCATTTTCAAAAAATGACTGTTCTTTGTCGTCCAGTGTAAAGCGTGGACCTCTTGTGGAACGGATTTTTTTGTTGTTATTTTTTCCTTTATCTGACCTGCTAATTTGTTCCTCTGAAACAGAAATTATTTTATTTTGAGATATATCAGACTCAATTTTTTCCTCTTCTTCTTTATCGTTTACATTTAATGACTCATGTTCAATTTCTAACTCATTTAACGCAAAGCTAAAATCACCAGAGACCTCAGCGTCTATCACTTCCCCTACAATGTCATCGGAACTTACTGCAATACCTGAATCCAGTCCTTCAAGTAAGTTGTCAATTTCATCTGTATTTTCTACCCGCGACGCCTTTTGCACTGGTTCATCAAGCGCTTGAAGCATTGCTGTCAGTTCATCAAGGTCATCTTTCAATACTGCATTTTCAACGACACTCATTTCGTGCTCCTGTCAGTTGTTAAGTTGTTTCGTCACTGTGTATATTTTGATGAAACCTATCAGGCGGAAAAGTGTTAATTACAGGCAGGAAATAAATAGAAGGCGCATTGTTGGTCCTGTTCGCAATTTTTGGCTTGTAAATATACCATCAGGCCCACAAGAACTGTATTTTTGGAATCCCGTCGCAAAAAGGTAACATAGGCAGTTTTATAATTAAATGTGTTGTTGCAGTTGTAGAATACGCCAGGCTGTTTGTTGCATACTTTTAGTATTGACAAAGCCTACTCCGTAAAAAGTAGGCTTTGTTTAAAGTTATACTGATTCAAAAGGCAGTTTGAAAAAACCGTATTTATCTCTTGCCTTAAAGAAACACTTCATCATCAGATCAGTGTCATACAATGCACTGTGTGCCTTTTTATGGTCATAAATAAAACCAAGTGAAAACGCCAATTCTTCCAGACGAGGACGCTTGCCATCTTCGGTAGCCCATAAACCTGATAGCATAGTGTCTATTAGTGGTATGTCCGATAATACAATCCCATACCCTGAAAACTCGTGACGAATGAATGGAATGTCAAACGCTTCGCCGTTATGCGCAACCCATGCACTACATGTACCCATGTAATCGGCAATCTTTTTTGCATGGTCAGACAGCAACGGTTCGGTTGCCAGATCTTCGAGAGAAATGCCATGAACCGCCTGGGCTTTTGGATCAATGCTGCGACGCGGATTAAAACGCATTACAAGGTTATCGATGTGTGATTGCGACTCCAGTTCATAACGAGTAATGGCAATTTCAATGATTTTATGACCAGATCTGAAATCCAGCCCTGTAGACTCAATATCGATACCAGCGACTAACGTAGCCATTAATACTCCTTACAACTTCTTCGCGCCTTTCAGCAATGCGCTACGCACAAACTGAGCTGCTTTCTTCAATGCTTCTTCACCACTTTCGCAAACAACCGGATCGCGCCATTCGCCAGATGTCACATTGAGTACGTTTATTTGGTTATTATCAAGACAAACAGAAACATACAACACCGTTCCATTCGCGAGCTTCAGATGCATAGGGAACAGTGGCTTCTTGGCTTCGCCACTGAATTGATTCATTGCAAAATTAACGGCTTCACCAACTTGCGCTCCAACAAGTCCTTGCACCGTTTCAAATATGGCGCGAATTACCAAACGAGCCTCTCGATCACTTAGAAGCGACCTGGAATGTTCGTCTGCCACGCGAATAAGAGCCTCTGTCGTTTTCCGATCAAGCTCATCTTCCAGCAGCGTTTCAGTAAACATTTTTTATCCTTAATCCATTTTGAGAGTTCTATTGTTGCAATATTGGAGAGGCGAACAATTTTCAATGAACGGTCACGCGGCCACTGAATCTTTTTTCAATTTTTTCAACGGCGTTATCAATCATCCTGAACACGGATCTGGCTCTTGCTTCGACTGTTCGATACCGCTCTGAAATAATAAATGTTTGCAGATCTCCCCTCTGCGGATGCAGGTGGATTTTGGTTAATTCCCCACACATAAGAGCGTCTATACGAGCAACATAGAGACGATCAAGAGAACCTCTCTGTTCACGTTTGAAGTCGTCGTCGGTCAATGTGACTCCCGGGCGTAAACCAGCTATGGCATTGAAATTTGAAATTGCCGTATCGTGGCAAAACCTTTCAATGTCGATTGCTAACTCGATACACCTCTCTTCATTGGTTTGCCCAACAAGATCTAGCGTGTAAGCCATAACATCAGCAGGAGTTCGATCAATCACAAAGCCTTCAACCCCACGGGTAATCACTTCGATGTGCTTTGCAATCTCCATCTGAATTTGAAGACGCTCGTAAAGCGGCATTTTTGCGCCAACCTTCACACCTAAGCTACTCATAAGTCTGCCAACCCCGGCATCCACATACGGAATGCCAAAGTGTTTGTCGATGTATTTTGCCAGGGTTGTTTTACCACTGCCCTGTACACCAGTGATCCCAATTCGGTAATCCATTACGCCCTTCTGTATACAATCTGCAAAAATCCAGGTTCTTCCTCACTCTGTCGTTGCGTATATGCCGTCTCCACTGGAGCAAATCCCAATGTGCGCATCAGCTCTACAGGGAAGAATGCATCTGCGTTTGGCACATCAACACCTATATGTGAAAGCCATATTTCTTCTACGTAAGGCATAAGAGTTGAATAAATCTGCCCGCCTCCAATTACCCAGATAGGCTCTGGAAGCTTTAGCACGTCTTCCACGCAAGCAGAGTAAAACCCATTCGGCATATGACCTTGTGAGCGCGTTAATACAAGGTTGTGGCGCTCAGGCAGTGGGCGTTTCAGACTTTCCATCGTCTTACGCCCCATCACTACACTTGCGTTTTGAGTTAGCCGCTTGAACAATTTCATGTCTGTTGGGCAACGCCAGGGGAGTACGTTTCCTATGCCAATTTCATAGTTGCGTCCTACAGCTGCAATCATCCTCATTGGCTTACCTCATAAATAATGGGGCGTTGGTGATAATTGGCTAAAGTCGATCGCAATCGCGGATCGTGGATCAGCGCAGCTATCAGCAACTCACCCTTGTGCTCAGCAAGCGTGCGTTTGATGTGCTTTTCAAAACTGACACCATCAGGAACAAGGTGAAGCCAGTCGTAATCAACACCAAAGTCTTTCAACCAGCGTTTTGTCTGGCCTTCAAGAGACTCGGAGCGACGGCTGATAAGCACGATCTCAGCACCAGAGCGAGCAAAACCACGCAACATGCGGCTGGTTGGAAAGATGAGTTCATCACCTGCAATAAAAGCCCCTGCATCAGATTCAGGCACCGACTTACGATGGCTGACGTTCGCCAGCACATCATCGATTTCACACAGTACATACATCCCTCTGGCCATATCACACCGCCACTGGAACCTTGATCCACGGAAGTGGTGAATAGCCAAGAATCTGAACACCTTCCCACTTGAAGTCATCTAACTCAGCCCACTCATGCGGGAAGATGACAACAGGGTCGGACTCTTTTGGCGGTTCGCGATTCAGCAGTTCCTCAACGCCTTCCATATGGTTGTCGTATAAATGAACGTCAAAACCAAAATGTACGAATGCGCCAGCCATATGGCCGGTGATCTTTGCGAGGAAGTGAGTGAGAATGCCATAACCAGCGATATTGAAAGGCATACCAACGAAAGTATCGACGCTACGCTGCACAAGACAGGAGTTCAGAATACGTTTCGGGATGCCCAGCTCGTCCAGCATGTTCTCTGTAATACCTCCATCACGTTCCAGAAGACACAGCATCTGGGTGTAAATGGATTCGTGGCCGTAGCGATTGTGTTGGATGCCTATGTCGGTGGCCATCGTCAGCCGGGTCTTAAAGTCCAGCTCACGACTCCACAGAGAAAAGACAAAGTGACAAGGTGGCAACTTCATATCTTCCAACTCGCCAACATTCCACGCATTAAGCAGAATACGACGATCGGTAGGATTGGTACGCAGTGTGTCGACGATACGCTGTAGCTGGTCGATTTCACGGGACAACACAACGCGATCTTCACTTATGCCCAGATACCCCTCGACCTTGTATCCGCGCTCACGCAACGTGTCGATTTTTTTTAAATACTCACTATTGCTAACGATGCGGGTGTCTTCCCACCGACGCCATTGCTTGCCATAAACCGGTCCTAAATCGCCATTTTCATCAGCCCAGGCATCCCAAATTTTGACGCCATTGTCTTTCAGGAACTGGATGTTGCCTGTTCCTTTGAGATACCACTCCAGCTCAACCAGAAGCGGTTTTAAATTCACAGCCTTCCCTGAAATCAACGGAACAGAGCCGCCAGTCAGTAAGTAGTAGGATGGAACGTAAGAAACACTCGTAGTGCCAGTACCAGTCCGATCTCCTGCTTTCACGCCTGATTTAAGTACCGTTTCAATTACTTTTGCATACGATGTATTAGCCACCTGGCCATTCGTATGCTCACCATTCAATAGAAGAGACACATAAACCCCACAAAAAGATAGATAAGTACATACCTATTATTCATAAGTGAGAGTTTACACGCGAAAACCAGGCAAGACCAGATGACAAAAAAAATGGTGGCACATGGCCACCAAAATATACGAAGATTCTCTTACCAGGTGTAGTTAGTACACAAAATTAATATACACACATAAGTAACTACCTACAATAATTTTTTAACTTCATCATATATTGCAGAAGACTTCGCCTGCGCTACAAACGCAGTAAGATCAACGTCACTGTATGTTGGCGATTTGAGTATTTTTCCATCTGAAACACGAAAGCCTATCATCATGTCTGTCCCGTCCGCATGGCGAAAACTTAGATCGTGTTTGTCGTATTTGCAGTTCTCTACAGCCTTTTGGCGCTCTTCCATATCCGCAGGCCATAATTTAGTCATGTTGGAACGATGAATCTCACGTACCAGCTCAACAACATCGACACCCAAGAAATCAGCGAGTCGATATGTCATCATGCACGCGACGTAAATTTTATTCATTACACGGCGTAGCTCCTGAATCAGTTCAGGATCTCTCATGGTTTTCTTTTCAAGTTTGTCAGCCAACTCTTCAAGCATCACAGCCGCCTGCTGAGCTTCTTTGAATGGAATAGCCATGTCATCGAACACAGTATTCTGAGGCACAAAGAATGTCTCAATAAAGCGATCAATGCTTTGTTCCTGCGTGTAGTAAGTCATACCTGTAGAAATACCACCTTTAACTGCGACCATTGTGCCTACACCTACATAGAGAAAATCAGCCATTGCATCCAGCAGCTGCTCAATGTCTCCTTTTTGTGCGGCTGGGATGCCTTCTATTACAGCTTCCTCATGAATCAATCTGGCACGGAGACGAAGTAATTCCGGTGTTGGCACCACACGACGCGGGTGTTGAAAGAGTTCATGAAACTGATCGACCATTTGGTAAATAGCTTCCGTCGCCATAACGTGACCTTCATTGATTTCATATGGTTCAGCCTTGAAACCAACGAGACGATCCGTGGCAATCTTTAGGTGGTCTTTCAGTTTGGTAAAATTCATATCGTTTTCTTTCCTTTATTAGAACTTGTGCTCCATTGTGGCCCAGCGTTACCAGGCCACATAACGCAATTTATAGGCTTACAGGTCCGCGAACTGACTCAGTGAGGCTTTGTCTACGGTAGAATCGATCTGACCTACCAGATATGTGCTTTGCTCTGCCTCTTGTGGTGCGATTTGCAGTGTGTCGGTCAATAGCCACTTATTCATCCAGACCAGCGGATCACTGGTAACTTCTGGGAATAACGCCTTAAGGCCAAGACGATTCATAGCCAGATTGGTGCGGTACTTTACGTAGCTTTTGAGAATCTCTGCGTTTAAACCAATCATTGAGCCATCTTTGAAGAGATAGTCTGCCCAGTTCATTTCTTGTTCGGCGACTGATTTCATGGTGTCGTAAATGACATTTTCTTCATCAGCAGCAATCTCTTTCCACAATAAACCTTCGCGACCTGTACGCATGAAGCGGATCATACGTTCTGTTCCCTCGCAATGCAGAGCTTCATCACGGGCAATAAAGCGCATAATTTTGGTGTTACCCTCAAGCAACTTCCGTTCGCCAAAGGCAAACGTACATGCAAAACTTACGTAGAAACGGATCGCCTCAAGCGCATTAATAGACACCAACGTGCGGAAAAGCTGACGTTGCAAAGGGTATGGCTCCCAGCCATATTCATTTACGTACAGACGCTCAAATTCCTTCTCACCTAACGACTGGCGATCGCAGGTCATCCCATAAAGCCTGTCATATTCAGCAGAGATACTGATCGCTCGGTTGATGATTTCTTCATCCGTAACAATACCGTCAAAAACAATGCTAGGGTCATCCACCATGCCACGAATAATGTGGGTGTAGCTGCGGCTATGGATAGTCTCAGAGAAAGACCACGTTTCAATCCACGTTTCCAGTTCAGGGATAGAGATAAGCGGCAGCAGCGTTGCATTTGGGCTACGTCCCTGAACTGAATCGAGTAACGTTTGATAACGGAGATTACTCAGGAAAATGTGACGTTCGTGGTCCCGCAGCTTCGTATTGAAGTCGATGCGATCGCTTGAAATATCAACTTCTTCTGGCCGCCAGAAGAAAGACAATTGACGTTCAATCAACTTTTCAAAATCACGGTACTTTTGCTGATCGTAACGTGCCACGTTGACAGATTGTCCGAGGAACATAGGCTCTTTGGTTGCATCATTAGCACCCAAACGGAACGTTGAATATGACATGTGTTTTTCCTTTTGCTTTTTGGTGTGTTTAAACAAGTTGTTATCTTATGTGTTTAAACAAGGCTTACAAATCAAAGAGAAGGTGGGGATATCCCCCACCATATGTCAGATTTTGCAGGCTCCGTCGCACTCATCTTCTGGCTCGACGGCTACAGCTTGCGCCAGTGGATTCTGCGGTTCGTCGTCATCACGCTTTCCTGCACCATCTCTGGTGTTGTGGTAGTAAAGCGTTTTAACTCCCATCTTGTAGGCAAGAAGCAAATCTGACAGTAGCGTCATCATTGGAACTTTATCGCCTTCAAAGCGAGAAGGGTCATAGTTGGTATTGGCTGAAATAGCCTGGTCGAAGAACTTCTGGATGATCGCCACCTTTGTCAGATAGCCGCGGTTGTCCGGCATATCCCACAGGTATTCATACTGTTCCTTCAATTTTTCAAACTCAGGCACGACCATCTTGACGATGCCGTCCTTAGAAGATTTCACTGACACCGGGCCACGAGGCGGTTCAATGCCGTTGGTGGAGTTAGTGATCTGGCTGGAAGTCTCACATGGCATTTGTGCCGTCAGCGTGGAATTGCGAAGGCCGTGTTTTGCAATTCGTTCACGCAGTTCTTCCCACGGCATCTTTAATTCAAAGTTAGTTTCGTCACTTTCGTCTAATGAAGAACGGTAGTGGTCGATCGGCAACTGGCCAATTGCGTACCTGGTCTGCTCAAACCAGTCACATTCACCTTTTGCTTCCGCAAGTCGGCAACTGGCATCAAGAAGGTAATACTGGATAGCTTCAAACGTTTCATGCACCAGTTTATTGCCAGCGGTATCAGAATAACGAACGCCATTCTTTGCCAGGTAATAAGCAAAGTTGGTTACACCAATCCCCAGGCTACGACGAGCTTTGGCAGGCACTTTCGCTGCATCCATCGGATAGTCTTGATAATCCAGTAGCGAATCCAGTGCAGCCACGGCATAGAACGCAACCTCTTTAAGAGACTCCAGTGAACGGATGGCTCCTAGGTTAAAAGCTGATAAAGTGCACAGCGCGATCTCACCGTTCGGATCGTCGGTAAATGTCAGTGGACGAGTGGGTAGGGTGATCTCCATGCACAGGTTTGACTGACGAACAGGTGCAAGAGCAGGAATAAAAGCACCATGCTCATTAATATGGTCGACGTTCGCAATATAAATGCGGCCAGTGGACGCTCGTTCCTGCATCAGAGATGAAAACAGCTCAACGGCAGGTACTGACTTCTTGCGGATTGAATCATCGGCTTCGTATTTATGGTACAGCTTTTCAAACAGATCCTGATCTGTAAAGAAGGCTTCGTACATATCAGGCACATCATGCGGACTGAACAGAGTAATGTTCTCGCCTCGAACAAGTCGGCGATACATGAGGCGATTGATCATTACTCCGTAATCAAGATGGCGAACACGGTTTTCCTCGATACCTCGGTTGTTTTTCACCACCAGCAGACTTTCAACTTCAAGATGCCAGATCGGGTAAAACGCTGTTGCTGCTCCACCACGAACACCACCTTGCGAGCAAGATTTAACAGCAGTCTGGAAATGCTTCAGGAATGGAAGAACTCCGGTATGGGTGGCTTCACCATTGCGGATCTCACTTCCCAGCGCACGTATGCGGCCAAAACCAATACCAATTCCAGCACGACGTGAAACGTAGTCGATAATTGCGGCTGAAGCTGCACTAATCCCTTTCAGACTATCCCCAGACTCAATCAGCACACAACTGGAGAACTGGCGAGTAGGAGTACGAACGCCTGCCATGATTGGGGTCGGCAAGGACAATTTGAACGTACTGGTGATGTCATAGAAGCCTTTGACCATCTCCATACGAGTTTTGCCAGCGCAGTCGTCTTCCCAATTCTGGAACAGACACATGCCCACCAGCATATAAATATGTTGTGGCCCCTCGTAGATTTCTCCAGTCACACGATTCTGGACAAGGTATTTGCTATGTAGCTGAACAGTAGCTGCATAACCAAAAAGCTCATCACGCTTAGGCTTAATGTATATGCCAAGCTCCTCTATTTCTTCGACCGAGTAGTATTTCAGTAGATCTGCGTCATAAACGCCTTTGTTGACATTTTTAACAATGTGTTGATAGAAATTCGGATAGTCGTATTGACCGAATGCATGCTTGCGGATTTTGAAAATGTTCAGACGTGCGGCTACTTGTGAGTAGTTTGGTGTCTCTGGAGAGATTAGGTCCGCAGCAGATTTAACCAAAGCCTCATGCAACTGGCTGGTGGTCATCCCATCAAAAATACTGGCCGCAGCTCCCATTGCTACAGCTGATGCGCTTACGCCACGAATACCTTCTACGCCATACATTACGACGCGGTTGTATTTTTCTTCGGATAACGGCTCTGTTTGGCCGTTACGTTTTACGATGCTTATCATGTATCACCAAATAAAAAGGGCCACTAAATGTAGTGGCCCATGTTAATAGATAAGTACTTACCTATCAATCTGGTTTATATAAGTGACTTGAGCATTTCACGTACCTGACGGAACTGATCTGTTTGCATACCGGTATGGATGGCTGCCACAGCATCAGCCAAATGTTCGTTTTTATTCACGAGCACATCCTGTCCAGATTGCTTACGACGCAACCACGGTGCTTTAGGGTGTTTTTTCGTAGCCCACTGGATAATTTCTTCTTTCGACGTAGTAAGTTTGTTACCGACAAAATGTTTGATTTCGTTTGGTGTGACCTGTATCAATGGCTTGTCCACACACGCTAGTACGCCAATGCAGATGCCGTATGAAGTTTGCGCACGACTGGACTGGCTACCAACCGGCAATTCGCAAAACACCATCTGAGCCTTCTCGATTATGGGCTTGGCTGCACGCCAGATTTCGTTCGCGCGGCGCAGATCGTCGCTGTTTACGCGGACCGTCTTTTTGTTGCTTCCCGCTTTAGTTTCCACAAGAGTAAGGCCTTGAATCTCAAGTTCGTCCGTTTCAAGGTCTAAAGTGCCCACAGCAAGCCCAAAGTTGCTCATTGAAGGGTCTACACCAACTACGCTGATTTTTTTACTCATATGGCCTCCTTACCATGTTCCCCATACAGGGTTTTCCAATAATCTCGTCTCTAACGATTTGACCACTGTTGCCGTTTGCAATGTTGCGAAGTCAAAAGATTCGGTATTGTGCGCGACGGCCTTATCGTCGACATGTTTAACGCTTTCCAGAATGAAATGACGCATGATATCCATCAACAGCCTACTGTCTGCGCTATTGTTTGCTAAAACATGAGGTAGCTGTAGTTCGATTTCTGCATTTTCTCCATACTTCCCAATGAACTGTAGTTTGTCCGCACTGTACTTTTTATCCCTTCTTTCGATAAGGAAACCGGTAAAACCATCACCTGGCGATGCCAAACTATCCGCTCGCTTATTGGCAAATCGAATAAGGTTCGTGAAAGCCATACAGATATGTGCATCCATTGCCCCAAAGTACGCGTCGCTTTTAATGTTAAGACCTTCATTTTCATGGGTTGCAATAAACCCAGGTCCGGTGTCGGGAATATATCCACCTTCAACAAAAGGATTGATCAAGATCGGGGCAGTACATCCAGACGGCAGGGATTTCAAACTTTGCATCAATGGTGTCTCGGATATTAGGCCAATCAACTGAGCAAATTGCGCTTTGTCGATATTATTGCTGCCCCACATAATGCCTGGTGCCGCACCATTGTAGGTATGTTCATTGATCAGTTTTATTGACTGCATCACCGCAAACACCTGCAAAAACTGCGAGCGGCTTAATTTAAACGACATAGCTGCGCCCCTCTTTAACTTCGACAGTGATCGTTTCCCGGAACCATGACTTCATCTCTTTATGGGAGATAATCAGCACAGTACCCCGCTCGCGAGCTTTGGACTCCAGAATACCCATGAGGCGCTCAAGACCGGCTGTATCGAGTGCATCGTCAATTTCGTCGCCGATAAACAAATCGATGTTTTTACTCGCCCGGTTACTGACCAGATCTTGCAATGCCAAAGAACACGCAATGCGAACCTTCCGCTTCTCACCACCAGAGAGGGTCTGGAACGACTTACTTGAACCTTTCTTCTGCACACTAATGTTGAATTTGTCGCGATACTCACCTTTTTTAGTGACATCCATCGTCGACCACTCAGCAGTAATATTCCCGTCAGACAACGTATTGAGATACTCAGCGGTACGTGCATTAAGGAAGGGCGTAACTGACGTCAAAATGTGAGAGCGTACCCCTGCTGGCGAATAAACCTGACGAGCTTTCTCTAACAGCAATGATTGCTCCTGAATGGCCTTCAATTCGTCTTTCAATGACTTGTACGCTGATTTGCGTGTCGCAAGGCTTTCCTCGTGTCTCGCGATAAGAGCAATAAACGGGTTAATCTCTTTGGTGATCCGCTCAACATCAGCACGAGCACGAGCAACAAGCGACTCAATAGCAGCAACCTCTTTCTCCCGATGGCGTAGAGAAGAAAGTTGCTTCGTAAGCTCTTCGATTCTGGTAATGATGGCGCTCACATCAGGTGTGGCTTTGACGAGAGCAGCTTCGATGCCTAATGCTTTCTCAAGATGCGATTTGTGCTTAGCCATAGTCTCAGCCAGCGTTTTCGCCTGCCCAATCTCCTGCCGCGCTTGTTCGATGAAGCTTTCCTTCACGGTTGACAAATCTTCCTCGCAGTAAGCTTTGCCACACGTTGGGCATGGAGCGCCAACTTTAGTGTTGACCTCTTCCGCTTTGTTTTTGAAACTACGGGCACGATTCATCGCGTCATTTTGGCTTCTTTCTGTAGCTTTGATGCTGGACCGAATGTCAGTTATCGCACCTCGAACTTTGAGCAACTTAGCATCATGCTCTTCTTTTGATGCCAATTTATTGCGCTCACTTTCGATTGCCTTCTCGGTATCACGGATTTGCTCGGGAAGAGTGCGGATCTCAAGCTCGACTTCCGTTAATTCGACCTCGGCACTGGCCAACCCAGCCAGGGCATCGTCATAGCGCTTAGAACGTTCTTTTTCCCATGACTCAGAAGAGGCTTTTGCGGAATCAATTTCGGACTGTGTGGACTCAATAGTGGAAATGGCCGACTCTATTTTGGTTTTGACAACATCCATTCGTGCGGCAGCTGCATTAGCACGTTCACGAGCGATGGCGTAAGCGCGTGTTAGTCTGTCTACACCAGCGGCCTCTTCTACGATGGTTTTGAGGTTTTTGTCGGACATCCCAGGTAGATCTGGCATTGCTTCCTGACTGGCGTAGATAGACGCCATGAACACCTCTTTCGATGCACCAATCAGACGTTCAACGAACTCCTGCGTCAGCGTGTCCTTGCCTTTGGTCATGTCACCGTCTTCACCGCGGATGATCAGCCGGTTCTTGAACTCTTTGTGTTTACGGTGACGAATGATCGCGTATCTCTTGCCTTCATCCTCAACAGTCACCATTACACGACAGTTTTTCTCGTAGCCTGTAGACAGCACGTCGTCACCTTTGACTCCATGCGCAGTTTCGCCATACAGACACCACATCAGGCTGTTCATCAAAGTAGATTTACCAGCGCCATTGCTGGCCGCAGAAGAATCGCCGCTGTTAACACCCTGAATGAGTACCAAGCCTCGTTGGTCTAAATCTACTTCGGCGCTTGCCAGCGCCATAAAATTTTCTACCTGGAGTTTTAGAAATTTCATTAACGCCTCTCAGAAACGACTTTTTTGCTCTTCGGTCATGCGAAATTCTTTGTGTGAAGGAAAATCAGTGCTGTCCAGCAGGCCTTTTCTGGCGAGGCTATTAAGATATTTCAAAAGACGAGCATCATTTTTGAAGTTCGATTTCTGAACCATTACGACTTCGCCGCGGCGCAAACGCGTCATGGCCCCGGTGCACCATCTGATCCTTCCGTAATATTTACTGGTCATACGGTCTCCGAACTCTCAGCTTCGGTAAGGATCTCCTGACACAAGGTGTCCAGCTTGCTTAGTTCAAAACCACCGTCAGTATCGTGAACAATTTTGCAGTAAGCAGATACAGACTCTCCCAGGCTATCAATTTTGCTGGTTTCAGTTGTGCTGGCTGTACCTTCCATCATTGATGATTTACGGATGAAGTTGCACACAACACCTTTCGCACCCATTGTTTTGAGGATATTCTGGTACTTAATGCCTTCCTCGTCGTTCTCGATTACGGCACGGAAGCGCACGTAGTTGCCGCGAATCTGGTCATCAGCAACATCATCTTCCAGGTTAATGAATTTAGGCGCACTGGTTTCGTAGTGACTGAAACTGCCGTCTGGGTTTACGATCATATATCCCGCCAGAGATCCAACATCTCCCCAATTCTGATGAGTCAGTGCACCGACACTGATAACTCCAGGAATGACTTCTTTGTGATTGTGGTAATGCCCACTAAGTACAAGACGAAAACCGATATCCTTTAGCTCCTGCGCGTCGATACCGACGTCAGGCATTGTTGGAATGGCTTTGTTAATGGATGTATGGATAACCACGTCGTGGTTGTCGCCTTCTACGCTTTTGCGTAATGCTTTCAGATCGCTGATAAGCTCCGCATGATTGTTACGCCAGCTAATCAGATGAACAGTGACATCACCGATTTTGATTGAGTGTGGGCGCTTGCCACATACGATTACCACGCCGATAGAACTCAGCGATGCCGCTGCGTTGGCGCTATATACTGAATCGTTAGTTTCAAGATCGTGATTACCGGCCAGCATTACTACTGTCAAATCAAGCTCATTGATAATCCACTTGTACGTTTCAGTTACGTAATGCAGAACAGAAGGGGACACAGTTCCTCGGACGTGAAATGTATCACCGGCAACCAACATGTACTTACAACCGGCCTTCTTCATGGCGATGGCTGCTTCTTTCGTTGCTTCCAACTGTATTTCAAGTCTGGAGTTAAGCCCCTCAGCGTTCGTCGTGGAGAACGCATCCCATTTGTGGTAGTGGCAGTCAGAAATGACGCCGTATGGCAAAGTCATGTGTTTTTCCTTTGTGGTTATTTTGATACAAATTTTAAGAGTAATAAGAAGGTAAACAACTATGCATAACGGTATGTTAGGAATGAAACGAGCGCCTTAATATACAAGATTTATAAGTAAGTATATACCTATTCCAAATGGCGTAACTTTGCTTTTATATGTGGCTAAAAATCAGACAGTGACACTGTAGAACGTCATGAGAGCGATTTTGATGAGGCGTAGTTAAACTCTACGCCATTATGCGTTCTGGAGGGTTACAGTGCGTCAGTGGGCTTTTTACGCGCTGCGTTTATGTTTATGACGCCAGCTTTAGGACGTGGATCGACAAGGTTCAGTTCTTCTTCGCTATGGTATTCAAGGTCGAACTCACGTTTTACATGTCTGATGTAGATTGCAGTGAGCAGGCTATCTTTGGTCAGGAAGTGTCCGTAGGATTTGCGGATCACTTCTTCAACTTTCTCGATTTTCTCACCACCCATGCAGAGGTGATTAAACCGGCTGTGTTTCCGCAACATCTCGTCAACTGGGCCTGAGTAAACCTTGTCTACTTTCCCAAAACGGATGATTTTTCCTGTATCTGCGGATACAAGGCAAATCAGTTTGTCTGGTGATAAACGATCTCGCCACGTTACTCCTGAACGGAGTGTGTTGAAGTAGGGCGCATCCAATCCGATGATCGGTTTACGAAATGCGAGCAATGGAACGTACCTGATACAACTATTCAAATGAAAGTTCACACCAGCCTTATCAAGTTTAATTCTGGTTTCGTAGATCGGGCACTTCGCTGCTATACCGCAGATATCACAAAGTAACTTCTGCTTATTCAGGTTGGAATTTGATTCGATGGTGTAGGAGCCGTCCTCAAGACGACGAACCCAGCGCGTGCGTTTTAGATCCATAATCGTTTTTTCAGTAGTTATTAGCCGATGCTACGATAACTCATTAGGCATACCTTAATCTGCATTTGCCTGTTTTACTTATCCCAGTTATCCACTGGATAGATCCAAATAAGAGATCCCAAGTAAGATCAAACAGAAGATCCAAAGAGATCCCCGATCGCCTCCAGGCGTTGCGGTTACTGGTCTGAAAGGGTGTTGCCATCCACTATGGAGAGCAAAGTAACCTCTGTAGAGAGCAGAATAACCGCTATGAAGAGTAAAACAACCACTCTGGAGAGCTGTATATATCCACTGTAGAGAGTAGAGCACATTGTCTTTTATGGATAACTTAATGACTTAATTCTTCATTAACATACTGATACACATAGATATATTTTAAACTCTACTCTTAGTCATGATTCTTATGTCCTTAAATATCCACAGAAGAGTAGAGTTACCTGTTCTTGTAATCCTCTGATTTTTATCCACAGGCCCGATCCAGTAATTCAGATCACAAAGAGAACCAAAGAGACCCATAAAGACCCAATAAGATCCCCGCCCACCTCAAACCGTTGTGCCATCTGCCTTCAGACATGATCGATATCCACTATAGAGAGCAAATAATCCACTATAGGGAGCAAAGCAACCACTATAGAGAGGAGAAAAACCACTATAGACGGTAGGATAACCGCTGTGATGAGTGCTACTATCCACTGTAATCAGCAAAGGCCACCAAAGCCGTCGAATAACAAGAGACATTTGGAATGAGCGAAAACGGCAATAAAAACATAGCGATCGTTGAAGCATTTTCAGAAACAGATAAAAAGACAGGCGAAGTTGTTACGTTGGTTCCTAACACTAATAACACTGTTCAGCCTGTTGCTTTGATGCGTCTGGGCCTCTTCGTTCCGACGCTGAAATCGACATCCAGAGGAAGAAAGGGGCAAATGGTCTCTATGGATGCCTCTGCTGAACTCAAACAGCTGTCTCTGGCAAAAGCAGAAGGGTACGAAGACATAAGGATCTCTGGCCTTCGGCTTGATATGGATAACGACTTTAAAACGTGGGTGGGAATAATCCACGCGTTTGCCAAACACAAGGTCGTTGGCGATACCGTCACGTTGCCGTTCGTTGAGTTTGTAAGGCTGTGTGGCATTCCGACCGCCAGGTCATCAGCGAAGTTACGCAAACGCCTGGACAGTTCGCTAAGCCGTATTGCCACAAATACCATCTCGTTCCGTAGCAAAGGCTCTGATGAGTTTTACGTAACGCATCTTGTGCAAACGGCAAAATATAGTGTCAAGCACGATACGGTCGAACTGAAAGCAGATCCCAAGATTTTCGAACTCTACCAGTTCGACAAAAAGGTTCTTCTGCAACTCCGGGCTATAAACGAACTCTCAAGAAAAGAATCCGCTCAGGCGCTTTATACTTTTATTGAAAGTTTGCCGCCTGATCCGGCACCAATATCACTAGCCCGTTTACGCGCCAGACTTAATCTGACAAGTCGCACTATTACTCAGAATGCGACGGTAAGAAAGGCTATGGAACAGCTGCGAGAGATAGGATATCTCGATTACACGGAAGTTAAGCGCGGAAACTCGGTCTACTTCGTCATCCACTATAGGCGGCCAAAGTTACGCCAGGCACAAATATCAACAAAAATCGATAATGATGAGACGGAATATAGCCTCCCAGATGAGAATCAAGATGACATTATCGACGTTGCGCCTGACGAAAAAGAAGGCAAAATGGTCATGTTGAGTAAAGAAGAACTGGCGCTTCTCGAAGAGTTGCGCAAGGCAAAGACTCGCAAATAGCCCAACCACTGTAGTTAGTAGTAAGGCTCACTATCCACTGTAGTGAGCCTTACTTATATCTGTAATTCGCTATCCACTATAGTGAGTATCGTTATCTGTTGATAACCACTGTAGGCAGTAGAATGCAAATACTGAATTAAATGTTAGTGATCACTAACACTGATGAAACAAGGGCTGCGAGGTTAGTGGTCACTGGGTATCTTGGAAAATTTACTGTCTATAGTGGTTGTTGTCGCCCTCATCTTTGAGCGTATCCACTGTGGCGAGTGGATATCCACTGAAAACAGCAAAGGCTTACTCACCATAGTGGATACCCGCTGGACATCTCACTCCAATACTCACCATAGTGGTTGTTTGATGCGAATGAAAGGCTGTCTACTCGCTACAGTGGTTAGCAGATATGTAGGAAGGTTTTGTTACTGACTACAGTGGATAATGAGCTGGATACGAATGCGGTGAGCAGACTACTCACCGCAGTGGTTGGTGTTATCAGTGAATTTTCTTCAATAAACCCCAGAGTGTCTGAGCCTTCGTTGCGAGCTTACCAGTCTCAGGATCAACCATTCTCCACTCCTTGCGCTGGTGGATGATGTATCCATCTTCACGCTCTAGCCGATCTTGTATGCTGGCTTTTTTGAATCCTTTGGAACGCCAGTATCCGCTTGTTTTCTCGATTTCCAGACCTGCCAGTGTCACCGCCATTATCCAATCTCCTTGCAGTCATCGAAAAGGTAGCTTTTTGTAGAAGCGTGAATGCCATAAAAGCCCTGGTATTTGTTGTATGTGAAGTGGTCTTCTCCTACTCCGGTCAGTTTGCCATTCCGATCCGAAAGATGAGGAGATGACAAAACACGATCATCACGAAGGACGTAAAACTGGTCACCGCTGTCCACTACCATTGCGCCATATGGCGCCTTTGTGATGTTGGTGATCGCGCCTTTGTTGATACTGGCAACTGACATATCGCACTCATAAACAGAGGTATCCGCCATTACCAAAGATGATAGAAACACTAGTGAGAAAGTTATCGCCTTCACGCAGCTACCTCGTAAATCACCTTAAAAGCAGAATTGAAGAGGAGTACAACGGCCAACGAATTGATTACTACTTCGTTGACAGGGGAAAGAACGCTGCGGATTACACCTGTAAACATACAATCCAAGACAAACATTGTTGATAATATAAGCAAGATGGCTTCTAAATATATCTTCATGATAGGTAAATGCTAACTTATATATATCGTAGTGTAAATTTACTTCAATGTAGGAATGCCAAGAATGCGCTCCAGGTGCTCTGCATCTTCATCGCTAATGTTTTTAACGTCTTCTCTATACCAGCAATCACTGTTACATCTGTAGACACCGTTACTATCAACAAAAACATTACTCGCATCATGCCCCGTGTATTCAATGAGAATACGGTCGACAAGTGCGTCAATCTCTCCTTCATCAAGACCTTCGCAGTTCAAGATGAACATTGGGTGAGTAGCGCAGCCTAAACTTGCTGAAATTTGAACCAGAGTTTTCATGTGCTTTCCTTTTGTGATTTGTACTTACTTATTATCTTCTCGCCAAAAAGGGCATCAATCTTCTTCATTAGGGAAGAACTTTTCGATTACGTTATCAACGGCTCTATCTATATGTAGAAGATGCCACACAACCATATCTTTACTGCCCATTCCACGGGTGTAGATCACGTCGTACTTGCGCCATGCGCAGTGAAACCAGTGTGCCGATTCGTCGATTGGCAAATCTTCCCCAGCCTCTTTAAAGTATTTCAGTAGCATTGCTTGTTCCGCCGTTGGCGTTGGTCCGATTTCCTCAGCGTACATACGGATGAATCGCTGCCAGTCAGCCTCGTCAGGCGTTGGCTCTGGAGGACTCATTTCAGCTATAGCGTTTCGTAGCTGATGCGCCCAATCAGGTTCAGGAAAGCCTTTTGATACTTCATCATCAATAACATCCAGAGCTGCGTTTGCGGCATCGTAGAGTTTCTTAATTGCTGTCACGGTTTACTTCTCCTTTTAAACAAATTGTTTTCTTGATGGTGATAATAACAACAAAAAAACGGCGTCCAACTGGACGCCTGATCTTCTTAAGTAGAGTTATTTCACTGTAATGAAAGGAGTGTTAGCGCCTTGAGTCATGTACTGCGGTAACTGACCATTCCATTTATTGATGGCTTCCAGTTCCATAACGTTAGGGTTCTGACGCAGAGCTTCACCGCGCAGACGAATGGCGTCTGCTTCTGCCTGCGCACGAGCACGGATAGCATCAGCTTCACCATTAGCCTGTTCACGCAGCATATTCGCCTCAGCTTTACGTTGTTCTACTTCCTGCTGACGTTGCAGAGTACGCTGGTTAGCCGTTACTTTGGCGTTGATAGATTCTATGACGGTTTTTGGGTAATCAGGCTTTCCAACCCATGACAGGCTCAGTACCTCAATACCAACCGGAGACATCTCTTTCTGAATATCTTTCAGTGCGTTGTCCAGCAATTGTGCCTTACCACCGTCGATAAATGCGTCAGTGGTCATACGGCTGGCCAAACGGTTTAGAGAGTCGGCAATTTTCTGACGCAGATCTGATTCGGTGATATCGTCTACGCCTTTGCGATAGGTCTGGAACACCGTCGTTACCTTGTCACGATTAACCAGATACGCAACGCCAATTTTGTGACCAATAGCAGTACCGTCACTCATCTGGAATGTGAACGGCTCGTCGTAGGTCTTCATTTGTTTGAAGGTCGGGAATACGTAAAGTTCGGTGTTAAGACCTGTCCATTGGCGACCAACACCAACTACTTCACCAATCCCTTTGTCTTCACCTAATTTGTTTACCTTGATGCCAACGTATCCTGGCTCTACGCGATCACAGCCAGTAAGACCCATTGTGCAAACAGCGGCCACGATCACTGCCAGTAAACCTTTCTTCATTACTTACTTCTCCTTCGAATTGATGAGTGACTTTAGAAACTTACGACCTGCAATAAACCCGATCACAGGAGCACCAAAAGCAACGATGATTCCAAGCATTACGGCAATGTCGCTTTTAGCAGAGATCAGCGACGGAACCAGCAAACAGTAGATGAAAACTACAGATAGACCTGTAACTACTGCCATAAGATAGAGTTTGATCATGTGTTTTCCTATGTGGTTATTGTGTGCTAATAATAAGTAAGTACTTATACATTTTCAACATACAAAAAAGGCGTCCGTTTGGACGCCTGATAATTAATCTTCTAGTTCTTCTGTTGGTGATGTCTTCTCTCGTCGGTCATCTATCGCCTGTAACGCAGAAATGATTTCTGCTAATGGCTTCTCCCGATACATCTCGACGATCTGCGATTTGGTGTATTTCTTGTCACCAATTTCAACTCGCCCGCTGGCGTTCTTTGGCAGGTATCCTTCTTCCAGCATGTACTCGACGAGCGATTCGATAACGTCGAGGCCACGAGTAGGATCGAAGTAGAATTTCCAGGTACATTTGCCATACGGTGGTGCGACTTTGTTTTTGATGCACTCTGCGCCTACGTCCTGGCCGATCTTCTCTTTACCATCCTTCATCACCGATGCACCAAGACGGATACGTACAGAAGCGTAGAACTTCGGTGAATCGCCGCCTGGTGACGTAGTAGGGTCGCCAAACATTACACCGATTTTTGTGCGAACCTGATTCAAGAAGATGATGCAGGCGTTGTATTTGCGTGCCCACAAAGCCAGAGTAGGGAAGTTCGCACTCGTCGCACGAGCCAGTGCCGTATTGTCGTTCATGTTTAGCTGATCTTTGTCTTTGGCAGTGCCTTCTGCCATCTTTTCGAACTTCTCGGCTTTGGAGTTCGGAACCATAGACGCAAGGGAGTCAGCCACGATACAGATAGGCGCTGATTCAGGGATAAGCTCTTCATCACGAACCAATTTAAGAATAGTGCCGATCAACTCTACAGAGTCTTCGAAGGTATCTGGCTGCTTGTATACCCACTGACCGTCATCCTCATCTGCGTTCAGGCCATTGGCTACAGCCAGGCCAACGTCAAAACTGTTTTCATGATCGAGGAATACCGCCAGACCATCTTGTTTTTGAGCGGAGATCATCGCTGCTGTTGCAAGGAACGTTTTCCCTGCACTTGGAGGACCAAATACTTCGACGATACGACCACATGGGAAACCACCATCGTAACGACCAGAAATAGCTTTGTTTAACGGGGGAAAGCCTGTATCAATCCAATGGGTTACTTTTTGAATTTCATCGTTGCTACCGATTTTCTTTTTAAGAGCAAGTGCCAGTGGGGATTTTCCTTTTGCCATGATCAGGCTCCTTTTGTTTCGTTGATTCGTTTTAAAGCGGCGGATTCGTCGAATGAAATCGCATCATGGTTAAGGAGTCTGGATACACGAGCGAGGATTTTTACGACCTGCTCACTGACTAATCCAAACTCGCGATCTGTAGCTTTCATTCCGGCAGCTCCCAGAATTGATGGCAGTGCGATGACAGCGTACTCACCATGATAAAAGACAATCTCTTTTGCCAGTTGGGCAGGGGTGGTTGTAGCGCCATTAATAATTGATTTAAGCATTAGCAATACCTTTCGAATGGAAGAACAAACACTTCAAGGTCTTCAAGGAACGAACGAAAATTCAGCTCGTAGCACAGTTGTTCGAATGCTTTAACGTCACGATTGCCTTTGATTGTTTCGATTTCGGTCGGCGGAAACTTCGTCTCAATCAGGTTCATTAGCGTGATGTTTCTCTTGAACGCTTCGAGCATTCGACAGCCTGTTTTCTCGTTGAAGGCATTCTTCGCTAGTTTGTTGAAGGCGGTTTTATGGCGTCCTTTGTCAACAACGATTGAGCCGTCGTTGATGCCGCGTACCATCGTTGCGACGCTTCCCCATTCATGCAGCAGCTCTTTCGCGCCGCCAGTCCCAATGCCACCAACACCGCTAATGTTGTCCGATTTATCGCCCTGTAATGCTTTTGCTTCCAAAAATGCGCGAGGTGTAGCGAATCCTGTCAGCTCCGCAAATTGCTCAAAATTAACCTGCTTGTTTTTGGCGTCTTCACGCAGGCTTACCCAGCTTACGTTTTCGCGAACTAACTGAAGCCAGTCGCTATCGCCTGTTAACAGATAGATGTGTTCAACGGTTGGCTGCGGTGCCATACGGGATACCAGCATCCCAGCCAGATCATCCGCTTCTGCATCTTTTGCAATGATTTGGTTAACACCAAGCGCGGTCATCATTTTGAGGATGTATGGCTTCTGGACAGCAAAGCCTTCCTTCATCTTTTTCATATCAGGATCGTCGTCGCGATTTGCTTTGTAATCAGGGTAAAAGTCGCGTCGCTTGTCGCTAAATCCGTCCCAAAGAATCATTGGTCTGGCATGGAGGATGGAGGCATAGCGACGAACGTTTTTAACGAAGCCGAACGCAGCTTGTACTTCCATTTCCCCGTTATGTAACTTGTCAGATTGCTGGTGGTAATAGCCCAGACTGTTACCGTCAACTAAGAGATAATTCACCGGTATACTCCTTCCAAAAAGTAAGGCGTCCGTAGACGCCTTACTGGTCACGTAATGGGATTACAGAGAGTCCAGTTCTCTCAGTAGGTCATCCAGACCTTCGTCTTCCTGCACAGACTCAGCGGCTTCGCTTGCTGTTACGGCCGCAGATACTGCGCTGGTTTCTGGTTTAAACTCAGCCTCAGCTGCACGCATGACTTCCTCTTCTACCAGGCTGGTAGGTTCGGATTTTGGAGTGTGAGCGGTGGCTACAGTAGCTGATCCTTCCGTATGACCAGTTACAGAGCCGAATCCTGGTAATGCAGCAGTAGAGGCTTTTGCCGTGGATGCAATGGCTGGCGCAGATGCTGCGGTGGCTGGTGCTGCGATACCAATCAGACGTCCCATAGTGCGAACAGTCGACAGAAGGCGAGTTTCGTCAGCCTGATTTGCGTATGCGATCAGATCATGTTGGGTGTTCCAGAATTTATCCTCGATGTCGCCTTTGAAGACTTTCCGCTTCGGTGAAACATCATATTTGGTGTCACGATTAGACCCTGTACGCTTAATCAGGAATGCGTAGCCTTCCTCTTTGCTAAGTGGATTGCCGATATCGTCAGCGATGTCTTCGGTGATTGCTTTGCAGATATCATCGAATACAGTTGACGGCAGTTCGATTAACTGGCATTTCTCTGCATCGGCGAAATCCTCACGAGCTGAAAGAATGCCGTTTACCAGGTAGCGAGGAGTAGCACGCATTTGACCGATGCGTTCTTCCATTGCTTTGTTACCCTTGTGACGAGCGCGACCTTCCATCACCATTTCGCATAGCTGACAAGCGCGACCGTGAGTATGTTGCTCACAAATATAAGCGTTGGTTGCTTCTTTACCTTCCTCGTTCTGATACTTAACGTAGTGCATACCGAAAGTCTGGAAGAACTTACCGTTTGGGTCGTCTTTATTCGGGAAGATACGAATGTAGTTGTTACCATCTTTTAAACGAGTTAAATCAACTTTATTGCCACGTTTGGCGGCAATGTCTTCACGAGTTTTGTTAAGCAAATCAAGCAATGACTTTGACATGTGTTTCTCCTTGTTGTGATTTTGGCCAATGGCGCTAAGCGCTTTGGGCGTTGGTTTCATCGTGGCTCTCACGAGCGCGAAAATAATAGATCAGTACTTACTTATTATCTAGATTATTTTATCGGGAGCTGATAAAGCGTTCAGCGCCAAGGCGTTCCAGCTCAGATATCGCCATTTTTGACGCCTGGACTATCATGTCTCGACGATGCGAAAAGGCAGCAACGGCATGTTTGTACATGTCGGCAATGTATCTGGCGTCATCTAGTTTTTGTCGCTTAGAAAGGTACTGTGGATTAGTCTTTACCTTTGCCTCAAGAACGGATTCATTGAATTTAATTCCGTTCATACTCAGGTTCTTACGTTCTGTGTCATATAGCTTTGCTTCTACTGCTTCGAGTGAGAGTTTAGCCTCTGCAACATCTCGATCTGCCTGCGCTAGCTTTGACCCATACTCCATTAAAAGCCGTGGCTGCTTACGCCATACTTCCTCAAGATTGTCGCGGTCGAACTCCAGATCGGCCATGATTTTAGAAAAAATATCAGTGTTCACTCTAATAGGTTCCTACTTATGAAATCTGTATCAATTATATCAAACAGTGAACGGGCTTATGGAGTGATGTCAACTTTGTTCAGGGGAAAATATTGAGATCGGCGAAGGTAAGTAGTTGTCTTATTTTGGTAAGCTGTGCTGACCATCTTTAGGTCACATACATGAGATGGATGGGTGGTGTGGCATGAACGGATGAAATTCAGTCGCCGTTGACAGATGTCAACACTGTGAATAGAATACTATTATCGGAGGCGAATGAAGCAACATCCGAATAAGCATATTCAAGCAGCCATTGACTATGCATTAAGTAAAGGCTGGATCTGGGTAGCAGCTGGTGGTTCTGCGCATTGTTTTTGCAGACTGCGATGCGGTAATCCAGAAGGTGAACACAAAACTCACCAAATGAGCGTATGGTCGACTCCGGGTAATACCGAAAACCATGCCAAACAGATCAAACGAACGGTTGATCGTTGTAAATGATTTCAAGGCGGCAATAGCCGCCTTTTGCAGAAACTGTCCAACTATCTTCAAAGGAATACTATGGCGCTTTATAACTTCACTCTGACGCTCTCAGGCGTATCGTATGAGACGGAAGGACTGGAAGACGCGCTGTACCAAAACGGCTGTGACGATGCGCTAATTTGCGCATATGGAAACTCCGTCTATGTAGAATTTGACCGCGAAGCACAATCACTTGATGCAGCTATCGCATCTGCGGTCGACAATATTGAATCAGCCGGTATCGGTGCAATTGTTGAATCCGTCGACTCGGCTCTTGTGGGCTTAAGCGATATCGCGGAACTGACAGACCTGTCTCGCCAGGCTGTGGCGTTGCTCAAAGACGGTAAGCGCGGAAGCGGCGACTTCCCTTGCCCTGTACAACGCATAAAAGGCCAGTCGCCTCTGTGGGATTGGGCTGATGTGGCTGAATGGCTCATGAATAACGGACGACTTAAAGAGGGCGATCAGATTGTCCAAAATGCCCGAACTTTGAGTAAATGGAATCTGGCGCTTCGAAACAGCGTCTCGAAAGATTTCAACGAAATAGAGCAAATTGCTGAGAAACTGATTAAACGCCGCAAAGATATTGCGAAATGCGCATAATGATGCCCGCCAATTGGCGGGCATCTGTTCTCTGTAAAGGTGTCTGTCATCGTCTGGTTCGTTAACGTTTACTAAACCAACGGTGACAAAAATTAGTTATCTTTGAAAAATAAAGGTTGCATGAAAAGAAAGGGTATGCGTTAATAGCATCGTTGGTTTGCAAGACAGACCTTATGTAAGCAGTTTTAGTAAAGCAGTCTCAGTTCAGTGTTATCTTCTGATTTCCCTTCTTCGTGAGTCTCCTCCTTAAGTGCCTAAGTAAGTCCCAATCTATACAGATCAAATTCTCGCCGCACTATGTGGCTCACAAAATTAAGAAGGTAATATCTATGTCTAATAAAATGACTGGTTTAGTAAAATGGTTTAACTCTGATAAAGGCTTTGGCTTTATTTCTCCTGCTGATGGCAGTAAAGATGTTTTTGTACATTTTTCGGCAATTCAGAGTAATAATTTCCGCACTTTGGAAGAAGGCCAGCAGGTCGAATTCTCTATCGAGAATGGGGCTAAAGGCCCAGCAGCAGCAAATGTCGTTGCTCTAAGCTGATTCAACGCTGATGATCCTCATTTCTACAATAACGAAGACGGTGTAAGCCTGAGTGGATAGATTTGTAGGATTGTACAAGTTGAATAAATTAGCATGGTAAGGCCATGCTAATTAAATCGACACAACGGCCAGTTTATTCCATTAAAGTGAATTGCCCATTGTGGCGAAATGCGGGGTTGCCGCATGAATAGTCAAAGGCAGAAGCTAACTGCCGGCATGGCAAAACAAAGTGCGTAAGAGGAGTGACTTCCTCAACAAGCGCCATAATTCTTTATAAACCCGCCAACAGGCGGGTTTTCTTTATTACTTATTTATTGTCTCCGCGATATCAGCCAGAATGGCCTCCAGTCGCTCTCCTTCTTCCGGTCGGAAGTACAGGATATTCGGGTTAAATCCGTAGAAGACGGTTGCATCAAGCTCTGGGAAGTACTCCTTACGACCAATCAGATCTGATGGTTTACTCTTATTGTTAAATAGTGCGGTTGAACGACTACCACACGTCAAAATGTAGGTTGGTCGTACAAGATTAATTTCTTCCCGCATAAAGTCTGTGAACTGGCCTATCTCGTCTTTGGTATAGTCTTTCTCTTTGTCCTTAACCTTCTTACAAACACCCGTGACATAAAGATCGCCCATGCGCAGATCTCCAACTGTCAGTAGTTTTGCCTTAAAGTCGTCGTATCCGTTCTCCATGAAGTAGCCGGTACGAGCGTCATTGCCGTTCGCATTGTCCAGAATGATCATGATTTTGGGTTTAATACCAATAGTCGGGCGTATCAACTCCTCACCCAAGCCCATTTCAGCCGCCATACGTGTCATAAGTACGTTAATTTCGGCAGAACGCTTAGGATTCATTTCGAACGGACGTGATGCTTTAACAGCGTCAATAACGAGATTGCCCATCAGCTCAGCCTGGTCGCGCAGTCGTTCAGGATCAGTTGCTGGCAGACTGCCTGACTCAATTGACGCAAAAGCCCCTACTTTATGAAGCGACTCGCGTACACGACTGTTACATGCACGCTTCTCGACCGCTTCATCGAATTGTGCCACTGACTCGAATTTGCCACCAACTTTCTCACGCGCACGCATAATTGCCTGACAACCATTTTCAGAACAACCTTTAACAGCAGAGAATGGCGCATACAGTGCCTGACTGCCGTCTTCGAGTGTGCGGATCTCAATTCGGTTAGATGACACATTAACGTCTGGTGGCAATACGCGAATGCCATAGGTCAGCGCATCCTTCACCAGCCCCTGATGCTTATCCTCGCCCAGAATGGTGAGCGCAGCTGCGAAGAACTCAGCAGGGTAGTGCGTCTTTAGCCACATAGACTGATAACTGATTAAAGAATAAGCAACTGAGTGTGATTTATTGAACTGATAGGCTCCGTTTTTCTCAAATGCAGTCCATATCTCTTTTGCCTTCGTCTCAGACAGACCTGGATGTGACGTTGTAACGCGCACAACTGGCATGGGCAGCTTCACTCCATGCTCCAACGCCTCTTCAACTGTCCTCAGAGTACCGTCCTCGCATTTAAAATGTTCTGCGCGATGAATCCGTTGTATTGCGCCATTTTCAAGCTCTACGTCGATCCACCCAGCTTGAGCCTGAATGACAAATTTCTCACCCATGCTCCTCATCTTTTCCATGTTCTTCTTACCGATTGCTGAACGCACACCATCCGCCTCGGCCATTGTGAAACCAGCAAGAAGCCTTGTTGCGTTCATCGTTTGTTCCTGATAGAGAATCACTCCATTTGTTTCAGAGGTCAGTTCATCCAAGACAGGATGTAGCGATGTAGGCGTCATAAATCCTTTCGCAACGGAAACATAGTCATCCAACATGCCGGATTGAATCGGTCCAGGTCGGAAGAGGGCGGTCGTGGCGACAACGGTTTTGAAGCTCATTGGCTCGATGCCACCGCCCAGATCTTTAAGCAGCTTACGCATGGGGCCGGACTCCAGCTGGAATACGCCCTGCGTGTACCCTGCAGCGAACCCATCCAGAACCTTGCGATCGTCCAGTGGGATAGCGTCGAGATTGATGTCTTCCCCGGTACTCTCTTTGATGTAGCGTTTCGCGCTATCCAGAAGATCGAGCGTTGCCAGACCGAGAACGTCCAACTTAATCAGCCCCATCGCCTCGCAGTAACGTTTATCGAACGCAATACATCGAGCATTGCCACGCAGCTCGACGGGCGTGCGCTCTACTAATGGAACGCCAGCGACGATCATCCCCGCAGCGTGACGACCAAAACCACGCATCAGGCTTTGCAACTTACACGCCGCTTTGAATGCTTCCGGGTTTTTCGTGGCGTATTTGTCCAGGCTAGCCAGTTGCTCGCGCAGCTCTTCCAGCGACAGACTATCGTCCTCCAGATTCTTGAACTCTTTGGATACCGCCATATCCGCAGCATCGACACCGTAAATACGTGCAGTGTCACGCAGCGCAGATGCCGCGCCCAGATAGGTGAAGTTTGGAATGCCGGCAACGTAATCTTCGCCATAGCGCTCATTCAGATACTCGATCACCTCATGACGACGAGCCTGGCTGAAATCCAGATCCGCATCCGGTAAGTCGAGACGCTCAGGGTTGATGAAACGCTCAAACAGAAGACCGTGACGGATAGGATCGACGTTGGTTATGCCTATGCACCATGCCACCAGAGAACCAGCAGAGGAACCACGACCAGGCCCGACAGGAATGCCTGTTTCACGGCTGTGATTCATCAGATCGCGTACCATCAGGAAGTAACCACAAAATCCCAGGCGGGTCAGCGTGTCCATTTCGTACTTAAGGCGATCAACATACACTCGGTGCTCAGAAGCCGGTGGTGTATAACCAAACTCTTTTGTAGTAAGACGTTTGCGCAGCCCCGCAACAGCCAGCTTCATCAGAGTTACAGGCTCGTCGTCCGCCATCTTAGGAAGTGCTGGTGGCAATTCATGCCAGCGCCACGTGCAGGCTTCGATAATGGCGTCCTGTGTCGTGGAGGCCATTGAAGCTGTCACCGGCACATCCATGCGAACGGAGAAGGCTTTAAGAGCCTCAAGGAGATGGCGGCGACCATTGACGGCGTTATCTCGCTGGTGGGGAATACGCAGACGATGCGGCTGGTCGATTTTGATGTTGTTCGTAACCATGTGCGCAATGTCTTTAATGTCTGCATCGTCGATCGATTCGTAATAAGCGGGATAGAACGCCACTGGCTCTATTTTCAGTGCGCTGGCGACTTTCATCGCCCGGACGTTAATCTGGTCGTAGAATGGGGTAGGGTGCGGATAAACCACACTATAGAAGTTGTCTTTTCCACCCGCTGTAATCAGTGAGCTTATGATTTTTGCAAAATCGTTGCGTTGGAACACGCTACCGATGTCGGAAGTGAGCAGGATGATGTTGCCTTTGGCATATGTAGAAACCAACTGATCGAGCGAGAGACGGGGCACAAAGTAGAACTGTTCTCGTGTGTTTGCCACCGTCATTAGTTCGCAGATGTCGCGATATCCCTGCTCATTTTTAATTAGTGCGGTAAACGAGTAGTTCCGCCCACGCTCTAATGATTCCATACATCCCATAGACTCTTTAGCAAGTTTAGCCCGGTGCTCGTATGTGGGATCATCAACAATGTTTAGTTTCACACCACAAATTACCGCCATGTCGTCACCAGCGGCGCGTTGTAGTGGAATAACACTCGCAATGTTCATGCTATCTGCTGAAATTACAGCGGTGTAGCCAGCTTCTCTGGCAATCTTCACCGCGTTTTCTGCTTTTAGAGCTGACTCTCCAAGTGAAAAGTCAGTTCTAACCATCAGTGCCTTCATGTGTTTTTACCTTTCTGGTTTTTTTGATTTTGTCATTGGGGAAGCCTACGAACTTCCCATACATCGAAATCGCAACTTCTTTTGCTGATTGGTGACAATCAGGTTTGTCTGGACACACCAGACAAGCCTTACCAGTTTCAGAAGCAGCGATAAGAGAGCCGAAACATCCTTTACGCACGATTAACCAAAGATTTTCTGAACTACTTCACGCGCCGCCTGAGCGGAAGAAGAAGGGAGTTTATTGATGAAAGAGCGTTCAATGCCTGCAATGAAGTCACCACGCATCATTCCAATTTTTGCCGACAACAAAAGTTCGCGAGGACCAATCGGCTGACTGATAAGATGTTCTTCGTAGCCTTCGCGAACTATGTTTGCGAACTTGACCATCTTTTCAGCGTACTCATCCACAATGCCAGCCTTAACCAGCATGTTTACTTCGGCCTCATTGGGCATGTACTTGACGTTAGAAACGATGCCAAAACGTGAAAAGTTTGCGGCGTTCTGGATATTCGTTCCCTGATACAAGCCAGTTTCATCGCCTGAACCGTTTGTATTGCCAGTGCCAATGAAAGCGAAACGTTTATGTGGTGCAATTCTTCTCCATTCAGGAGTTGCTTCTTTGATGATCAGCGATTCCCCTTCGAGCACTGGCTGGTATACGCCCAGAATTTGTGGAAATGCAAAGTCATATTCGTCAGCGAGGTATACCCAGCCATTCTTCATTGCAAGAGCGAGCAGACCTGGCTCGAAATAAGTTGAACCATCGCGAGCGAGAATTTGGCCTGTAATGTGTGCTTCTTCCATTGATGCGGTGTGCTGGGCACGGATCAATGGGCGATTGAGCAAAGCGCAGAGTTGAGTTGGTAATGTAGATTTGCCAGTACCGGCATGACCCCACAGATACCCTGGAATGCCAAGCTCAAGCATCATGAAGATGTCTTTGATCAGGTCAAAGTCACCATATACATACCCCTTCTTTTCCTCTGGCACGAACTCTGGGAATGGAGTGTTAACGTTAACGCTTACCTGGAGTGGTGTTCCTCGCTTTGTGCCCAGTTCCTTGATCGTTACACCAAGCAGCTCGTGCGCGGCCACAATTTCTGTTTTGTAATCAACAGTGCCCGCGTAACCAGGGTGTGCGTTCATATCTACAACTTGGCCTTCATCTGCTTTCTTTTCCGCTCGTTTCTGCTTAATTGTTTCCAGCGCCTTCCTTGAAAGCGTTGGCTCATCAGGAAACTGTTCTGTGTACATTTTTAACAAGGTGTCAGCGTCTTCATCCTTTGCTGATTCAGGAATGCCCTCACAATGGCCATTGGCCAGATGGGATTTAAGGTAATGGAACGATTTGCCGCACCACTTGCAAATAAGAGAATCAGGAAGATTTTTTTCATTTTGTAGTGCAGTAGTGATCATGTGCTTTCCTTTTGTCTTATGCGTGCATTTGGAACTTATAGAAATATACCATCAAATCATGTAAGTAGTTACTTATAATCAAGGCCAAAAAAATCACCCCAAAATGATACGAAATAACTCCTTAACAACTGACGGCCCAATGCTATTAACGCTCGTTACGAGAGCGTAGTTTTTGTAAAATTTTTTCGGTGCTTTGGTTAGAATACCGATTGCCAGTAAATCGATGTCGGTTTGAGTTTCGATTTGCTTAGTGATCTTTTTTAAATGCCTTTCAAAACCATGACCAATAGCAAACGGCTCACCATCACTTAGCACTAGCATAATTTTCTTGTCTTCCTGTCTGCCACCAAATAGAGAAGCAAGATTTGCAATACTTTCGCCGTCAACGTTGTTCATGAGGGGGAAGGTGTAACTAACGCACCCCATGCGAGTACGAACCTCACGAGAATTGGCTTTTTCATTCCAGTTTTTGATGATTGGTTGCATCAGAGCTTCATATCTGGAGAAGCCTACTCTTCTCATGGCACGAGCAGATTGTGGACTACCATAGGTAGTAAAACCTGTAATGATGTTAGGTACATTAATACGGTCAAGTGCGTCAGCTATGGTGTAAGCACTTGCCAGGGCTAGTTGAATCGTCTCTCCACGCATGGACCCAGATAAATCTATTACCTGCTGGACGCAAGCATTTACCGCTCTGCTCTCCTCTTTCTTACGGAATACGCGATCATCATTCATGGCAAGTCTGTAGATGCTCGCACCGTGAATGCGCCCTCTACGTTGTCCAGGGATGTACTGTACTCTGTTACGACTTGCGATAGCCCGCTCTAGTTCTTTTGCGAGAGTGGAGGAGACCCCGGACGAAAGGTGCTTTTCAATATACTTCTCAAAAAGCTCAATCCCTTTTGGTGTCATTTGATACCGATCTAATGGGATACCTAACTCAATATCGCCAAACACTTTCAGTGCTCGTTTAATGTGTTCTTCTGCCTTATCAATACTTCCCATGAAGTCGTATGAGAGGTTATAAGGCCGATATTCATCAATACTGCTGCTATTTAATTCGCCATTAATTGTTTGCGACAGGGCATCTTCTGTCATTCCGCCAACTTCATCTTCAAACTTATCGAGTTGCTCCAGAGCCTCATCCAGTGACATTTCTGTTGATGGGATGGCCTCAGAGACGTCACTCTCATTGCCTTCATCACCTACCTTTTTGTCTTCCTGTTTTGATGCAGATTTACCATGTTTTGTACCGTCATTATTAGTGTCAAATAGATCAGGTTTAGATGAGTTATCATCGCTATTGTTATCATGTATATCATTACATGATGAGTTTGTTTTATTAGGTAGGTTCTTACCTATCTTAGAATCATTGCCGGAATCGACTCCAGATTCTCCGGCTGTACTACTTAGGTCATTCGTTTCGTCAGAGTCAAAGTCTGGTGTTGGAGGTAGCACATTCTCTTCAGAGTCTGGATTTTTTAATAACTGAGCGATGGTAGCGGCAACTTTTACACAATCCTCTGTGCTTGACATGTCGCGGACAGCTCTGTCTATGCCGTGCTTCTTAAGTGTAGAAATAGGCTTTTCAATAAAACTCCAGTAGTTTTCCATGAAGTCTACAAAGGGTGACTGGCCATCCCAGGCTCTGACTACGGGGCAAAGAAAGAACTTTAAAAATAGACTGTGCTGATCGCCTGAACTCTCATTAATCGCGTTATCAACCTGCTGCTCAAAAACTTTCTCGATAATCAGACGTTGGGTGGCAAGTAAGTTGCGTCGAGTACCGTTGAACACTTGGCCCATTTTGCGCTCAATGTAGACGTCCTCCAGAGCATTCCATAAAAATTTAGAAGGAGTTTTCCCTTTCTCTTTGACTCTGTTTGCAACATGAATATCAGTGAAAAGAAGATGAGCTACTTCATGATCAAGAAAACCCCGGACAGCATTCATTAAAGCTGACGAAGCGTTATCAGGAATCGAAGGTATGTTTACAAGAACAGGATCACCGTGATCGTTGTAGCGGACGTAAGCTTCATTCCCGCATTCTGCAACGGGAATGTTCTTTCCAGAAAGCAATGCCACTACTCGCTTTACGCTATCGCGAAAGTCTTGTACCTCTTTATGAACATGTTTTTTTGACATGACTAATCCTTTGTTGTTTAAACAAATTGTTTTCTTATATTGATAAATTAGCACTGTACGAACAGGGGATTAAACTGTTCGTACAGGGAGCGATGCAGTGTTAGCAGGTGCGGATTGCGATAGAGCAGCAGCCGGTGTTAATCAGTGTGAAGTACTTGTCGTTCAGATGGAAAATGAAGGCTGTAGTGTCGTTCATGGCAACGCTAATTTGCTCATTGGGCAACTCGGTCAAGATGCCCGCAACACTCTCTTCCTCTAAGGTGTGGATGTGTCCAATTTCTAGTGTGGTTAGGCTTGAGATAGTTGTTTTCATTGATTTAATCCATTCTTACTAAAACTACGGTGCAGAATACTACTATCATTTATATCAATTCTGAATTTATCTATATCAGATGCAAGTTAATTTTATAACCTCTTTTGACCTATTTTTAGAGGCCAATAAGCCGATTAAACTCACATTTGGCCCTCATTTAAGCGCCTATCGAAAAAAATCATTAAGTCTTTACAACCCTTACCTTTGCTGTAATATCGGTAAGTACTTACCAGAGAAAATTAGACAAAAAGGTTATGCCCATGTCAGAAGTTCAAAGACAATTTAACGGCAGTAGGTATGCTGCATTTGTTGCTGCGGCAATAGAAGCGTCTGGATCTAGCCAAACCAGCATTGCTCAAGCAATAGGTTACAAAAACGCCAACAACCTTTCTTTAATCAAAAGCGGCAAGATTCCATTACCTATTGAAAAAGTTCGCCCATTAGCAAGAGCTTTAAATTTGGACCCTGCACGCTTAATGATGATGGTGCTTGATGAGAGACAGCCGGAACTTGCAGCATTCTTGCGTGAAGAAGGTTTAGAACCGCTCAACGAAGACGAAAAACGTGTTCTATCTGCATTTCGTGAGCGTTTTAGCGATGAACCAGGCTCATCAAAAATAGTTGCAGAGGCCATTAAGTCGTTATGAGAAATTTATCCTAATTAACTCTGTAGTAAGACGATCCCCCTCGTATTTGTGGTCAATCTCGTCTAAATCTGGCTGTTCAACGATAGATGCGATGTACGTTGAGAAACTTTCTAAGGCGTCTCGCATCTCATCCATATAGTCGTGTCGGTCATAAACACGATCTATCCCTTCCAGGCTGTGATTCATGATTTTACGAGAAACTTCCTGTCTGATGCCTAGCGCTGGGAAGTAACTACGTGCTGTTCTTCGAAGATCACGCGGTGTGAATGGCTCCATCTCCATTATCTCTGGCCGCCCAAGAATACGTCTCAAAGCCTGTGCAATCACGACCTTCGACATAGGTGTGTCCTTGCCGCACTTTTTGTTCGACGGAACAAGCCATTGGCTGTCTTTGCCATACTCGAACAACTCTTCAACGCATGTACGCATTAAAGTACTTAACGGCAGCACATGTTCCCTTGCCGATTTGTTCCTTCGCCCTTGATTCCATATACCACGCTTAAGATTAAACTCATTTTTCTTCGCTCGCAGGACCTCATCAGGGCGCCTGGCTGCCACAAGACAAAGCCTGGCTGCCCATTTGGTCCCCGGACACACATTGAAATAGTCCCAAATATTCCAGAATACCCAAACCTCAGCATCTGTTAGTTTTCGCTCGCGTGGAACTGGTTTTGACCCACCTGCGACTTTGTTTAAGGACATATCATTGAGTGGAGACGTTTCGATCATTCCCTGAAAAGCACACCAACTCAGGAATTGTTTCATCAGAGAGAAAACTCGACGGCCCATAACGATCTTGCCATCCAGTATCAACGGGTTTACCAACTGGTTTACCATTACCCTATTAATGTCACTTACTTTTACATCGGAAATGAAAGGCAAAACATGTATCAAAATACAGTGAACCGCAATCTCTGGTCGACGTCGAGTTATCAGCAAAGATAAGCGAGTGAATAACATGAAGGCATCTGAAAATTTCATGTTGTTACTAACTTGAGATGCCACAACAGCTTTCATTTGCGAGGCTTTTTCGATGTATTGAATCGCTTCTTTCGAGGTGTTTTCTGCTGCTCGTTCTCTGTCAAAGCCATTTTTCATTGGTAATCACCGAGTTACGGCCTCCCACTGTATAAGTAAACAGTATATTAGGCACAGATTCTTATAGGATCAAGAGCCAAAGTAACGCATTTTTTCCAATGATTCCATACATAGTAGGTATGGAATCATTTTAGGTCTAGAATTTAAATTCTGTAATATCTATAGGAGAGGGAATTGCACGAAAACCGATAACCCTTTATAGCGAGGATTATTGGTTTATTTTTGTTGTGGCGTCGTTGTTACGCCGGGATTATCAAGTTCGATTTTGAGATTTTGAGATTTTGAGATTTTGATCAGAGCGTTGGCCCTGTGTGGCACTGAAGCTATTACTTTTGGAAGGAGGCGTGGAAGTTTTCTGCAACGTCTGAAAAAAACTTTAGCAACCTAGTATCTCTAGCAGACATGCGATCGTGAGCTGGAGTGACTAAACCCATCAGCAAATAACGGCCGCTCTCCCACATATGCTCGGTATAGATGAGATAGTGATCTGAGGTTCGATTGTAGTTTTCTTGCCTTGCAGTCCAAGTTAACTGGTAATGCAAATTTACATGAATATGTTGGACGTTAGCGTCAACGGCAAACGGAGGAAAGTCGAATGGCGCATCTCTACCGAGAAGGTTGGACGGCTTACCCGTGGATTTGTAGGTAATGAACTCAGTTTTGAGCTGACTTTCCAGATCAGGATAAACGACAAACGTGGGTTGAAAAAAATCAACCCACGTATCTTGACTGTATTCAGCCGTCAATGCCATTTAGCCGCAGCCTTGTTGCCAGTCATCAATAGATGGTTCATGGCAGAAAGGTTCACGCCAGACTCACGCACACCAGAGGTGCGAGTAATCTGATCAATCAGATTTAGATAATTTTTGGCGGCAATACTGACCATTTTAATAGCTTTAAAGAAGGCAAACTCTACAGCGTTTTTGTCGTAAGACAAAATGACGTCTTTTTCAGGTAACATCAAAACGAAAGATTCTGCGATACCGGCTACATGAATAGTTTGATTCTTAATTTCTTCCGCTACATTGATAGCAGCAAAGAAGTCAGTGTCAGCATAACGAGCAAGTTCAGCGCGGCTTGCGCGAAGTTCTGTCGCTAGCTCATTAAGGGCTGCTGTAAGCTCACTGATGTCGGTTTTGTTGACTCTAGCGCCCATCTCATAAACCCGCTCTACAATAGTAGGCTGACACGCAACCGCTTTTGGTTGCGGCTGGATACTGGCAAGAACCAGTGCCACTGCTGCCTGTAAATGCTGGATTTTAAATTTCACGATAGACTCCATTGTCGTCATCTCTCGACGAGGCGTAGCATTTTACTACTGAATCTAACTATAAGCTAAAAAAACTTGATTGCATATGCGACTTAGACTGCAAAACACGAAATGAAAAATTAAAGGCCGCTTTCACGGCCATTTAAAGTCAAAGTGTGCTGACATATGCGGCCAGCTCTGTGTATCCGCCAATCGGTTTGCCATCGATCAGTACCTGTGGGATAGTCTCTACCGGTTTACCAACAATTTCGGTAAGTTTTTCCTTGTCGATACCGGCAGCGGTGATGTCGATGTACTCATAATCACCGTAGCCATGTCCCTTTAGTTGCTTCGCCAACTCGACCGCACGTTTGCAGTATGAGCAGTTATCTCTTCCGTAGATAACGATAGTCATGATTACCTCATATTACTGGTGTACACATTACTTATGAATATATTTTATAATAAATGATAGATAAGTACATACCTATTTAATTTTTTACAAATAATCATCATTGCGTACACATGTCTGTCAATTATAACGCAATATTATATAATATTTGCCTCGACTGATAACTAATAGAGCGATCGCATACATGCCAGTTTTGATTTTCATTGTCTTTCTATTATTTCCAATAATATCTGCGGCTTTGATTTTATGGCCTGATTGGTTCTGGGATTTGGATGTTACAGATAAGACAGCTTTGATTGGTAGTGTTATTACGACAGCAGCTTTTTGTGCTACAGCATGGAATGCTTATGAGGCAAGAAAAAGCGCGAAAGCAGCGCTAAAGGCTGTCAAGATAACATCTGATTCGCTTATCGAGATGAGAAAGTCATCATTTGATCAATGGCTCAAAACATTAATTGAACAAACTGTAAAATTGCAAAATAAGATAAGCAGTAAGTTATCCAGTAATACAGATAACAATATAACAATAAAATTTAATACTGACTCACTTCCACAGATTTTTTATACAGTCACATCAGAACAAATTTTAATTAGGTATATCAAACATATTATTACAATATTAGAATATATAGATGAAGAGTTCTACGCCCCAAACGCCGCTATAGAAATGAGGAAATTCTATGTAGAACAATTGCGTAATTCAATTGAGTCCAACGTAATGTTAATAATAGCCATTTTCGGTCTCAAGTATAGTACTAGGTTGTCTTATAATCAGGAAAAACTTAATTATTTATTAAATAAATATGTCTTTTTTGAAAACGAGTTTTTTTTAGGTTCTACATTGCTACCGACAAAAAAAAGAGAATTAGATGTTCAGGAACTTTTTAACGGTGACTATCGCTCATTAGTTCGGCAATATATAAAACATAGAATTATCTGCAATGATTCAAGATTTATAAATTACTCAAAAGAACCTGAGAAAATAGATACGGTACGGGCTACTCATGCTGTCTTGTGGAGTTATAAATCTCCCCTAGGCGATATGTTGCGAGAAAAATTTGACTCTTTAAAAAGCGATATAGAGAAAGAGTTTAAATATTATGTGAGTGTTGCAAACAAAGAGCTACAGAATAGCATAGATAAGTTATATGTTATTATTGGGCATAATTTGTGTTCAAAAAACAAACTAAAAAAACGTTCAGGAATCTACTCTATTGCTGACAAAAGTACTGTTATTACTTTACTAAATCATTATATTTATCGTATAGCAAGAAATATCAATTTTATAAAACTTGAAGATGTGTTTTTTTCTACAATGGCTTATCCCTGTTCTGACAAAACAGGCTCACAATTAGAGAGTACAATTGACGACTATGTTTTTTATAGTGCATTGTTATATGTAAATGGCAGTTCAAATAAGGATAAACTATTTAAAGAAATTTACTTTGAAGTGGATAAAATAATAGCAGATGAAATAGCTAAGTTAAATAAATTGGTGTAAATGAACAAAAAGGGGCTGAAGCCCCTTTGAATTTTGCGCTGAAAAAGTGTTGCTAGGATGTTAGCAAGCTATGGTTAAGAACGTCTGCCGTAATTGTCTATCACAGCGTTGAGCGGTCTGATTTATGTTAGCGGAGTCTTAATCAGGTTGATTAAAAGGCCAAACCGCTCAACGCTGTGTTTGGCGGAGAGTAATGGAATCGAACCATCATCGTTTGCACAATGGGACGGATTTCAAGACCGCTTGAGCACCATGCTCCCTACTCTCCAATTGTTGTGGTGCCGGGTGCCTCCCGGTGTCCTTTGGCTGGTTATCCACCGTGAACGGGGCCACAGATGTCATAAGATGATCAATATAACCATTTCCCCGCGTGCGCTTAGCCGCATTCACCACAACGGAAAGAGCATTCACATCTCGAGTGCCGCCACGAATAGCAACTCAGAGAGTCGAACTATGAAAATGCTCTTACCTGTTGTGTGCTGTGTCACTCCCTCCGCTATTACCTGGCTTTGCCTCGACCTTTTAGGTTGCGTCCGATGATAAACAGGGCTGTCGGAAATTTGTCTGTGACACAGCGATAAGAGAACTCGATGCATTTAAGCCAAGCCCCATATGGGAAGTTCTCTTATCTGTTGTGCGCTCCGTTTCGTGGAGCTAACGGCGGGTGAACAGGCCGCACCAGGTTGGACATATTTCAGCGTTATGCTGTTGCAAGAGAGCCAAATTGTGATGGTCGGTGCTGAACTCCGACACAGGGTTGTAGCAAGCCACGCAAAGCGCGCACTACTGTAGTTACGGCACATCAGCCTGTGCATTCATCACAATGTTGAGAACACTGGTTGTCACGCGGCAACGCAACATTTATTCATAAATTGGGATATGAACCCGTTACGCCAATGTTCTCAATATTATGTTGGTGCCGGTTAACGGACTTGAACCGCTGGCCATTCGCTTACAAAGCGACTGCTCTACCAACTGAGCTAAACCGGCAATTTGGTGGGGAGTGATGGAGTCGAACCACCCGAGTCGCAATGACAGTAGATTTACAGTCTACACCGCTACCTCTACGGACTAACTCCCCTAAATTGGCGATGGTGGGTGGATTCGAACCACCGACCAGTTGGTTAACAGCCAACTGCTCTACCGCTGAGCTACACCATCAATTCAGCACTGCCAGTATTTATTACTCAACAGTGCCAATCGCGGCGGTGTTAGTTTCTGCCAGGAAACGTACCGCTACTTGCACTTTTCGTTAGTGCCAGACGTTTTCGACTTCGCTCAATAGAAGGCAAAATCTTTAAGTAGATGATGTTTTTGAGGACAGCACCTACTTTGTAATTTATACAATGTGATGTATGGAATCATTTGTTGTGAAAACAGGCACCAATGGCAACAGTGGTTAAACCTACACAACAATCCTGTCTTCACAACGTTGAGGCCACTACTCCGATTGAATGTTTGCCCAACATGTTACATATCAACGCTCGCCGGTATCTCTGTGAATAGAACCTTAGAATTGATAAAAATGCAATGACCTCAACGTTATGCGCTGGCTAACCACACCAGCCGGGCTACGTCGCCGCTTTTAACCCAGAATAAACGACATAATTAAACAAAATGACGTAACAGGATGGACGGTCAACAACCAAGAGTCCGGGAGGTTAAGTGAATGTGGAAATCTATTAACCGTCCATCCTGTTACTTCATCGGAGGGAACATGAATGCCCCTCCTGCGTTCTGCAATCACACTCGCTCAGTGTGTCCCATTTTGGTAACGAGGCTGGAAACTGACCTCGCTGGTGTTTGGCCTCTTAAGCTACTGCCAGATAGACTTCTTCGTTTGCACTTGTATTTAAGTTCAAAAAGTCGCACTTCAACGAAAACAAAGAAATCTTATACATAAAAAATAAGTAAGTAAATACTTATTTTTCAGCAAGAGTTTTAGTTGCAACTTTTTTGATCAAAGCGCCTTTCTGATCAGGAGTCCTCGTGATTGTGGCGGTAAATCGTTTCGCTTGTATAGTGATAGTTTCGTTCTCCTTAAGTTGGCCGTAGTGAATCTCAACAAGAGACCCCAGACGCCACAGACCATCGTCAATACGTTTATGACTAGCAAATCTAATCAGTAGTAGTTTTACGACTAACAGACCTACGTAAAAGGCAAATCCGACTCCGGCAGCCACAAAATAGCTTACCAGCCACCATTCCCAAGAAGTTAGATTGCTCATTTTCTCACCTTTGTTTCATGAACAACTCGATACACACGCTTACCGATGCATAGTGTTTTGGTTTTAAGCTCCTGCTTAATCAAATCACGACAGATGCCGAAGCCGATGAGGAATCCAGCCATAAAAGCTAATGAGATGTATGGAATCATTATAACGCTCCTGTTTCTATCAGCTGCTGTAGCAATCCTCTCCCTTTGTGGGTTAACTGGTAGTTGGCTGAACAACATGTTTCAGACACGTTTGCAACCAATCCCAACCGCTCTAATCTGGCTCGTGTTTTAGGTTTCCAGAATTCAGGGAACTCCGGCCACTTACTGATTTCATGAAGCGTTTCCTTCTCCCGTTTACTTAGTACGATCATCCTTAATCTCCTTCACCGTGTGAGTGATATCCACAATGCGATAAATGCGGCCGCGTCTCTCCATAACATCCGAATTTACGTAGTCGTTAATGCAGCTGGACGTCACCAGACTGCCGATAACAATACCGACAACCAAAAATACAATCATCCAGCCGAGCATCATTCTTTATCCCCAATTCGGTCCTCGGTATCGCGTAAGCAACGCGGCCATTTAAGTCGCGGGTGGCGTAAGCTGCCATCCGGCGTTTTCTCGTGACAATGAACTTCGACAATACGACCGCGGTACTTCTCTTTGTTGTTCCAGATCTCGTCCAGATATTTATGCTTAATGCCGCTTGCACGAACAATCACACCGTTTTCAAGACGAATAACAATTTTTCCGAGCGTGTTGGCAAAACCAGAGTCCGGGTCGCCCGGCTCAAAATCGATAATTTCACCATCTTCTGAATCTTCGTCTTTTAACTTCCACCAGCTGCGGGTACGTTTAAACTCGTAAACAGAGTTCGGATCTTTACCCATCTCCCCTTCTTCGTTATCGTCCAGGCGTTTCATGAAGCGTTCGATGAAGTCTTCGTGGCTATGGATGATGTAGAACGGATGTAGGTGTATGTCTTGTGCGTAAACTTCGTTGCGATCGTTTTTGAACAACGCCACTAACATAGCCAGGCGCTCTTTCAGCTTCATACCTGTCTTCGCATACTCTTTAGATTTAGCCTGTGTTCGCCATTCCGGCAGGAAGAAGTCGAAAACATGATAAATTGCGCCAATTGCCTGCACGTTCTTCTTACGCAATGCAGATACGGACTGGTTAAATGAACCTGCTGTTCCTTCACCATCGAAGAAGATGTGTTTGTGGCCTGAAAGTTTGCCTAATTCGAGCATGGCTGGCTTAAGGTGATCGAGAGACGTAATTGGATTACCGGTACGAGAAAGGAAGTTAACCTCTTCCTCGTCAACAATAACCTCACAAATTACTCGCAAACCATCGAGCTTAAGACTGCCAATCATCGGCCACTTAGCCTTTGGATTTGGTTTGAATGGGTATTTGTCGCCTTTCTCCTTATACGGAGACGCCAGTTGGACCTCGAACTTGGGAATTGGATTTTTAAAAACCTTGTTGCAAAGACTAATGCCAACACCGGCTTTCGGATCTTTCAGCAGGAAGCGACGAAACACGTCCTGCCCGTCAGCGCACATTAAGGCAACGAGTGATTCGACAGCAGTAATGGCCGCGTTTCCGGTCAGTTCGCGTGCGGCCAGCTTCTCCAGCAGCTCTACTACATTCTGGTCGCCAGGTACGGAAGTATCGAGAGGCTCGGCCACTTTGTACTTCTTCACACCGAATCGAATGAATGGGTTTAGCATTAGCGAGACCATGCTCTGCTCAAAGTCATCCAAACTGGCCAACGCCTCTTTCTTGGCGTTAGTGCCCATTGGCTTCATCTCATCTAGTTTGTGCTTAAGAGCGATCAACTTTTCCATTGTTTTACCTCCACAGGTTGATCGGTATTCATGTGTTTTCTTTTGTTACTTCTTCCATGAGCGCCGAATAAACATCTGAGATCGGCGCTTGAGATTCCGGCGTTCCAGCATCAGTCTTTAGAGAACGCTTAACCAGCTTGCTAATGGTTACGGTGTCACGTTTACGGATGATCGCAGCTTTGTTTTTGTTGGTGTTTTCTACCTCCCGGATCAGCCCGGTCATATCAATAAAATAAATAGATTCCGCCTTACGAATCTCCTCCACCATCATTTTGAGCGCACTGCATTTGCCTGCTTTAATGGCAGTTGCACATGACTTAAAAGAATGGGCAGGAAGGCGATTTTCTTTGTATGCCAAAATGGTGTGCTGGCAGACTGTGTAACTACAGTACGCGTCATTGCCGTTTATCTGTACCTCTTTGCAACGAAGCGAATAACCATTATTGCCTGAAATTGAAGGGATTTTTGATAGTTTTATTCTCTCGCCCATAGTAAAAATAATCTTGTACTTACTTACGAAATTCGTTTCAAAAAAAGCCCGAAAGGGCTTTTGAGTGAGAATGGATACTTACCAGGTTCCCCAAGCGATCATCTTGTTTTGATCGCTTTCAAATCGATAAGGTTCAAGCAGCTCTTTAACGTGATTGGTAACGTATGATTTGGTCTCTTGCTTTATCATAGGCAATTCGTTAGCCAGTCTAACTACCTTGCCTGCAAAGTTCACCATAGCACCATCACAAGCCTTTCCCGTGTCAACAACGATACTAACGAGATCCGTCTGGCTCCGGCACATGTCGCAAAGGGTTCCATATGCCGTCTCTCTGAGATGAATTAAGGCATCGTTAACGCCCTGATTAATCAAAATATCCAACAGTTTTGCTGGAGTAACGAAATCGGCTTTTAGTTCGAGATTTTTTTCTTCTTTTATCGACTGCAAGAACTCTTCATAGTTGGAATTCTGTTCCAGCACAGCCATTTTGCGCATCTTGTGGATTGATTCCTGAATAGCCTCCTCAATGTGTTCGTCGCTCTGATAACAAAACATGGTACTTGTATAGATGACTTTGCCTTCAAACCATACCCCTATCTGAGTTTTAAGCGAACTAGCGTCTGCTTTGCTAATAAACACAGCCAACGCAGAACGTGGCAAACCAGAAGACTGTCCCCAAACATGTAATTGGACCTTCATGTAAGGCAATCCTGGCTGCGGGATCTCCTCCATACGAGTAGCGATATGATTCATTGCCACCTTGACTGCGCTATTCATAATATCTGCACGAGCACCATCGTCGATTTTCACACAGGACTTATCGATGATATCGCAGGCTAATTTCTGAAATTCGTCTTTCATACCAACTCCTGACTAACAGCTGATAGTATTCTTACAGATTTGTAAGTAAGTATCTACTTATAAAGCCAGGCGAAATAGTTTCCTATGCGAAGAAGCCAGGCATAAGATATGCCCGGCATTCCAATTAATGAGCTACAGCCTCACTATTGCACATCTGTCTGTAGATCTGCTTATAACGTTGTAAATCATGAGGGTCATTTGGTGCCAATGACTTCGAGAGGATTTTGTATACCACCCCTTTTGAAAACATGCCCTTTGGCTTCATCTCGAGTTCAACAACATATGAGTGATAGCCCACGTATGCACCAAAGCCATTTTTTGCGTTCAATTCACCGCATACAAAACCGGTAACACTACCATCATCATGATCAGTCCTGACAAACTTATCTTTCCTAAACATCACTGATGTGGGATCTTTCATATCATCCGCAATTGCCTGCTGGCCCAAAGTAATAGCCTTCTCGTCTGTAGGTTTACACCCAACTAAAGCAAACAAGGACAATAAAGCCCCTGTTAAAATCAGCTTATTTTGGCTCATTTTGACTTTCCTTAATTTATATTTATCGTAGGTATTAGTTAACCAAAACACGAGTTGTATCACAATAATTGAACAACTCATTATTTCTTATAGTTATTAGTTATCTATTAACTTTACCAACCATAAACTATATTAACAAAGCTGACAGAATAACTAAATTTAAGTACTCTTTTCGCAAACTTGACGCTTGCCGCGTCTAAACTGTTCATCCTATATCAACAGAACAAAAAATATGAAATTCATAAAACCATCATCGTTGCTGGCATTAACTTTACTTTTTGGTGCTGGATTCGCTAACGCAGACAATAAGCAAACACTGATAGAAGCCGCTACCGCGGGAAATGCCGCAGCTCAAAGTGAGTTAGGTACAAATTATTTTGATGGTATCAATGGTTTTGATAAGGATGTAGTTGAGGCCAAGAAGTGGATTGATCTCGCTGCAGAAAAGGGAGACAAAGTAGCATATTATGCACTTGGGGTTATGTACACATTTGGCGAGGGTGTAGATAAAGACTTAAATAAAGCTGTTGAGTACTACAAACTTGCGGGAGATGCTCGTGAAGGTAGAGCCTACAACAATCTTGGTGCTATTTATCAAAAGGGGATGCTTGGTAAAGTAGATCATGCGCTCGCCATTAAATACTTCAAATTAGCCTCTGATGCCGGGTATGTTAAAGCTAGCTACCTTCTTGGTGTGTATTACCAATATGGTAAAGGTGTACAAAAGAGTTATAAAAAAGCTTTTACTTATTACAAAAAAGCGGCGGATCAAGGTAGTTCAGATGGCATGTTCGCATTAGGCACCTTATACGATGACGGTTTAGGTGTTAAACGCAACGATGCCGAAGCAATTAAGTGGTATAAAAAAGCTGCTGAACTCGGAAACGCCGATGCCATGACAAATCTTGGCATAATGTATGAGAATGGGGAGGGTGTTAAAAAGGACTATAAAAAAGCAGCAGAGCTTTATCAGGCTGCTTGCGATAAAGAAGATAAAAAAGGCTGTGATTACATTGCGGAACTGAAAGAAAGCGGTAAATATCAACCACCAGCTGCAAACCCTAAAGCAAAATCCGCCACCCAGCGGCTCATTGCAAAATCTATTGATAAAGGCGTTAACGCAACATTTATCTGGCAGGGAGACGATGCCACCTTTACCGCCAATGGCGGCAAAGCCGACTGTACATTTTTGAAAGATTTTTCAGAGAAAGGGGGCAATCTTGCCACCTCTTTTGTTTGCACGGATAATGTACAAATCATCCTGAAACAGTTCAGAGATACCAAGAATGCCTATCTTGCTGTAATGACGGATAATTTCAAAACAGAGGTTAAATCATTTTCGGTCAATGTGTACGTGACCGACACCACTTCAAACTAATGCCGCTATGCCTTTGATCTTGCTTAACAGTTCTAACTGTTTGGTATACGGTTTGGCGCGATAGTAGGCTTTGATGATCTGCTCCGGCGTTGCATCGCCGGGGTCGAGTCCTTCTTCTCCAAGACAGGCGACTTTCACATTCAGACCAATGCTTGTTAGCCGCCTTGCCGCAGACATCGTGTTACGTATCGCTTGCTTTTCGCTGTCCCACATCATGATCACATTACGTAATCCGCTCGCCTTTAAAGTCAGGAATGCCCCAAGCTGGTCTTCTGCATCTTGCGTAGTGGTCCCAGATAAATGCATCCCGAACGTTCCAATTGGCTCTACGTACTCGCGCAAAGTCTCTTCGGAAAAGATGGCACGTTTGACGCCCATAACGTCGAATGCGCCTTCGCATACAACGACAGTCTGTTTGCCTACTGCATTGTGGCCGTTGTAAAGGAATTTGCCGGAAGCTGGTAATTGCATTGGGAATAGATAACGTCGTTCAGCTTCTCCAGTGATATCTCGCCCCTGAAACGTTTTCATCACGCCATCTAGATCGTATACAGGTATCAGGATTCTCATATCAAATACCTGACCTTTCACTTGATCTGTATAGGGATCAACATAAGCGTGTTTGCCTTCCACGCAGTATCGGAGATCGAAGTACCGTGCCATCTCTGGTGTAATGTGGCGTTCGACCAAATAGTCAGGCAAACGACCATCTATGGGAAGTTCGTAATGACGAGGGAGAGCGACTGGTCCTTCTAACTCGACTTCGCTGACAAGTACAATCTCTTCTTTCTTCGGTGCCCATCCCTGCGAAAGCAGCGCGTTCTGGACATATTCCTCAAAGTCTCTGCGTGATTTACCGCTGTAGTGCTTAAGGAATACCAGCTTGTTAAACTGAATTTCTTCTGGATGGTCGCCAGCAAAACATTTACCTACCCCATTGTTAAGATTGAAATAAACCTTCCAGTTAGTACTTCCACATACAGGGCACTCTTTAATATTTACCTCACGCCCTTTGGCACTTACACCGCCACGCCGATAGATAATGCCCTCAGTATCTAACCACTGTTCGAAATCCAGTTCTGAAATAAGTTCTCTCAGCTCACTCACGACAATTTCACTTTTAACAGGCAATATTGTGACCAGCCTCGGTGTTGATATAACATAGAGGCTCATGTGTTTTTCTTTTGTGGTTTGGCAAAAGAAAGTTAGTTTCTTCAATGAAATCAAGCGTGGAGGGCTTTCTCCACGCTTTTTTTTAGGTGACGTCCATAATGCGCTCGATAAAGCGCATTTGTTCAAGGTTTTGCTTAACGCGAATACTGATGCCACCTTGCTGGTTACGCGAACCAGCAAAGTAGAGACGAGCTTCGCCTTTCGCTTCTTCCTCTTCTGTTTTGTTGATGGTGATAACAAGGTCGGCAATACGAACTTTTTCAATGTTATCAGCAGCGTGCATCATAGTAGCCACTTCTGACGCCCCACCCTCACGGTTTGTCTGTGACGCAGTGATGCCAGCAACGTTATGCTTGTCATAGAGCGCACGTAAATCGGTATAGATACTACGTATGTTGGCGCGATCATCACGCAGGTCATAGCTGGCACGCATCAGATCTGCGTAGTCGACGACAACCATGTCAGGCACCATGCCATTGGCTTTCATGCTGTTAAGCATACGGTCCAAATCTGCCGGTGACATACTTCCTGATGGGCGTTCAACAACCCATAAGCTGCCAATCCCCTTTGTGGCTCCCAACTCTGCCAACTTACGATGAACATCATCGCGCCGTTCCACCAGCTTGGACATTTCAGTTTCCGACAACCTCGCATCGAAACGGTCGGCTAAAATGGTGGTGTGAACCTCCAGCGAAAGATACAGAACATTGTGGCCTGCGAGCGTTGCGTTAATGGAAAACTCACCCATTGCGGTCGATTTACCGGACTTAGCGAATCCCATGAAGAGGACCATTTCTCGCTTTGCCCAGCCTTTTTGGTACAGCAACCTGTCAAGCAGCGGCAGTCCAGTAGTAATGCTGTTTGGCACATACTCCGCTGAAGCCTCATATTCACGTGCTTTCAACCGCTCACTTGCTGAGGTGTAATAATCATAGATTCCGGTCGCTTCGTTCGATCCGATCTGCTGAACTTTAGCCATGATTGCCATAGCCCCCTGAAAGTCACCCTTTTCTTTCAGCTCAGCAGCCTTAATCAGAGCTTCATCAAACGCCACGCTTTTTGCAAAAGTCGATACCTGGTCAACCATGTACGAGGTATCAGACAGCTTCTCTGCAAGGATGCGCTTAAACGCCGCAACAACGTCGGCGAAGAGTTCTTCGCGGATGGTCTTATCGCGTTTCGCACGCTTAAGCATATCCAGAATTGCAGAAGACGACGGTGCGCTTTTGTACATCCGGTAATAGCCAGAAACCATATTTACCAGTATGGCATTGGCTGCATTTTCAAATTGATTAGGCGCTACAAGGTCTCCTGCACGAGTCAAGAACTCATGATCGCGACAATAATAAGCCGCAAGTCTGTTCTGGAAGTCATCGTCAAACTCCTCTGACAAACCGCGTCCTGTATGGCAAAGTTCGGTCATGTGCTTTCCTTTGTCTTTTAAACAAATTGTTTTCTAGTATTTATTAATGAGACAGGGGATCAACGAATCGCCGCGCTTCTTCCAGTTCTTCTGGGAAGTGGGCGTAAATAAGGCGCTCTGGCACTATTTCCATAAGCCAGATAGCTGAAAAGATTGTTCGAATCCGCTTATCACGGGCAACACCACGTAAACGCTCCAGAACCCACTCAAAATAACGTTCCTGAATCGGGTTATATTGCGTGTCGCCCATGTGCTTAAAGCTCACCAGAGAGTCTTCCAGACGGGTTAACGATCGCTTAGCTAACTTATTCTCGAAAATTTCAATTAGCTCTGGCTGCCATAGATGCTGTGGTCGAGGCAACTTGTCCCACAGACGCGTTGCGGCAGCAGAGAGAACGGTTGAAATGAAGTAGTCATATGTGCAGCAGTACTGATCCGCAAACTGGCGTGCTTTCCATAAAGAAGTTTTGTTTGCAGCGGACAACTCCTGGTAGGGCAAACGCTTTAGTCCAGTGCAATATGGCGCTGTTTCAAAATGCTCACGACCATGTGTCAGCATGATATTGGCGTACTGGCGCTTGTATGCCTCTGTGAACAAACATGTAGCCATGAGCGGATGCATGTCGCGGTAATCAAACCACTTCGTCTCAAACAATTCTGCCTCGTCTTTACAACGTGACAGACCGATGTTGTCAGCTACCCACTTGTCCATAACGCAGGTGTCCCATTCAGTCATGAAGTCGTACTGGTCGTTATCTATAGTGTTAAAAAAAATTTGACTCATATGATTCGCGCTCATAGGTAACTACTTACTTATCATTTTGAGCGAATCATAGCGACTGGTGCTTGTTTTTGGAAGTAGAAACAGAAGGGAGTTGTTCTGACGTGTACTTTAAAGAGCCTGCTTCTGTATATAAATAATAAGTAACTTATTAAATATATATACAGAAGCAGGTTTAAGTTGTCGTCTTAGACACCCAGAAATTTTACAGTTAATTAAATACTTATGTGTAAAATAGAACGCATTATTCAGTTGCTAAGGGACGAAACAATGTACGATTTATCGGTGTACGCGAAATCGTTGGATAAGGCTAAATACTATGTTTACTGTCTCTATGATACAGAAGACAAGATGAAAAGACCGTTTTACATAGGAAAAGGCAAATCGACTCGTTGTCTTGACCACATCAAGTACCTCGATGATTCTCCTAAATCAAGACGAATCAAAGAACTTTTGGCGCAAAAGAAATTAGGCATAGATATTCTTCGTCATGGCATGGATGAAAGCACAGCCAAACTTGTTGAGGCAACATGCATTGATCTTATGGGGGTTGGAGAACTAACTAATAAAGTACGAGGAAGTGGTTCCCTGATGGGAAGAATATCACTGGATGCCTACCATCACTTAGTTCTACAAGAGGAAACTGAAATTGCTCCTGAGCACGCCGGATTAGCCTTTCTGCTAAACAGCACCTACAAGTCAGGAATGTCCGCTCTGGCATTATATGAAGCTACGCGTGGCGTATGGGCAAAGGTTCCCAGAGATGAGAATCTCAAATATGCCTACGCTACATATGGTGGGCTAATAATGGAGGTTTATCAGATAGAATGCTGGGTCAAAGCCGGTTCTCAGCAGTACTTTACACGAGATATAGCTCTTAGCCCTGATACCAAACGTTATGAATTTGTTGGCAGAATAGCCGATGAACATATTAGAGAACTATACGTAGGAAAATTAATCAAGAAACCACCAAGCTACGGTAGCCCTTTTGTGAAGGTGGGAGTGGGCAAGACTGAACGCAGTATTAGCGCGGCATTAGTCTGACACTGTTATGATGCATTGGCGCACTGTTAACGTTAACGCCAATGCATCATTTTTAACCTTTCTTCATCAGCTCACGTTTGATTTCATCAGTACGCATAGTGACGTCGGCAGCTGTAATTGCATCGTTCAGTTTCACGATATCTTCGATTTCTTGCGGCGATTTTTCAGCAAGATGGAAAATGGCTGCACGAATAACGTCAGAACGTGTGAACTTCTCAAAACGAGGGATACATTTCATCATCTCCAGAAGTTCAAAGTACTCGTCTTCCAGCGACATAGTACGGCTTTTGATTTTTTCTTTACCACGAGTTGGGCGGCCCTGTGGTCTGACTGGCTGGCGCAACGGCGTGTTGTTTTTGACCTGTGTAGTAGGCTCAGTGCGCTTTGCAAGGTCTCCCATTTTCATGGACATTATTCTTCTTCCTCCAGACTCAATAGATAATCTACAAACTCTTCAAACTCAGCTTCCGCCTTCTTGTCACGCTCACTACCTGTCATTTCAAAGATAGAGCGACCTGATTCTTCTGCGTCGTCATAGACGTTGCGGTTGTACAGGTTGACTGGCGCAGATTCGATGCCAAACGTCTCAACGATCTCTTTGGCTGCCAGAATGCGGGACACTTGTGATGGCAGAGCCGGGCATTGGTTCATGACCGCGCGGACCTTCACTTTGTCGTTAATGATGCGAACGTTATCAACTATCGGATCAATATCACGCAACGACTTCAAATCCCGACGCTTAGGACGTAGTGGGATAACGACGAAATCGGCCAACAGCATTGCGTGTCGTTGGATTTCGGAGTCAAAGCCCCCAGCATCAATAACAACATAATCGTAGCGCCCTTTAAGCGATTTGATGTGTTTAACGATATCGTCCGGCACATAGGCGAATGGAATTAGCTCAAGTTCTTCATTCTGACGCCGGTCTTCGCACCAGCTTGTTGTGGTGCGTTGAATATCAATATCGGTGATTTGAACTTTCTTTTTCTTTTTGATCTTGAGACAAACTGCGATTTGCTGGGCAACGGTAGATTTACCGGGGCCGCCTTTTGTTCCACCAACCACAATGATCTTCGTCATTGGAGAGTCCCTTACGTATATATTTGTCGTTTGAAACAATTTGTTTTCTTATATGCGTTATAGCCTAAATGCCTACGGCTACGGTGTAAAGGTTAAATGGTAGGTTGTTAGAGACTGCTGATAGTTCCAGTGTTCATTTGTCTGTTGAAAAAAGTAACAATGGCCTCTATATTACAGGTACGGTAATTTGCCGTACACAATTTGATGACACATACGCAATGGGCTATAGCCCTGTAAAGTAACCTTTGAGTCGAAAACTCAGTTTGAATAGAGGATATTGATGGCCTTCCTGCATCACTGGCCATCAGGGGGAACACATGTCAGCACTGAAAAAGCAGCGCATCGATTTGAGATTAACCGATGACGATAAAAGCATCATCGAGGAAGCTGCCGCAATGTCTAACCAGAGCATTACCCAGTTCATGGTTAGCAGTGCCTCTGAACGTGCCGCGAAAGTTATAGAACAACACCGTAGACTGATTCTAAGTGAGGAATCCTGGAATCTGGTTATGGATGCTATAAGCAATCCTCCGGCACCGAACGATAAGCTGAAACGGGCTGCTGATCGTCTGAAAAGCATGGAGTAGTTTACTCGTGGGCAATACGACGATAGAGATTTTCTCTGGAGAGAAAGATTATGATCTGAATGGTTTTGATTGCGGCGAAGAGTCACTAAACGCATTTTTAACCAACCACCTGAAAAGACAGCATGAGGGCAAAATTCTTCGGGCTTATGTCCTTTGCACCAAAGAAGAAAAGCCAAGAGTATTAGGCTATTACACTTTGTCAGGCAGCTGCTTTGAGAAGGAGGCCTTACCTTCAAGGAGTCAACAAAAGAAAGTGCCTTATCGGAATGTACCAAGTGTCACTTTAGGCAGGCTGGCTTTAGACAAATCTCTTCAAGGTCAAGGACTTGGCTCAATGCTTGTAACACATGCAATGCGCGTTGTGTACAATGCCTCTCTTGCTGTAGGTATTCATGGACTTTTCGTTGAGGCGTTGAATGATAATGCCAGGGCTTTTTATAAAAGTTTAGGCTTTATTCAGCTTGTTGGTAACAACGAGCGTTCTTTGTTCTATCCAACAAAATCTATCGAAAAATTGTTCGAATAAAATTGTAACTCCCCTCATTGAGGGGAGTTGTCAACCTCACCAACCGCAAACTCTCTCTCCCATCGTATTGTGAAAAAGGATTTGGCGTTCGGTTTCTTCGGTCATTACATCGTCATTGCTGATATATATAGGCTCAGCGCCATCGCAGAACAACACGCTGGTGGTTTGTGGCTTAATGACGCAACCACTTATCATGCAGCTCACGATGAACGGCAGAAGCATCTTTCTGACGTATTTGACTGTTCGTCTCATTCACCACTTCCACTGTGCTTTGAAGACGTTTGTTATCTTCCCGCCGTTCTTTCTCTTCCATACTTCGCCTGACCATATACCCACCATAGGAATATGCGCCGACAAGGACGAGAATGACGGCGGCCAGAGTGAACAAAGCGGATTTAACTTTGAAAAACAGGCCGCCAAACATACTTACACTAATCCATTTTGATGCTTGCGAACCTGGGACCAGGCAATGAACGCCGCCACAAGGATGGTAGCTACGCCAAAAATGATGCGTACCGTATCTCCACTTGAGATATGGCCTTGAGCTTTGTCCATTGCGGCAGAAACTTGAGGCATAACATCAGCAATCTGTGCAAGGCCAATGCCTGCGGTGACTGTAGCACCGGCAGTCTCTTTAGTGACTGGAACAGTGGTAACTGCCGTCACTGGCTTCACAACACCAGCTCTACGAAGGCCTTCGTTGATGACCTCATTTGAATACCAGGTATTTTTCGTCTTGAGAGGACCGCGGCCATTTTCATGACGAATAATGGCCTCAACCAGCGGACGCAGAGTGTCGTACCTGTGCAAGTTGATAACCGTATCTGGATCAACGCCTACTGCTTTCGATACTTCCTTCACATATGCGGCCGTATTGTTTTCGGAAGGCGGCGCCCAGCGTTCGATAACTTCACGGATAGTATCTATGCTGGAACCGTCCTTAGCCCGACGTTTGTCGTGGTAGGTGATAAGCGTCACTGCTAATGCACGAATCCCCCAAACAGGATCTATGAAAGTGCAAAAGCGCGGCTCATTCGGATTATCAACTAAACCTTGCCACGGAGAACCTTTATCAAGGTTGCCTGGGTTGTTGTTTCGAATACCTCTTGGAGTGTTCATCCTTGATCTCCTGTTATTTCAGTCCATTTTTGACGCCATAAGCAGCAATACCCAAAATCAGAGCGGTAATAAGGAACGACGTTATTTTTGAAATAACGCCGCCAAAGAAGCCGCTTGAAATTGAATCCAGCCGATTAAGAAGCTTGTCCAGGTTGGAGTGTTGGATACTGTGTTGCGCTGGTGTCATATCGCCAAAATAGGTTTTAAGCTGGTCGTTGACCTCCTGGCCAATTTCCTCGCGTATTTCTTTACCTAATTTGCCTACGACTTCCCGAGCAACGATTGAGGCGATGCGTTCAACCTGTTCAGTTGTAACTCCCGCCATCTCGTTCGACATGTTTTCCTCCATGAAAAGTCAAATCGGGATGGCGAATTTATACCACAATTCTTTCCATTTTTGTAGGTAAGTACTTACACACGAGCGCCATATATCGACCCAACTGAAATCCATGTTGGCGCACTACCTGCCACCGCTTTGCCCCCTGCACCACCATTATACATTGTCCCACCACCATATCCGTTAGAGCCAGCGGCACCCACGTTGCCACCATTACCTGCGCCACCAGTTCCCTTTGACACCGCACCTTTACCAGCCGCTGTTAAAGTAGCGTCTGTGGAATTTGAACTCATGGGGCCAGAAGAAGCACCACGAGTACCAAATGGTCTGCCGCCGCCACCACCATATACTCCATCTGAAAGACTTGATTTCACATAGGTAGCACCGCCGCCACCACCACCACCGGCTATAGCTCCATTGTTTGTAATACGTAAACGAGTCCCAATTCCATTATTTATGGCAGTTCCCCCAGCAGCACCATTACTTTTGTTACCCCCGTTACCACCTCGTCCATATACGGTAACTCCACTATTAATTACGAGGTTAATATATGAGTTTGATAAGTCACCCGGAAAGTCAAGACAAGGGACTGTACTGCTTATAGAAACTAAATCCCCTGTAATAGTAACTACTACAGGTGTAGAGCCAACGGAGCGTAAATATGATATTAATGTGTCTTTGTTATAATTGTGATTAGCCCCTATTGAGTAGTAAATCTCTTTTGACCTACCACCCATCTGTGACATATTTCCTGCTGCGGACAATTGGACTGTGGTGCGGGCAGCACTCATCCAACGTTGCCCTGTTTCTGAAACCGCTGATGATCCTATCCATCCAGGAACTTTTGTAATTGACACAATAACCCTCTCAAATATTATGACAGTTTATTATGGGAGAGGCTTTAGCCTCTCCAACATTATCATATTTTTTGTTCAATGATTGCTGCCAGCTCTTTAACAGCCTCAATAAGAAGTGCTATTTGCGCAGAATTTGAAATAGTCAGAACATCTTCGCCATTTGCATCTTTGTAAGCTGAAACAGCTTCTGGTAAAACCTTTTGGAGTTCCTGAGCAACAACCCCCGCCTCACGGCGAATCGTACTAGATTGAAAATTTTCCCTTTTATCGTAAATTAATCCGCTCAGTGCTTTCACTTTACTCAGAGCATTTTTAATCGGTGCGAAATTACTTTTAAGTCTGGCATCAGAGCGGATATAAACATCGTTAAAGTTACCATTACCTCCACAAACCCAAGTACCATCATTTTGGAGATATGCGTTGGCATCCGTGCCATTTGCTGTACGTGAGTTGTTGATCATGTAAAAGCCAAACTGACTGTTTCCCAAGCCCCCCACAAAGAATTTGCGATCCGCGTGGTCTTGTCTCAACAACGCCTGTGCAGAGCTTGTGCTTACAGCATTCTTCCCGAAAATGACGTTCTGGTTCCGCATATCAATCCATGCGCCAGATCCGCTGTTGATAGAATAACGGTTGGCGTAAACCCATGCACTTGACGCAATATCCCCTGTTACACTCAATGGCTTAAGGCTTTGCAGCGTGCCATTAACGAACCGAAAAACATGGGCATTATTTGCATAAACATCAAGAATGCCATCACCGTTCTGTTTAAAGCCCGTATCATTATCGCCTAAAACAATAGAGTTTCCGCCAAGAGCGTTAGTCACCCCCAGTCCAACACCACCGTTAATTACTGCCCCATTATTAATATCAACGCCATTTCCAAACGTTACTCGTCCTGTTGAGTTATTAATGTACAATGGACGCAAGCCACTCCACCCACCAAGCGGATCACCTGAATTGGTTAGTAGGAAATAAGTAGTCGTTCCGTCATTTCGAATGAAAAAGCCATAATTCCCGTATGCGGCACGGAAAGCATTTGCTGATCTGGAAACCACCTCACCATTAATACTCATTGTAATAGAGTCATTAGTGTTTCTTTGGCTGTAAAAGTGATAACCCTTCTCATCTTTTAATTCAATAACCGTTGGCCTTGAAGATTCACCCCATATTTGCATATAAGTATTTAGTGAAGGTGTATGATCCGTCATCACCCTAAATGCTTTGCCGTTTGAATTTTGGAATGCAAGAGGACCAGTTAAAGTGCCTCCGGTTAATTTCAAAAAGAGCGCATCGATCCATCCAGCAAAACCCTGTTTATTGATATACACGTTGCCATCATTGGCAAATATACCACCTCCTGGTGATCTTAATGGCTGCGACATATTCGCCAAAGTCAATTGGCCTGACATTGAATCGCCAGCTCGATTAAAGTCGCGTCTCCAGCCTGGCGCATAAGCGTCACCGTGGTTGATGTAGGTAAACTGAGCCTTGACGGTTCCGCCGTTCGTTGCGGTCGTGGGGGTGGTGACGCGAATAGTCATAGCCTCTCGAACCCCCATAACCTCAACTACAGCGCCAGAAAGTTGTATATTTCCACAACCGGTATCCGTGATGATTTTATTGGCAGCGTAAGCCCAGGAGCCTTTGCACATCCAATATGGATGATTGAACGCCCCTTGAGACTCCAGCCACTCGATAAATTGCGCCGTCGTCCAGTTATTGCTGTCCCCTCCGATGCTGATATTGCCGCTGGCAGCTTTCGCCGCGCCAATATTTTTTACGAAGGTGTCTTTCCCAGGTATATCTGCGCCGTTCTGGTCTTTCCGAAGGCGTGTTTCAGCGTTGTCGTATGCGGCTTTTACCGCCTTTGGTGTGGCCGCAAAAGCTTCGCTACCGCTATTGATATCACTGCTAAGTTGGACAAGTCCCTTTTGAGCTGTAGTTGAGTCCTGTGCTGTATACTTGCTGTTGGCCAAATCATAGGCTGCCTTTACCGCTTTCGGCGTAGCTGCCAGTTCCTCAGACTCGCTGTTGATTGCGCTACTAAGCTTCACAACACCTTTTGTTGTCAGAGTTGCGTCTTCAATCCCTACTGCCGCCGCAATGTCTTCTGCTCGTTCAGCCGCTGATTCCGCTCTTGTTGCCGCTGATTCCGCAGCTGTTTTGCTCTTCGCTGCCGCATCAGCACTGGCGGAGGACTCACTTGCCTTTGTTGTCGCGGTTGAAGCTGACTCTGCTGCCTCTGTTGCCTTTGTCACTGCCGCATCCTTAGAAGATACAGCCTCCGTTGCTGAACTTGCTGCCGATTCAGCTGATGCCGCCGCCGCGATCATTGATGCCTGAGCATTTTTTTCAGAAGCCTTAGCATTTTCTTCCGATGTCTTTGCTGCTGTAACTGAGGCACTGGCCAACGTCGCCTGTTCCGTCGCTTCTGTCGCTTTTGCGGTAGCTGTTGCCGCTGATGTCGACGCGCTTTCCGCAGACTTTCCTGCCGCAGTTGCACTTGATGAAGCACTATCAGCGCTTGCAGAGGCTTCGCTCGCAGACGCCTCCGCCGCAGATTTAGAACTGTTTGCAGATGATGCACTCTGTTCGGCGGCCGTTTCAGATGCTTTTGCGTTTGTCTCTGATGTTTTTGCTGCCTTAGACGCATTTTCAGCTTCTGTTGCAAATGATGCCGCCGCGTTTGCACTCGATGAAGCGTTAGTCTCTGATAGTTTAGCCGCATCCTTAGATGCAGAGGCACTGGACGCAGATGTGGACGCCTCCGATGCTTTAGTCGACGCCAAAGATGCTGATTCTGCTGCCGCTACATATGCTGATTCTGCGTTTGTTTCAGATTTTTTTGCAGCAGTTGCGCTCGCGCTTGCAGCACTTTGTGAATCTGCCGCAGCGGATGCACTTTGAGACGCTTGAGAGGCTTTTTCTCCAGCGGTATTGGCGCTTTCTGCTGCCACCGCAGCACTGGCCGCAGCTTCACGAGCTTTGTCGCCAGCGGCATCAATTGCGTCAGTGTTATTTTTATACCACTCAACGTTTTCATTATGTTCGTTGACGATCTGCATCAGAGGCTTAACGGTCACTTCTGTGCCGTCTTCACGCTCGATTGTCACCTCATCAAGAGCTGTCAACCAACTACGCATTGTCTTTGAATCGGCAGACATACGATTCATTAATGCCGTAAACCGAGCACTGAATTGCGTTAAATCGCCTTCATAAGTGGTGATAATACGACAAGGGACTTCGCTTTGGGTTTCTCCTGTATAAGCCTCGACTAGCGTCAAATTAGTGTCGCTGATGACGCGTTTAATTTCATACAGCTTATTATCTGGCCCAATGACGATCATTCCAGGCAGAACGCCATTCTCGGTCATATTCCATTTTGTGCCTACGCCTACAAGCGTAGATTTACCTTGCGTAAAGGTAATAGTACCTTCCCTGTACCACATCTACTTTTACACTCCTTAAAATGTGGGCATCCATGCCCACATTGATAGCTAAGTACTTACCTATTTTCCACTATAGAATAATTTTTTGCCACTATGAAATTGATATCCCAGCCGTCGCTTTTTTCGTCACAATGACTAGTAGATCACTGATAGTCGCTGAAGGATGATAATTCCCGTTTGACGCAGAAACTGAAAACTCCAGTTTTAGTGCTCCTCTACCAGCAGGCATATCCATGATACCTGTGTAAATGGCTGTAACATCGTTGGTCGATTTGTCATAAATTACAGAACCATTCTTTTTTACAACAAGACGACAGGATGAATAATATTCACTGTTTGTGGATGCCTGCCGGTGCTTCGCCCCAC